TCACGAAATAGCGACAAATCTCGCCTCCGATGGCACGCCCTGGTTGTTCACGACAAAGAGCATGTAAAACCCCGGTGGGGCAATATTGCCATTGGCTGGGGCGGCGGTTTCCAGGGTGGTTGCCGTGCGCGAGTTGATGGGCAGCTTGATGTAGCGCTGCCCCGCGTCGGTATGGTGCGTGACGGAAATGGGTGCAATCAGCGCGACGCTGCCAATATTTGCTGCCTGCGGCGTTTCGACCGAGAAAGTAGTGCCATAGGTCACGCTGGGCGGTGCGGTCGAAATGATAGGACGTGCCCCTAGGCTCAGGTAGCCGGGCGAATACAACTCCAGGGTGTGCTGATCGGGATCAGCCGTGCCGGGCGCGACTCCTCCGGCGGCAAGAATCCTGCCGTCAGGCAGGAGAATACATACCGAATGATACTGGCGCGGGAAGTTCAGGGAAGCGCCGGGTGTCCATTCATCCGTATCCGGGTTGTAGGTTTCGACCGGAAGCACGGGCGTGGGGGACCATTTTTGACCATTGCTGTGGCCGCCAATGATGAGTATCCGGCCGGTGGGTAGTACCACCGCGTTGACATTGGTTCGTCCGAAATTCATGTCGGCGATGCGCCGCCAGGACGATCCTCCCACGCCGCCGCTGAATTCGATCACTTCGGCGGTAGCATTGTTGCGCGCCGTGGCCGGGCCGGATACGCCGCCGCCGAAGATGTACAGGCGGGTTCGCTCCGGTGAGGCAGTCGTGTCGATTGTGAGCAGGCTCATGCCCTCCTGCCGGTCGTAGAATTGCTCCTGCCCATAATCGGTCCAGCTGCCGCTAGTTGGCCCGCTCAAAGTCAGGTAAGCAGTTTGCGTTCCTGTCGCGCCCGCCCAGCCTGCGCGGGTGTAGAAGATTTCTCCTGATGGCAACAGGTGTAGCCCGGGATAAAGCTCCTCAAAGGTCCGATCCACTCCTGTTACCGGCGCCCAGCTTGTGCCGTCGTAGACCTCGACTTCCGCCGCAATGGGATGGCCACCGGAAAAAGCCAACACGCGTCCATCGCTCAGGCTGACCGCCGTCGGGTACCAGCGGGCATGAGCCATGCTGGCCGTGGCCGAGAATGCACCGGCATCCGGATTGGTCGTGTCCGGCGTGAAGATGAAGCAGCGGTTATTGGTGTGCCCCGCGCCGTTGGTATCGCCGCCTACCACCAGCAGGCGGCCGTCCGGCAGGAATATGTGGCCGGAACAGAAAAAATCTTCCGGAAGGGTAATGACACTCGGCATGATCTGTCTCGTTGTCGGGTCCCAGATGCGGCCTTCCAGGGGATAGTTTCTTTCCGCCGCTCCGGAAAAGAGCAGTACGTGGCCGGTATGCAGCAGCGCGCCATGAACCGTGAAGATGGGTGAGGGGTCAAGCAGTTCCCAGGAGTCCTCGCCATCGGCCCCGCAAGGGTGATGACCCACCTCGGGGCATTCGTGCATGCGCACATTGGGCAGCTGATAGCAGATCCGCTTCACCTCATCCTCGCTCAACTCCACTTCCTGGATGGCGCGCAATATCGCCGCCATGCCTTCCATCATGTGCATCTCGACGTGGCAGTGAATCAGGAAATCGCCCTGCAACTGGTATCTTTTGCATTCTCTCTGCCGATCCGGATAAGCGCTGTCGCATTCCCCGGAATGCTCATGCGAATGTTCGTGCTGGCCTCCGGAATGGGGAGATGGGTCGGATGCCTCCGATTCGAAACGGGAAGGGTGGGCATGGGTGTGTGCCCCGGCTCCTGCCGCATTCGCAGCACCGAGACGAGCCGGTTGGGCACGGCCTCCCTGCTGATTCCCCTCTTCTTCCGCGCCATGCTCGGGTTCATGGCCGGGCCCGTTCTGGCCATTCTCACGCGGCTTGCAGCAGCAATCCAGTGGAAGGGGTTCGAGAATGACGCGCGGCACGATCGTGTCTGCGACGAAGGATTCAGCAGGGCCGAGCGAGCGAGTGTCAACCCACTCCGTCCCCCAACGCCAGCGCTGCCCGTGCAGATGGAAATTGTGCCATACCATGCTCATGTCCAGGTTGAACACATACCAGCGTATGCGCTTGCCAGACTCGGCGACGATTGTGGGTGTATTCCCCACGAAGGTGCGGCCGTTGATGGCATAGGACTCCAGCCCCGCTCCCGCACGCTCGGTCACGGTATGCGGTTGGTTGCCTGCATGGTTCCAGGTGACCTCCGCCCCTACTCCCACCGTAACGTCATCCAGTTCAAAACGGGCGGGTGTGTCGAGGATATTGATGGTTGCTGTGAGGGGGCCTGTCGCCGTGACACGCACTCGTCCCTGCATTGGATGAAAACGGCAGTAGTATTCAAACGTGCCTTCCTCATTAAAGGTGTGTGCAAAGGTATCGCCGGGGTTGAGGGTATCGCTGTCGAAGGCTGCTTCAGCAATATCGACATTCGCGGTAAGGCGATGGAAGAAAATGGGAACTTCGAGGTCCACCTTCTCGCAATGGGGATCACGGACGATAATGCCGCCGAATAGCCCACGCTTGACGACCTCCTCGATATGCATATGGTGGTCGTGAAAAGGCCAGCAGCCAATCGTATCTTCCCTGGCATCGAAGATATAGCACCACTGCTCACCGGGGCAAATGGCATCGCTGCGGTTGGGACCGTCATATTCCTGCACGCCAAAGGGCCACGATCCGTCCGAGTCGATGCCATAGTGCAGGCCATGGACGTGCAGGCTGTGCGGCTCGATGTCGCCGTTGAGCACATGCACGTAGAGCCTTTCGCCAGGCTGCGTGTAAATCACCGTTCCCGGAATGCGCCGCTCCACCCGCGGCTCATTGGTATCGGCGGCAATGAGCGGATCGTCCTTGAGTATGGTATAGGCTCCATCGAGGTATTCCCGGTAGACCAGGGCGTTGAGCGTGCGCCGATCCACCTCTGCCTGGGGAATGGTGGCATCCTCATGCCCCATGTTCCTCATGCAGTCGAGACGGTGCTTGTGATGTTCCGCATCGTCTGGCGCGACCGGGCTGTAATTGGGTATTTCCTCGATTTTTACGTATATGTGTCGCGTTTGCATGGTCCCTGTCTCCTGTTCGTTCGACCATAACCTGATGCTTCATGATTAAAAATAGCGGGAATTCAAGGGAATGCAAGGAGAAACAATTCAAGTGAGAAATAGCAGGAACAGGGGATGGGAAATTTTCGCGAACGCGAAATCAATTTTTTTACTTAAGTCTTCCCCTTAGCCCCTTAGCCGGCGGCCATGAAGGCCGGCAATCTCGAACGAGTCGTCCGCCTCTATACGCAATCGCTCAATCGGGCGACCGACAACTATCGCTCGTTCATCGCGGCTTGGTCATCGCTGGAGATCCTAGTCGGCAAGATCTTTCCTGTCTACCACCAGCTTCTCGCAGCGGAACTGCAGAAGGTGAGCCAAGCCCCCGGCCTCCACGCGTACCTTGACCGCATCATGTTAGTGATGGGAGGAAAGCACAATCTAGCAGACAAGTTCTCGGTAATTTCGATGTTTCTCGATGACGAGCGTAACCCCGAAGAGATAAAGACCTTTCGTAAGCTGAAAAACGTTCGTGATCACTTGTCCCATGGCAAAGAGCTGCCCGAAGATAGTTTGCCCACGACAGAGGTGCAGAGATTATTTGACAAGTACCTCCGGAATCATTTGCGTCATGGCGCGTAAGGGCTTTTATCGAGCGGGCTCGGCAGAAGTCTTGAGCAGTAGCCAATCTTGACCTTCAACCTTTTTTTTGCCAGAGGTAGCTGCAATGTTTTCTGACTTAGTGCCCCTTCAGTGCCCATGTGGGGGGGTGTTCAGTTTGAGACATTAAGAGAGAAGAAAAAAAAGCGCGAAAACCGCACAGATTAAGGATTTAGGCGGATTTTAAGGCGCTTTCGTCATTTGAGACAAAATAAGAAAAAACGATAAGAAAATGGTGACTTTTGCGATTTATTTGGAACTACTCTGATAAATCAGTAGTGACTTACATTCGTCGCCCAGCCCATACCACCCTTCCCACTACGTTCAGCGTGGAGGCCCTCGATGAGTCCAGTACCTCATCTGAGTACTGCTTGTTGTCGTTCATAACCACCATTGTGTCATCCAGTTTTCGGTGAATACGCTTGCAACGCAAGTCGCCGTTGTGCGCCAGCACATAAACTGCATCATTTTCAACCCGCCCACTATGTGTATCAACCAGAACCATATCGCCGCTCGATAGCGTGGGTATCATGTTGTCGCCCTTTACGCTAATTAATGCCAGGTCTCGGGGCGCCACACCCAGGTTGTGTTTAACCCAATCTGCCTTGAATGCCCAGTGGTCCAGGATCTGATCAGAATGAACAGCAGGACCACCGCCGGCGCGCGCGTGTAGGTCATGTCGCGGCACCTGGACAAACTCTTCCAGGTGGGGATGTTTGAAATCATCGGCTCGGCGACCATAACGAACGCGAGACCCATCCTTCTCATCACGCACTATCGGCGCGTTACCAGGCGCTTTTTCTGGAGCTTTTTCAGTAAGTTTATCAATAACTTGTTTCGGTACTAAAAAGAATTTAACCCCTTCCTTTGCACCCTTTCCAGGCCGGTTAATTTGGGGCCACCCTTCCCGAGCCGCCGTTTTATAAATTCCAGCCCGTGTCGTCGGTAGTCCAGGAACCTTTAGCTCCGCAAGCTTTGTTGCGGAGTAATACGTTCCCTCCTTGCTCACAATCATCCCTCGCTCGCTTTCCATCATATCTCCACGCCGATCTTTTTCGCTTTCGCTCATAACTGTCACCTAACTGTTACCAACTGTAAAATAAAAAGACGTACCTTTATTTGAGTATTTACTTCGTAAAAACAATAGCTTAGACAAATTCATGGCTGCACTAACTGTCACCATAACTGTTACCTGTAAATTATTTGTTGACAGCTATACAGAGTCGGTTTACAGTTCGATTCATGTATATAAACAAATCAACGTTAAACATGACAAAAAAACCAGCCTCGAAAGACTGGCAGCGCTGGCGAATCATCGGCGCGGTTCGCGAAACCGGCACCAACCTGCAGCAGCTCTCATTATCAATCGGCTATTGCCGCACAGCCCTCAGCAATGCCCTTTACGGGCCCTGCCCAAAGTACGAGCGCCTGATCGCGGAGTATCTTGGCGTAACGCCTCAAATCATCTGGCCCAGCCGTTATCACGCCGATGGAACACCGCGCAGTGGACGTGGAGAGCGCGGGCTGGGCCGTTTTAAAGCCAAGAACGTGAATGGTAGCACCGTTAAAAAAACGCGCAACGTATATGCGTTAAACAAAGCGGGGGTAGCGTAATGCGCAAGCGCGACATCATTACCCAGGATATGTTCACGGTCCCTCAGCCAGCTCCCCGCTCGGCCGGGAGCTTAGCCTGCAGGGTAGAGATCGCGCACACCATGAGCGAAGCTCTGGACGGACACGACCGCTACGAAGTTTCTGCCACCATGAGCCGGTTGCTCGGCCGCGACATCAGCAAGCACATGCTGGACGCCTATACCGCTGAATCGCGGGAAGACCACATTCCACCCCTGGATACCGCCATTGCCTTCGACATGGCGACCAGCGACATATCACTACTCAATCTCTACGCATCCAAACTCGGCGCGCGAGTATCCGTTGGTAAGGACGCCTTAAATGCGGAGCTTGGCAAGCTCGAAAACATGCGCGACGAAGTGGTCAAGCAAATTAAGCGCCTTAAAAAGGTAATGGGAGAGCGGCCGTGAGCGCGCTCAAAAGCCATTACTCATGTGCCGAATTGGCAGCAATGAGGTTGACCGGATTCCCTTCCACCAAAAAAGGTTGGATCGAGTTGGTGTCACGTCAAAAATGGCAGAAACAAGAGCGCGTGGGACGTGGCGGCGGATTTGAATACCAAGTACCTTCAAAGGTGCTCACGCGAATAAAAGAAGAGGCTGTGCAGGCTCTGGTTAAAGCCGTGCCAATCGATCAGCTGCAGCCGGATACTGATGTAGCGCAGTTAGAAAGTGTTAAACCTGCCGAGTTGAAGGACTGGCAGCGGAAGACTGCCCAGGCCCGGGCTGCAATTTGCGCCGAAGTGCGCCGTCTGGCCGAGGTCGGCGGCACGGAGCGAGCCATTCGTTCTGTGCTCGATCTGGCCGCACGCGGCAGCCTGGCGCCGCATTTGCAGCGCCTCGTACCCATTGCCAACGCGAAAGCCGGAACAGACCGCGCATTGTCACGCGGCACCCTTTATCGCTGGCTTAACGATGCCCAAGGAGGTTGGGCGGAGCTTGCCCCGAAATCCCGCGAATCTATCGAAGTGCCCGTCTGGGCACCCTATCTCTTGAAGCTGTACCAGCAGCCACAAAAGCCAAGCCTCGCTTACTGCATAGAACAGCTCCCTTCAATACTTCCATCTGCAATCACGCCGCCCTCCTACCACGCCGCCAATCGGTTTCTGAAAAAGATGAGCAAGGTGGACGTGCAGCGCGGGCGCATGGGAAGTCGTGAAATTAAATCCATTCGGCCGTTTGTGCGACGCGACACAGCTCAAATGTGGCCAACTGATGCATATACCGCAGATGGTCACACCTTCGATGGAGAGGTGGCTCATCCGGCTCATGGTAAGGCGTTTCGTCCTGAAATCACGACAGTGATAGACATCGCCACACGTCGTGCGGTTGGCTGGTCGGCCGGGTTGGCAGAATCCACTTGGGCAGTACTGGATGCCCTACGCCATGCTTGCGAAACAGGCGGTATTCCCTCCATTTTCTATGTCGATAACGGTTCTGGTTATCGCAATGCTGCCATGTCCGACGCCGCAACCGGTTTCATGGAACGGTTGAGCATCACGCTTACCCATAGTCTCCCTTACAACTCCCAGGCTCGAGGTGTTATCGAGCGCGCGCATCAGACAATCTGGGTACGCGGCGCAAAATCTTTGCCGACCTACATGGGCGCGGCAATGGATCGCCAGGCGAAACAGGCTGCTTACAAGATCACTCGTGCTGACATCAAAACCAGCGGCACCTCCAGACTACTCATGGGCTGGAACGACTTCACCAGTTGGTGCCAGCAGCAGGTCGATGACTATAACGGCCGGCCGCACCGGGCCCTACTAAAGGTGCGTGACGAAGGCGGCAAGCTGCGCCATCAGACACCTAACGAAGCCTGGGCGCAAGCAATAGCGGAAGGCTGGAAGTCCGTACCAGTTTTGGCGCATGAGGCCGAGGATCTCTTCCGCCCCTACAAGGAAGCCAAGGTCAGCCGAGCAGAAATACGCATGTTCGGCAACCTTTACTTCCACCAGGATCTGGACCCCTACCACGGCGAGATGGTCCGCGTCGGATACGACATCCACGACGCCAGCCGGGTGTGGGTCCGTGACCAGGAAGGCCGCATGATCTGTGTGGCTGAGTTCGAAGCCAACAAGCGCAATTACTTTCCGACGTCTTTCCTGGAACAAGCCGCCCAGAAACGAGCAGAAGGCCGCATCAAACGTGCGCAGGTCAAGATCGAGGAAGCTGAGGCCGAACTCAACCCACCCCAGATGCTGGAATACCAGCCTGCAGTTGAGTTGGCTCCGATGCGAATTGAATACCCCAGAGAGGAGCAGGAAAGGCAGTCGGATAAGCCAGGCGTGGAAGTCGCCGAAACCGCTGTAGCCAGCGTCGTCAACCTGCCTAAGCGTCGCCCTATGTTCAGTACCGATGCAGCTAAATACCGCTGGCTGATGACCAACGCCGAACAGATTAACGCAACAGATGAAGGATGGCTGGACTGGTATCGGTCCACCCCCGAATGGGAAGACATCTTTTCGGGAACGGAAGATGAAGAGGTGACCGTACGGTAGTTGCAGCTACCGCACGGTCTTTTTGACGCACTACAGCAAAAAGGAGTGTAGCACAGTGAAAAATGTGTTTGTAAAAACCAGCAATTATGAGCGGTTCCGCACTGGCATTACAGCGGTCGAGGATCGTGGCGCAGCCGAGGCCAGCCTTATGCTGGTCACCGGCGAGGCCGGGTATGGAAAGAGCGAAACGGTTGACCATTGGGCTATACAGAGCGGCGCCGCATATCTGCGCGCTAAGGTGGAATGGACTCCCCGTTACTTCATGACGGAACTGGCGGAGCATCTAAAGATCGATTCGCGCGGTCGTGCTAAGGATATCTTTGCGCGCATCTCCGGTTACATCGGCGTGCAGCAGACCCCGCTTGTGATCGACGAGGTCGAGCATTGTCTGCGTGACAACGCTCAGGTGCTGGAAGCGATCCGTGACCTTTCCGACCTGACTGAGGTGCTGGTCATTTTGGTCGGCATGGAGCAGGTCCAGGCAAAGATTGCGCGCCATGCCCAGATAAGCAGCCGTATTGCAAAAGTTGTGGAGTTCCAGCCTTCCACCATTGACGATGTGGCGCTTGCATGCCGGCAGTTGGCAGAGGTGGAAATCCTTCCGGAATTGATTGCCGAGATCCACAGGCAAAGCACTGGCCGCATGCGTGAAATCATGAATGCGATCGCAATTTGCGAGCGTACTGCGAAGCGCAACGGCATCGCCAAAATTGGCCTGCAGGAAATGGCCGGCCAAACCCTTACCCACGACTGGCAAGCACGCCGCCCCCGTGTCGTAAAGGCGGTGCGGTGATGCAACTCCATCCCATAGATGAAAACGTTTTAGTTTTCCACGTGAGCGGGGAGCGTGGTGCTCACGGCGACCTAATATTGAGCGTATGGCGATATGAAGATCTGGGAATGCGCACCGTTCAGTTGTCCTTTGTGATCGCCGGACGAGGTGCCATTGATGTGGAGCTCACTCCTGAAGGCGCGTTGAATTTCGCAGCAAGGCTGGATTCCCATGCGCGCACCATCATGGCTCTCAATGAGGAGAACCGTTAAATGGCGTGGATCTCCGAACAACTCTTAGCGGCCATCGGCAAGCATTCGCCTGATGAGTGTATCACCGTCGAGCGGCTGATCGCACTCACCGGGCTGGATGTCAGGCAAGTGGACAACGCGCAGCGCAAGCTGCGCAACCACGGGCTGATCGAACTGACGGGGCCGGGCTGCTACCGGCTCACCAGTGCGGGCAAAGAGGCGCTTGCAGCTGGCAGTACTGCGCTGCGGGCAGGCCCGAAAGGCGCTCAGCCAGGGACGAGGATATTCAGGGATACCCTTCGCTCCCGAGTCTGGCGCGCCATACGCATCCGCCGCAAGTTCAGCATTCCAGATCTCGAAATGCTGGTAGCACAAGGCGGCGAACGTGACATCGCCAGCAATATCCGCAAATACCTGCACGGACTGGAGCGTGCCGGTTATTTGATGAAACTGCCAAGGCGAGAGGCTGGGACAGCGCTTACCTCCAATGGTTTTGCGCGATGGTGGCTGCCGGATGATAAGGACACGGGACCGAGGGCGCCAGTCTTGAGCGTAGCCAAGGGTACCGTTTATGACCCGAACACCGAGGCCAAAATCCGGATCAGCGGGAGGCCGGCATGAGTTGGATGGAGCTGCTGATATCCGCCGTGGCCGCCACCAATAAGGCAAAGGTGGCAAGCGATCTTGGCGTCTCTCGAACCGCGATCAGCCTGGTGGTGTCGGGCAAATATCCAGCCAAAACCGACAAGATCGCAACCAAGGTGATCGAGACGTATGGTCGCGTTACCTGCCCGCATCTTAGGGTGGAGATCAGCCTAAGCGAGTGCAAGACCTACCACACGGGACAAGTGCCGACCAGCAGCCCACGCGCTATGAAGCACTGGCGCGCGTGCCAAACCTGCCCCAACAATCAAGCGAGGAGACCATGAAAACAATCAAAAGAATCATGCTGGCGTGCCGCCTATGGAGTGACCCTGCTCTGGGTTACACCCTGGGCGGCGCATGGAGAACGGCATCGGTACTGGTGAGAGCGGCATCATGACAACTCCACCCCTTCCCAACGCGTCGTCTATCGGCGTGAATTATCAAATGATGGATGCCCTCGCGCGAGTAAAGCGCGTCGCCTTAATGCTTGTGCATCGGGGGTTCCGCATCCTAGAAATCCGGATGAGTCCGATCGCATCGGTCATCACCATCATGCCGGAGGTCGAGTGCTCAAGCCTGGGTGTGGCGGAGATCAGCCGTAACGAGCACCGGGGCGGCATGGATTACACGATGGTGGTGTCGCACGATGGCGTCGATGTCCAGTGGACGGTTACAAAGCGCAGGAGTCTGTCATGAGCGAAATCCAATTACTCTTAGGCACGATCGCGCAGCTGGCTGACGTGATGCAGCGGTGCGACGCGGAGGTCGCGCAAGACAATCCCACAACCGATGAAGAATGGGATGCCGCCCTGAATCAGGCTGCGCACGTGTTGCTTGAATCGGAAGGGAGGCCGCTATGAACAACCGGTATATGCCGCCTGATCCGCAGGATATGGAGCGGCCCGAGTCCGGGTTACCACCTGTACGGCACGCGGAGAATGGCATCAGTGCCCATGATGGCGGCAACATGACAGCACAGCCTGTACTCAATGCGCCGTCAATCGGCCAGCAAAATCAGGGCGTCATCGATTCCACAAGTCGCGCAAAGCGCGCTGCCGTTCGGCTTGCGCGAGCAGGATGCACGATAAAACACATTGCGGTGGGTAACCGGAATACGCGTGTCCTGGTCGAGAATCACCCGCTGCTGCCGATCTTTCTGGAAGCCTCCCCGATCAAATACACCGGCACGGAAACCACCATGGCCGCCAGCATAGAGGGCGTCCAGGTCGAGTGGGTTATCAGGAGGGTGCCATGAGGAGAGTCTGGTATCCAGGCCATCTGGGCCGCGCTATAGGTCTCACCAGCCTTTGTTTAGTAGTGGCTGGCGCCTTCGTGCTCAGCGATCGCGATCACGCGCAGCGCAACGAAATCTCTCGTTTGTCCTCTACGTGCCCGCCAGCCCAGGCGGGCGAGCAGCTGGCCGCTACGGTGCAAAGCGAATGCGGGAGCGGAGGCGAAGAATTGCGTTGCGTGTACATCTCAACCAGCGGCTACGGCCGCATCATGCGCAGCCGCCCGGCTGCGCCAGGGGGATCGTCATGACCACGTATACATTTCCGACGCTTGCCAACCCGGCAGCATTGACCGAGCAGGAATTGCGTGTGGAGTTGGAGCGCGTCAATCACCAGGTGCTAACACTGGTCTCGCAGCTAAACACGTTGTCAGAACAGTTTAATGCGCATCGGAGCGTGTTGATGGGTATATCAAGCAGTATGGCCCGAATCGTGGTTGAGCGCATGAAGAAGGACAAGGGCGACGTCAACTCGATTATCGATGAAATCATCCGCACGAACATAATCATGGTGCCCCAAGGCGGGTCAGGCGGGGTGCACTGATGATGCGGACAGAAACTCAAGAGAGCATCTCCGCTTGGGCCGAGCACGTATTCGGCCCAGCTGGTAGCAATGCGCGCACTGTCGGCCGGGCAAATGAAGAAATGGCCGAGTTGATCCGGGCAGCGACAAGCGACAGACCGATACATGAGCTGGTCGAGGAAGCGGCTGATGTTGTGATCGTGTTGTATCGGTTGGCAGCGCGAAACGGGTACAGCCTTGATGCCGCAATCGACGCCAAGATGGCGCTCAACCGGATCCGGAAATGGACGAAGGATGGTACCGGTCACGGATATCACGTCCGCGCTGACAAAGGGGAGGCGCGTTGATGGAGGCCAAGAGAAAAATCCTGAATCTACTAGCAGACAGCAGCTCGCAAAACCCTATGCCAGAGGCAGCGTTGTTTTTGCAGCTGGACCTATCAGCTGTCGACTACCTCCGCGTGCTCACGGAGTTGTATGACGCCAGGGCTATCAATCGGGCGACTATCCATCGCGACGGCCGCACGGAAGACTATCTTTGGCCCACCGGCATGATCTCGAAAATCAATTACGGCAGGCAATACATCGTCTCAACCCCGCCCCCGAGTGACCGCAAAGCGGAAGCCCCAATCACAAAAACCCAGGAGAAACAAATGGAACAAACAATAAGCAAGACCCAGATCATGCTTGATCTACTCAAAAAAAATGGTTCCGCAACCAGTAAGGAATTGATTGCGGCCTCCGGTGCTGCGTCCGTTAAACCGTATCTGGAAGGTTATTTCAAGCGCGGCTTGATAGTGTCCGAGGGAAGCTACTCAGACAAAGTTTACAGCCTTGCGCCAGGCGTAAAGCCAGAGGATTTGGTTCCTGCACCAAGAAAGCGTGCAACGCCAGTGTCTGCGGCAACCTCGCCTGTGGAAGTGATCAGCCACACGCACTCTCTACGCCGCACATCAGCTAAAGGTCTAGGCCAAGAATTTATTGGGACTTGTGTTCAGTGCGGACAGGAAGACCTCACCATTGCTGATCTGGAAGGGTGCCCGAACCCGATCGGTATCACTGAGAGTGAGGCCGTGATCGAAGCTGTGGCACCGCTAGCGCCAGAGCCTGAGCCAGCTAAAACCAGTCAGGAGGCGCCCGCAAAATCTCGCTTTCGCGTGGCTATTACATCTGACCAAACCATCATGTTGTTTGGATTGAGCACGCAACCGATCGAGCTGGACCGCGAGCAGGCCAAAACGCTGGCTGAGTTCGTGTCGGATAAAGGCGAGCTTCTGTGCGTCTGATCTGTCCCTGTTGCCACACCGATTTCCCGATCGAGGCCGCGATCAACGATATCGCGGCCCGCAATGCGGTGGTGCGCGCTTTTTCAGTCACACCATTCGGGGATCTGCTGATCGGCTATGTGCAGCTATTCAAACCGGCGCAGCGGGCTCTTTCAATGCCGCGCCTGGTGAAATTACTGGATGAGCTGATGCCAATGATCCAGACGGGACGAATCGAGCGCGGTGGGCGTATCTGGCCAGCTCCCCAGGAATACTGGCGCCAGGCGTTTGAAGAGATGCTGGGCAAGCGCGACCAGCTCACCCTGCCCCTCAAATCGCACGGGTACCTGCTCACGATCATTGCCGGCTATGCGGACAAGGCAGAAGCAAAGGTAGAAGCAAAGTCAGAGGACCGGCGAGCTGGTAGGACGCCAGTAGGCGGGCAAGTAGTGAAGGAAGCAGGGTTAAGTGTGGACGAAGCTGGCGCCGAGCTCATGAAATTGGTGGATGCCAGCAGGAAACCCGCAACGCAACGCCCAGCCATGCCCACGTCCGTCAGGCAGCAGCTCGACAAATTCAAATCCCGTCCCGAATTACCAACCGAAGGAGAAAACCATGGCTAAAACCGCCACCAGACTCAAAGCCCAGGCGCAGGCTTATGTGCCGCAAACAAAGGATGATGCTGCCGCTGATATCCGCAAGATCGGCGACCTGCAGCGCCAGCTGCTGCGTGCCGCCACGGAAATGAATGATGCCGTCGCCATCGTCACACAAAATTTCCAGCCACGCATGGAGGCAATCAAGAATCAACTGCAGATCCTCCAGGATGGCGTGCAAGGCTACTGCGAAGCACATCGGCTGGAGCTGACGGACGGCGGCAAGGTCAAGACCGCAAACCTCATCACAGGAGAGGTGCAGTGGCGCAAGCGGCCAGCGAGCGTTTCGGTGCGTGGTGTTGAAGCCGTGATTGAAACACTCAAGCGGCTGGGCCTCGGCAAGTTCGTACGCACGAAGGCGGAAATCAATAAAGAGGCCATCCTCAATGAACCGGATGAGGTGCGTGGCGTTGCTGGGATCACGTTGGTTACCGGCGTCGAGGATTTTGTGATTACACCGTTTGAGCAGGAAGTGACGGCATGAAGCTACAGGTCAACCTCAAAGGCGCTTGGCGCGAGGTGCTCTCATTTTCCGACAGGAACGCGGGGGGCGTTTGTGAAGAAGCCGCCCGGCTCGGTCGTCTTGCGGACAGGAAGGTCAAATTCCGCATTGCAGATGACGCGAATCGTGCGCTGGCACACTGCGAAGGACCCTATTTTATTTGGAGCGAGGCGGGCGGCAAGTCGGAACCCACGTAAAAATGCTTGCCAGAAGGCGTTAACCATAGCGCCTTCGATCAAGTTTTTTTAACGGAACAGAAACCATGTCAACCAGCAAATACACTCTCACGAAAGACCAATGGCAAAAGATCGAAACGGAGCTATCTAGCCCTTATGGGAACGTAAAGCTGCGCTGTGACGGTTACGAGATTACTGCATCAATACAACGCTTGAAGCCCCTCCAGAGCTGCATCGCGGTCTATGTTGATGGCTGGATTAAAGGCGAATGGATGAACGGGAAGGATGAGCGTGCCCTAAAGTTTTACTGTGAGAAAAAGAGATTTCTTTGGTCCGTCCAGAACCGGAGTGAAGCAAAAAAGAAGTTGCTCAACCGACGACTGGGTAAGTTTCTCAAGGATTTTTACAAAAAGATGGTTGAGAGCAGCTTTTCCGTGTGGGAACCATACTGGACCAGTCCGAAAGCATTCTGCCGCCATATCCGCAAAACATGCCAGTCCATCGAACTGGTGAAAACTGGATTTGTTGACTGAGATGAAACGCCCAACCCCTGATCTCCGCAAACGCGAGCTTGCACAGATCCACATCGGCAAGGCGCAGCTCGGCCTGGATGATGAGACGTACCGCGCAATGTTGCAAGCGGTTGCCGGCGTCGGCTCGTCCGCAGAGCTGGATCATGCCGGGCGGCGCCTGGTGCTACAGCACATGCGTGCCCGTGGCTGGAAGAACGATAGAAAGCGGGTTACCCCTCCATCCGCAACGCAGAGCAAACAGGCGTTGATGCGCAAGATCGCCGCTATGCTGCACACGGCTGGGCGGCCTTGGCAGTACGCGGACGGTATGGCACGGCATATGTTCGCCGTGGAAAAGGCAGCCTGGTGCGATGTTGCACAGTTGCGGAAGATTATTGCGGCGTTGGGTTATGACGCCAAGCGGAGACAGGGCCATGGTTGAGCTGGACGAAAGCTTGTTGCCAGGCATCTTGCGTGATATCGCGCGCCTGATCGGTTTGCCTGGCACGCTCCAGCTAGTGAAGCACTACGGTGGCGTGCGGCTGTATGTCCCGAAGCGGTTCGATCCGGATCATGTGCTGGTCAAGGTTATCGGTCCGGTGGCCGTAATCATACTGATCAAGCATTTTGGGGGTGAGGCTCACTTTGATATTCCGCGAGCGCTCGCGGCTGCCAATGCCGTGCGCAACGCCGCTATCCGGGCGGAATATGCGGAGTTAAGCCAAAGGCGGTTGGCACAGAAGTACAACCTTACAGAGCGCCAGGTGCGAAACATTCTGGCTGGGGATGAGCCTGATGAAATGCAGGAAAAGTTGTTCTGATATCAATAATAAAACAAGGAGCAGTAAATGTTAAAGATATTGCTGGTTACAGGAATCGCTGTTTTTTTATCTGGATGCGCTAGCGAAAAAGAAAGCCTTCCGCCCAAAGAGCGATGTGCTGCCGCGATGGAATCTCAATCACAGTCAGATATCGATCGTGAATGTAGCTCCCTGTCAGGAGACGACGTCAAGGCGGCAGGAGAGTTGGTGGCTAAACGCAATCCCTCCCTTAATGTCGTAATTGACGATAAGCGCGTTGCACCTAAGCAAGCTTCCCTGGGTATTACTCCGGCTGAATTCAAAACAGAATTCAATAAAGTCGCTAAGGAATTGCGCATGAAGTTCGCTATCGGCGATATTACGATCAGCAGCAAAGGCGAGGTATTCGATACTTTTAATGTTCAGTTTGGTGAAAACAATGGACTCATTGGCGCTGTGACAAAGGATGGAATGCTCTCTTCTGTCACCTCAATATCGACTGGCGATGGCTCCGTGGAATCGGGTGCCAGAACAATGGTCTTGGCTTTGATGATCGTCAGATCCGTCATCCCGAATCTGGAAAAGGATGAGGCTAGTCTGATTACGCTGGACTTGATAAAGAAAAGCACAACATCCCCAAACGGAATACCGTACAAGCAAATTGTTAGCGGTGTGAAATTGTGGGCGTTACTCACTGAGCGGATAGGGTTTTTTTTCGGGGTAGAGACTCCCAAAGATGATGATGTCAATGAGCCGGGTTGACGTCAGGGAAAATCCCGCATAATCTGTTCCCCATCCGCCCGGCCCATCCGGGCGGAATTGTTTCCACCTTAACTCCTTCCCCGGCCGCCAGCAGAATGGCGGCATGTCCTCAAGGCTCATCAATTTAATCGTTGTCCACTGTGCGGCTACGCCCAACGGTCGCCGTACGACCGTGGAAGACGTCAACTCATGGCATTACCAGCGTGGATTCAGGCGCTCTCCAGCGTTCCGCGCACGGCAAAACCATTCTCTTGACGCAATCGGCTACCACTTCCTGGTCTATATCAATGGGGCGATAGCAACCGGGCGTCACCTCGACGAAATTGGCGCGCACGCGGCCGGCTTTAACCAGAAGAGTGTTGGCGTATGCATGGCCGGTACGGATAGCTTCACTTTGGCGCAATGGGACGCTCTGCGCGGCAACGTGCAGCTGCTGATGGATAGGTATCCGCAGGCGCGAGTAGTCGGCCATCGAGATCTGCCCAAGGTGGCTAAATCCTGCCCTGGCTTCAACGTGGCGGACTGGCTTCGCGGAGATATGGCGCCATTGGCCGGACATGTGCTTGAGGCAAGCCGCCCATGAAACTCGCTGACCTTGTCAGGGACGCGGGCACGGGCCAGCTATCCCAGACCAAGCTGTGGACCAATATCGCTTACGCGGTTGGCACCATCGCATTTCTTTATCCGGTGGTTAAGTCTGGTACGCCGCCGGACCCGGAATCGTTATTGATCTATCTGGGCGTGGTCGGCTCACACTGCGCTGTCTCCAAATTCATTTCCATGAAATACCGCAACGTGCCGTAAATGAGAAAAACTCTAATCCTGTGCGGGTTTGGCCTGATAGTAGTGGCGCTGCTATGGGGATGGCACGTTTCTCAGTTGGAGCCCTTGCCTCCAGTCAACGTTTCCATGCCGGCCGAGATTGCCCCGGAGGTTGAGGACAGCCCCAAGGTGCCGGTTGTCATCAAGGCGCCAGTGCAGGTCTACAGCGGTGGTCGCGCGCTCAAGAAAAAACTGAAGCTGCCGGACGTTGTAACCATCGATCCAACCAAGGAAGTCATCGCGTCCAGCCAAGTCAAGGCGGATGAGCGGCCGCAAACAATCACAACCATCATCAATACGGAAACCGGCGAGAGCGAGACATTCGTGCGCCGTGATCCGCTGCCGTGGCTCGCTTGGGATACCAGTGGCGAGGTCGGGGCCTATGTAGGCATCAAGAACGGACAACAGGCCGTGCGGCTGCAGGCGCGGCAGGGGATCGTGCAGGTCAAGGGATTGCACCTGGGCTTGATTGGATCTGTCGACCAGGCTATGAGCGGCACCGCCGTGGTGAACGGGACGGATTACTTTGTCGGTGCCGGTATCTGGGCTAAGTGGTAGTGGATCAGTTCGATCGGGCGCAGGCGCTGGAACAGGCAGAGCGGGAAAGCATCCTGCGGAGCCAACGTTCCAGGACGGCCGAGCAAAACAAACCTCCGCTGTCGCACTGCGAGGATTGCGGCGATGAAATACCGAAAGAGCGACGCCTGGCAACGCGCGGCATAACGCGCTGTATCGGATGCCAGAACGTTTTTGAATTTGAAATCAAACGCAGAGGCAGGAGATGAGTGATGATCAATCGCGCTCGCTGGGGCGCATCGAAGGGAAACTGGATATGCTGATTGCTCAGCATGCGGATACGAATACCCGCCTGGGAAAGATGGACGGACGCCTTCGTGATGTCGAGATGAAGGCGGCGACAAACGGGGCTGTAACAGGCGGACTGGTTTCGGTTGGTGTCGCGCTGGTGATCGAGGTGAGCAAGCACGTAACTGGGCTCTAAATGGCGCATCCTCAAGAAAAGATAAGCGCCGCCCGAGGGGCGTATGTCTACGAAGCGTTAACCATGGACGCAATCGCGCGGAAATGTAACGTTTCTGCCGGCACGCTCGCACGCTGGAAAAAAGCTGCGCTTGCTGATGGCGATGACTGGGACCGTGCTCGCGCAGCGGCACGGCTATCGGGCCAGGGTGCGGAAGCGGTCACCCAGGCTGTGCTGGAGGATTTCGTGCTGTTGTTTCAGAGCACGTTGACCGAGGTAAAGGCAGACAAACAGATCAAAGCTTTGGCCAAGGCGGAGGTGATCAGCCGTTTGTCCGATGCCTACAACAAGACTATGAGCGCAGTTGCCAAGGGTAACCCCAAGCTCAACAAGCTGGCGGTGGCCATGGAGGTACTGCAGGCACTCGCGGAGTTCGTCAGGCAGCACTACCCCAAGCATGCCAACGCGTTCGGGGAAATTCTTGAGCCTTTTGGCGAGGAAATCGCAAAGAGCTATGGCTAATCGCTCAGCACGCCGGGAATTCCTTGACGGCATTGCCAATCTTGCTGCCGAGTATCGCCGCCAGATCGAGGCTGGCGTGGATGGTTTCGCGCCTGATCCGGCTGCGCGCCAGAAGCGAGTGAAGAAGGCCAACCACGATCTGGAGTATTTCGCGCGGACGTATTTCCCGCACTACGTCAAGCACGCCAACGCGCAGCTGCACGAATTCCTCTACAAACGCCTGTTGGAAATTGTGGACAACGGCGTGGGCGACCATGACGCGATCGCGGCGCCGCGCGGCAATGCCAAGTCGACCATCGTCACGCAGATCTTCGTGATCTTCTGTGTAGTTACAGGGCGGAAGCGCTTCCCAGTAATCATCATGGATGCGCTTGACCAGGCGCTGCCAATGCTGGAAGCGATCAAGGCTGAACTTGCGTTTAATCCACGCCTGGCGATGGATTATCCAGAGGCAACCGGTCAGGGGCGCGTGTGGCAGGTCGGCACGATCATTACCGCCAACGATGCCAAGGTGCAGGCATTCGGATCGGGCAAGAAAATGCGCGGCCTGCGGCATGGACCGCATCGCCCTGACCTAACGATCTGCGATGACCTCGAAAACGACGAGAACGTGCGTAGCCCCGAACAGCGCGACAAACTGGAGTCCTGGTTGAAAAAAACCGTGCTATCGCTCGGTCCCGCCGATGACAGCATGGACGTGATCGCGATCGGCACCATCCTGCACTATGACTCAGTCTTGGCGAGGCTGCTCAAAAACCTGTTATGGAAGTCGCGTAAGTTCAAGGCGGTGATCGCATGGCCGCACAGAATGGATCTGTGGGACAAATGGGAAGAGCTGCTGCTCAATACCGGAGAAGATGAGGCGCGGGCTTTCTATGCGGCGCACTCGACCGAGATGGAAGCAGGTGCCGTGGTGAGCTGGCCAGCTGCGCAGCCACTCTACAAACTCATGGTAAAACGCGCCAGGGATGGCCGGGCGGCTTTCGATTCAGAACAGCAGAACGACCCGATCTCAGGCGAGGATGCGCCCTTTGCCAACTGTATCAGCTTCTGGGTGAATCGGCTGAGCGAGTGGTCATTCTATGGCGCATGCGACCCTAGCCTGGGTAAGCATGGCGCGAGCCGCGACCCTTCGGCGTTGCTGATAGGCGGCTTTAACCGGCTCACTGGCATCCTGGACGTGGTCGAAGCGCTCATCAAGAAGCGTCTGCCGGACCGCATCATAGAAGACATTATCGCGCTGCAAGTGCAATATCACTGCCGCTTATGGGTGGTCGAGACTGTCCAGTTTCAGGAGTTCCTGCGGACGGAACTTGTCAAGCGTAGCGCGAAGCGTGGCATCCCGGTTCCCGCCCGCCCCGTGATTCCGCACGCCGACAAACTGCTGCGCATCGAATCGCTGCAGCCACACATGGCCAACGGTCTGATTCGGCTGCATCCGTCACAAGCCACGCTGATCGATCAGCTGAGGCATTTCCCCAAGGCCGACCACGATGACGGACCGGATGCCCTGCACATGCTATGGATGGCGGCGGTCACGCGCGGTGCGGGCATGGCCTACCAGGGCGCGCGGAGCAGCAATAAGGATGAATTAACGGGAGCAGGCGCATGGTAGGCATCGTCGACGTCAACGGCAATCCAATCAATACCGGACTGATCAAGGAAGCGCAAAGCGCCAGGGTTGGAGCCCTTCGACATGAGTTCGCAGGCCACCCCAGCCGTGGCCTCACCCCCGCCAAACTGGCGCGCATCATGGAATCCGCCGAGCAAGGCGATATCCGCGCCCAGCACGATCTGTTCCTGGACATGGAGGAGAAGGACGGCCATATCTACGCCGAGATGAGCAAGCGCAAGCGCGCGCTGCTCACGGTCGATTGGGATATCGTGCCGCCGCGCAACGCCAGCGCCAGGGAAAAGAAGGCGGCCGCGTACGTGAAGGAGCTGCTCACCGACGTGCCCAATTTCGAGGATGTGATCCTGGATGCGCTCGATGCCATCGGCCACGGCTTTGCATGCCAGGAGATCCAATGGCAGATGTTGGGGCGGGAGTGGCTCCCAAAAACGATCAGCCATCGCCCACAAAGCTGGTTTCAGACCGACCGTGAAACGCGCTCGCAGATCCGGCTGCGCGATATGTCGCTTGATGGAGCCGAGTTGCAGCCGTTCGGCTGGATCACTCATGTGCATAAAGCCAAATCAGGCTTCCTTTCCCGCGCGGGACTGCACCGTGTGCTGGCCTGGCCCTTCCTGTTCAAAAATTACAGTGTGCGGGATCTGGCCGAGTTCCTCGAAATCTACGGCCTTCCCCTGCGCCTGGGCACGTATCCGACCGGCAGTAGTGACGATGAGAAAGGCACGTTGCTGCGCGCGGTGACCCAGATCGGCCACGACGCGGCCGGAATTATTCCGGAAGGGATGATGATCGATTTCAAGGAAGCCGCAAAGGGCAGCCATGATCCATTCCAGGCGATGATGGACTGGTGCGAGCGCACCCAGAGCAAGGCTATCCTGGGCGGGACGCTGACCAGCCAAGCTGATGGCAAAAGCAGCACCAATGCCTTGGGACAGGTGCATAACGAGGTGCGGCACGATCTCAAGGTATCGGATGCCATCCAGCTTGCCGGAACATTAACCCGCGATCTGGTGTATCCGGTGCAGGCGCTTAACGTCGGCGGCGTCGAGGATCTTCGCCGAGCTTCACGCCTGGTGTTCGATATGCGTGAGCCGGAAGACTTCAAGATGATGGCCGAGTCGCTACCCGGCCTGGTGGACGTGGGCGTGCAGATCCCGGTTAACTGGGTGAGCGACAAATTGCGCATCCCGCAGCCGGCAGAGGGCGAAGCGGTGCTGGTCAGAGCGCGTCCGGAATCGGGCGGGGCCGGACAACCGTCCACGATGGCTACTGCCGCATTGTCTGCATTGCCTCCCGATGCGGATGAGTTTGACGTTCTTGCCGATGAGCTGGCCGGCGACTGGGAGCGCGTCACAGATCCTCTAATTGCTCCGATAATTGCCCTGGCGGCCGAGGTGGATGATTTCGAGGCATTTCAGGCGCGCCTGCCGGAACTGATCCATGACATGGACCCGGCAATACTGGCGGAAACCCTGGCGCAGGGACAATTCGCGGCCCGTATCTGGGGCAAGGTCAATGGCGGGAATTGATCTCAAGGCATTGCCACCGAAAGAGTCGATCGGGTATTTCCGGCAGAAGGGCTACAAGATTGGTTTTAGCTGGGAAGATGTCTGGCAGCAGGAACACCAGGCGGCCTTCACGGTGGCCAAGGCCATGCAGCTCGACATCCTGCGCGACATTCGGGCTGGTGTTGATGATGCTCTGGCAAACGGCACAACGTTTGCCGATTTCCGCAGGAACCTGAAACCGCTGCTGGTGCAGAAGGGTTGGTGGGGCAAGGCGGAAATGACCGATCCGGCCACAGGCGAGGCTAAGGCTGTTCAGCTTGGCAGCACGCGCCGCCTAAAGACGATCTACGATACCAATCTGCGTACTGCTCACGCAGAGGGCCAGTGGGAGCGCATCCAGGCAAGCAAGGCCAGTTTTCCCTATCTGCAGTACTCCGGCAACAACAGTGAGCACGCGCGTTTGCAGCATGCGGCGTGGGACGGGCTGATACTGCCCGCCGACGACCCTTTCTACCAGGCGCACATGCCGGTCAAGGCATGGGGTTGCAAATGTCGGGTAATACAGATGAGCCAGGGCATGCTCGACCGGCGCGGCTTGAGTGTGGGTGAGACGCCTGTCGTGCCGCAATACACGTACATCAATAAGAGGAGCGGCGAGGTGCAGAAAATTCCCCAAGGAGTCGATCCTGCGTTTCATTACCCTCCAGGCGGGCGCCAACAGAGCCTGGACAAGATGCTCGCAGAGAAGATCGAGAAACTGCCGGAGGATTTTCAGGGAAAAATCGATAAAACAAAATAAGCGGTTTTGGAGCCTGGCCCGCCTTAGTGGTGGCATAGGTAGCGGGAATGTCCTGTTACCCGCGTTAGACCCCCGTTAAATTCGCTTGGAAGGGCATTCAAACCTTCGACGCCGCCTGCCAATCCAAGCTCCTGGCGTGAGCAAACTCAATGGGCAGTACGGTTCGGCCTAACTGCCATGTCCCCTTTAGACGTAGGTCGCCAGGATTCCACACAAGCGAACCCCAGCCTAGGACCGCAACTCGCGCGCTTGCTCCTGCTCAAAGTATCGGAATCTGGAGGCGCTCGAAGAACGACCTGTTTCGTTTTTTGGCATCACTCAGCACTTTGTCATAGGACAATATTTCAATATAGCAGCCCGAGTGCTTGTGATACTGAAAATATCCCTCGTTGTCCGGAGTTTTTACGAAGTCTCGACTCTCTGCGATTGCGCGGATGCGGGGGGTAAGACTGCACAGGATATACGCGTAGAACGGAATTGCCCCAACGTTGAGAGTCTTTCCATCTCTGTCTTTCGCTAGCCCGTCTTTGATCTTACTGACATAGCGCAGGACTTGGCCGACAGGATCCTCCTCTCTCAAAGGATATTCATTCCTCTCCGGGCGCTTGAACTCCACGATCACGACCGATTGATAGGGACTCCGCGTGTCTGAGAACGCCCGTGGCGTATTGAAGACCACCAAGTCCGGTTCATCTCCGCCGTCGACGTTAATCACCTTCAATCGACTAACCGGGAGGTCGGAAGCTAGGTGCCAGTGATACGCCAATCGTTCGTCAACAACCCATAGGTTCTGCTTTTCAAACTCCACATCGTCCGACGTCTTTTGCATCGGGTAAATAAGTTGGTGCACAAAGTCTTCCCGGGCGTAGGCACCACTCTCTTGGAGCTTCAAAGCACTGTCGAGCATTTCGAGAATTGTCCGCCTGTGCACAACGTATTTCGCCAGGGCTGCCTTCCCCAATTCGTTCTCTTCGTGCAAATACTGGTCGTAGAGAGCTTGATATTCGAGGGCGCCCGTAGCGGATTCTGGAGGCGGTACCTTAATTTGCGCAGCCAGTTGTCGGTGTTCGACCTCGATGTCTTGTTGCGTCTTGTAAAGCTCAACGTCGAGTTGCTCATCAGTAAGATTTGGAGGAATCTTCGCAAGCCGGGCACTGTGGCGCTCCTGCAGAACGTACCGAAATTGAGGTGCCTTCTGCTGCACAAAGGCCTCAATAGTTTGGCGCTTCTCCTGCTGAAGCGCGGTCGTGTATGGCTCAGCTATAGTGCGGAGAACGTTGGCGACTTCAGCGTCCAGCTCGGCCCGTGTCATCTCGCCCGGAAACTCAAGGTCCGCATCCTGTAGGAACATGAAGTCTGTCCGTTCCGAATTAACTCGAGCGTCGAGATAAGATCCTGAAACATACGCCTTGAAGACAAATGACTGACCATGCTCGTCAGTGAATCTGGCATCGAACTCTGGCATGGATTTTGCTGCTTTCCGCTCAAGTACTTCACGCTGGTTCGCGCAATATGAGACAGTGTGGTGTTTCTTGGAACTGGACTGAAACCGCAGGATCTTTGCCTTAAATCTCTGTGCACGTATGCTGAACTCCACGTCCTGCGCGCGTTGCTTGGCCTCCTCGGCGAACACATAGTTTAGGTTGATCGAGTGACCAGTATTGTCGTGAAGTGCAATTTGCGGACAGGATCCGCTGACGAAATGGATCAGGAAATGGTCTATTACTTTATGGCCAATGGTCTCAAGCGACTTCGGGAAGTGCTTCTGATACTCAAGGCGTAGCCCGGTGAGCTTCACGGCGGTCTTGCGGTGGCGTGTTGATGAGGGCTCCACCCGCTCGTTCTCGACGCCATTCGTCGTCTTTACGAAGTCAAATGTACGCCGCGTCCAAGCTTCACCGTCATGGAAGATACTGTCGATAATCGCCTTATCGAAAACTTTCAGCCAAGTAAAACGTCCTATGCCCTTGTTGCCACGGGTAGCTTTGCCTGTAGAGTCCGAGAGGAAAAACGCTCGCGCATTGCCGTCGTCGAATCCCCTTCCATTGTCGAAGACGGAGATGTTTCGAATCGGCGCAATATTGATCTCTTCGGAGCCAGAGCCAGGTAGGGCCGCCTGGGAGAGATCTCGCTCGACATGAACATCGATACGCCCATCAGCGGCCTTCGCATCTTCGATGGCCTCAATTGAATTAACTAGACATTCGAACAGTGGGAGGAATGGCTGAGTCAGCGGGAGTTGGAGATTATTTACCCGCCCAGCGATATCAACCTGCATTTGCTTATTCCCTCCCCAGAGCCCTCGGGGGCATCATGGCTATATGTGAGACACGTAGCTTACATGACTTGTGTCGATAACGGATGAGTTTTGGCATGCATGTCAGATCATAGTGCCCTGTCTGTTCGGTGAACGATCCTATCCAACAGTTGATATAGCAACGCTGCAACTCATTTAGCAATTACGGCCTGGATTGCTTAAACTTGAATGAATTCGAATGCGCGTAACAATTGATATGGAGTGTGATTAGCATAGGCGAGTGTAAATTCACATCCTTCAATTGACGACTCATGTTTTGCAATGCTAATCTGACTTAACTCTTCTCCCGTTTCCGGGAGGAAATGCTTCCGCCTTAACTCCTCTCCCAGCCGCCCGCACAATGGCGGCATGAATCGCAAGCACAAACTATCTCGTTCCGCAATCGGCATTGCCGTGTGCGCGTTCACCTTGTCCGCGAGCAAGGAAGTGCAGCTGCTGCCTGCCGGACAATTCCGCGCCAAGGACGGCCGCCCCAAAGATGTGCCGCACTGGTATATCGATGCGGCGCTGGCCGAAATCATCATTGCCGAAATTGCCAGGCTGAACAATTCCCTGGTCATCGACTACGAGCATCAATCCCTGCTGGCCGTCAGCAACGGCCAACCCGCCCCGGCCGCCGCTTGGTTCAAAAAGCTGGAGTGGCGCGAGGCAGATGGCCTTTACGCTATCGACGTGGAATGGACGCAACGCGCAGCCGCCATGATCGAGGCCAAGGAGTATCTCTACATTTCCCCGGTTTTCAGCTACGACAAAAAAACCGGCGCGATCAAATCAATCATTAACGCAGCGCTGACCAATAACCCTGCCCTCGATGGAATGGATGAGGTGACAGCCCAGGCTGCCGCTACACGTTTTTCAACTGAAACACAGGAGCTTTTAACTATGAACCTCGATGAGCTGTTGGCCAACATCCGTTGGCTTTTGAACTTGCCGCTCCTGGCAACGCCGGAAGAGATTGCTGCGGAGCTGCAGAAGGCTGCCGATGTAATCAAAAACGGTAATCCGGAAGCGGCTGCAGCTGGATTCAGCCTGCCGGCACTGCTCGAAGCGCGGAACACGGAAATCGTTGCACTCAGGGCTGCCGCGCCAGATCCCGCCAAGTATGTGCCGATCGATGCGATGCAGGCCGTGCAAACCGAGCTGGCGACGCTGCGGGCAGACGTGAACGGACGCGAGGTGGATGGCCTGGTTACCGCCGCTCTGACCGACGGGCGTTTGTTGCCTCCGCAGGAAGCGTGGGCGCGTGGGCTGGGCGGCAAGGATATCGCGGCACTGAAAAGCTATCTCGACATCGCGCAACCGGTTGCGGCCCTGAGTGGCACGCAGACCGGCGGCAAGAAACCCGGCGACAGCGGAGACGGTGAGCAATTAACCGAATCGCAGCTGGCTGTATGCAAGGCGATGGGCGTTTCGGAGGACGACTTCAAGAAAACCCTGCAGGCTCAGCCGCAAGGCTGATCGCGTCCGGGGAAGCGGCGCTGGCCGCATTTATCCATCAATAGAAAAAGGAGAATCACATGGCAGCTCTCGCAGCAGATCGCAACACACCGATGAAAGACGGCGAGCTGATTTCCGTCTCCGTTGCCGCCGCCGTCAAGATTTATGCAGGCTCCCTGGTAGCGGTCAACGCCTCAGGCTATGCCACGCCTGGCGCCCTTGCTGCCACGTTGACTTATCTGGGCCGTGCGGAAGAGCAAGTGGACAATACTGGCGCTGACGGAGCGAAGTCGGTGCTGGTGCGTGTCGGGAAAACGTTCAAGTGGCTCAACCACGGCGCTGATCCCGTGGTTCAGGCTGACCTCGGCAAGCCTTGTTATATCGTCGACGATCAAACCGTGGCCAAGACCAACGGCAATGGAACCCGTTCTGCCGCAGGCACGGTGATTGCAATTGATTCGGATGGTGTCTGGGTGGCGGCTTCGGTGCGAGGCAATCTGACCGCCACTGCAGCACTGGATTTTGCATCAATCGCCGCTGCTGCCAGCGCGGATCTCACTATCGCAGTGGCGGGTGCTGCAGTAGGCGACGCGGTATCTCTGGGATTGCCCGCAGCGCCGACGGCGGGGCTCATTTTCCAGACGTTCGTATCCGCAGCCGGCATCGTCACTGTGCGCGCCACAAACATTACAGCCGGGGCAGTCGATGCGGCGTCCGCGACGTACCGTGTCACGGTGCACAAGTTGTAAAGCCTCATCGATCAACTGATCGACCAACTGAATTATTGATCAATCTTCAGGAGATATACAAACATGAATCCAAGCAAGATACTCGTCCTGGCCTGCGCTGGTTTGCTCGCCATGGCATTAATACCGTTCGGTGCGATGGCTGCGCTGCCCCTGCCAATGCCTGACACGGACGTGGAAGTGATCGGCCTCCTTGGCCTCCTGGTAAACAAGGCAACCATCAGCAATGTTTTCATCAGTCTGAAAACGACTTTCAACAATGCTTTTGGCGCCGCGCCGACCGTATGGCAGAAAATCGCCATGAAGGTGACATCGACCACGGGCCAGAACGATTACGCATGGCTTTCCAAGTTTCCCAAGATGCGTAAATGGATCGGGGACAAGGCCGTCAAGTCGCTGGAGGCGTTCAAATACACCGTCGTCAACGATGACTTCGAGGCAACCGTAGAAGTCGATCGCAACGATATCGAAGACGACAACCTTGGCATCTATGGTCCCCAGGCACAGATGGCTGGCGAGTCTGCCGCGCAGTTGCCGGATGAGATCGTGATGGATCTGGTGAACAACGGTTTCACCAACCTGTGCTTCGATGGCCAGTATTTTTTCGATACTGACCACGTTGTGGCCGGCGCCAGCGTATCCAATAAGGGCACTAAAGCACTTTCCATTGCCACCCTGGCATTGGCGCAAGCCAGCTACGGCGCTTACCGCACCGCGATGAAGAAATTCAAAGATGATGAAGGCCGCCCGCTTAACGTCAATCCGAATATTCTGCTAGTTGGCCCCTCTCTGGAAGATACCGCCAACGCATTGATGACGGTGGACCGCCTGGAAGACGGCAAGCCCAACCCGTACAAGGGCACCGCCACCGTTGTGGTTGACGCACGTATCACCTCGGACACCGCATGGTACCTGCTGGATACCACCAAGGCCGTCAAGCCCTTCATCTACCAGGAGCGTAAGGCCCCGGTGTTTGTCGAGCAGACGGCCTCCGAATCCGACGACGTATTCAACCGCAAGAAATTCAAATTCGGGGCGGAAGCGCGGGCAGCCGGCGGCTACGGTTTCTGGCAACTGGCTTATGGTTCGGACGGTACCACCTAAGCCGGGTTAACCCAAGCGGATGCAAATGCAGGCGCCCCGTTAAATCGGGGCGTAACCCCCGATAGGATTAACGGAGATTGATATGGCAAAAAAACAGAAAGAAGTGAAGGAAAGCGAAGGCACGGCACCCGCTGAGGCCGCGCCTCTGAGCAACCAGGCACCGCAGAGCGAAGTCGTTTCTGAAACTGAACAGGCGCCGCAGACCGAAGCCGTTTCCGAAGCTGAACAGGCTCCGGAGACGAAAACCGCTATTGAAGCTGAACCGGACAATTCTGTGAAAGCGTTGATTGTTGTGGCAGCGCGAGGCGGGTTCCGGCGTGCGGGAATTCAGTTCGGCAAGGAACCGGTCACTCTAAACCTGCATGATCTGACGCCCGAGCAAGTGGACCAGATCATCAACGAGCCGATGCTGACCGTTACCCCGATTGAGGGTGTCGCGGAATAATGACCTACGCCACCGCCACAAATCTGCTTGACCAGTTCGGCGCCGAGGAAATCGCGCAGCGGGCCGATCGCGGCACGCCGCGCCTGGTGACGGAAGACATGCTCAAGACCGCAGCTACCGGAGGAAGCTTGGCCGCTTACACGGCGGCCGAGCAGGCGGCAACGGTGGTGGCGCTGGCATTGGTCAACGCCAGGCTGCTCGATGCGGATAGCACGATCAATGGCTATCTCGCTACGCGCTACTCCGTACCTCTGATTACGGTGCCGCGCCTGGTAATGGTGGCGGCATGCGACCTTGCCCGCTATGCGCTATACGACGACGCTGCCACCGAGACTGTAACCGATCGTAATAAGAACGCGATCAAGCAGCTGGAAGCGATCGCAAAAGGCATGATCAGCCTGGGCGTCGATACGTCCGGCAACCGGCCAGCCGCCAACGATGCGGCACAAATATCATCCACCACTCCGGTATTTCGACGTGGCGATGCGGGAGGGTTTATCTGATGGCCGTGCCTGGTATCGCCATTCGTATGGAGCATAACGATGCGAAGATCCGCGCGAAGCTGCTTAACCTGCTCGCCTTCGGCCGCGACCAAAGCGATGCGATGCGCGACATTGCCATTCTGGGAGGAAGCAGCACGCGCGAGCGCTTCCGCACCGAAGTCGGACCGGACGGCAAACGCTGGAAGCCCAGCCTCCGCGTTCAGATCAGTGGGGGCAGGACGCTAACTCAGGACGGGCACCTGGGCGATTCCATCAATATCCGTTCCGGACGCGATTTCGCGGAATGGGGCGTTAACCGCATTTATGCCGCCATCCACCAGTTCGGCGGCAAGATCAAACCCAAGAGCGCCGCATCGCTCCGTTTCAGGCTGGCTAACGGCGCATTTGTCAGCGCTAAATCGGTGACTATCCCAGCGCGGCCCTATCTGGGCATTGATGCTGGGGATGAGGCGGACATATTGGACATTTTGCAAAGCAGGATTCAGGGGTTTGTCAATGCTGGCTGAAGCCGAAAACGAGTTAATCATCCTGATCAAGGCTTCACCCCTTGGGGCCAAGCTGCGCGAGGTTGCAAGCCTGCCGGATCTGTCTGGGGAAAGCCTGGTGAAGAAATTCGGGATCGCTGCACCAGCGGTATATCTGGCTGCGGGATCTCTGCGGGTGTCGGACCGCTCGGCTCAGTTGCGCTTTGGCGCGGCATGTGTCGCGCGCAACAGCAGGGGACATGATGCCGCCCGCCAGGGCGATGGCGCCATTGGCCCGATTGGCCTGTATGAAATGCTGGAAACTGTCTCGGGCCTGCTTGACGGCGCGTCGGCAGGGAGCAGCAGCTGGAAAGTGACCGCCATCGATTTCATAACAGACGAAACGCTTTACAAGGCCGGCGTCTATGCCGGCGTGGTCCAGATCGAGACATACGGTACGGTCGACCTGCCCGCGCCGGTGGATGAGGCAACGCTGTCGCCATTTATCACGTTCCACAGCGATATAGACATCCCGCCACATGAGGCTGGGGCCGAGCATGAGAAGTGGTTGCAGGAGCCGCCAGATCAAACGGCATCCAAGCCGGATGCGGAAGACCAGGTGGGGTTGGGTGAGTGATGGTTTACGTCGACGATATGAAAGCGTGGTTTGGCAGGATGATTATGTGCCACATGATTGCAGATACAGAAGCTGAACTGCATGAAATGGCGGGCAGAATCGGGATCGCGCATCGTTGGTATCAAGGCGATCACTATGACATTTCCTTGTCCAGGCGCGCCCTTGCGGTTGCTGCAGGGGCGGCTGAAATCACGTTACGCCAGTGCGGTGTAATGGTTATGCGCCGCCGCGCCACAGGATCGCTTGGCCTGCCCGGCGACGCCTTCGAGTGGTTTAAAACCAGAAAATTGGAGAAATGATGCAAACCAGATTTATCAAGCCAGCACCAGGCTTGCTTGTGCGCATGCCAAACGGAAACGTTCTGCCGGCAGAAGGGGCTGAAGTTGAGATGAACAGTTACTGGCTGCGTCGCCTGGAAGACGGCGACATTGATGTGGTCAGGACGGTAAAAGGCAAAAAAAGCTAACTTGCGCAAAATCGCAAACTGAACGGAATGCTTGACCAGACAGTTAACCAGGAGAAATAAGCTATGCCAGAAAATGTAAGTTTTGCCGAGATACCGGTGGACATTCGCACACCCGGCCAGTACATCGAGATCGACAACAGCAAGGCGGTGCAGGGACTACCTACTCAGGATCGGAAGATCCTCATTCTCGGCCAGCGGCTGGCGGCCGGTACCGTTGCACAGAAAGTCCCCATGCGCGTACTCAATGCCGATCAGGCGGCCGGATACTTTGGCCGTGGATCTCTGCTGCACGGCATGATCGCGGCGGCCAAAGCTGCAAACCCTTATACCGACATGTGGGCGGTGGCGCTGGACGATGCTGGCGCCGGGGTGGCGGCAACCGGAACCATTACGGTGACTGGCACCCCGACCGAGGCTGGCACGATCAATCTCTATATCGGCGGTGTCCGGCTGCAGGCGGGCGTTGCAGCCAATGATTCGGTGACGGTTGTGGCTGCCGCTATCGCGGCTGCGATCAATGCTGCAGCCGATCTTCCGGTGACGGCAACCTCCGCGCTTGGCGTGGCGACCATTACTGCCCGGCACAAGGGCGAGACCGGAAACGCCATCGATGTGCGTTTCAACTATTACATGGGCGAGGCGACGCCGAAAGGCATCACCCTCGCGATCGCGGCGATGTCCGGCGGCACCGGCAATCCTGCCATGGCGGACGCGCTCTCCGCGATCGGCAGCGATCAGTATTACACCATTGCCACGCCCTGGACCGACTCGGCCAATATGGTGGCGCTGGAGTCCGAACTGGGTACTCGCTGGGGGCCAATGAGCCAGAAAACCGGCCACGCCTTTGCCGGGCTGTCGGGTACGCATGGCACGCTTACCACCTACGGCGCTGCACGCAACTCGCTGCACTCCACTGTGGTTGGTTCCGGCAAATCGCCGAGCGCACCGTGGATCTGGGCCTCGATACTGGCAGCCGTTTGCGAGTTCAACGGCGCGATAGATCCGGCCCGGCCTTTCCAGACGTTATTGCTGCCCGGCTTGCTGCCGCCGAGCGAGAAAGAGCGCTTTACGCGCGACGAACGCAATCTGTTGCTGAAGGATGGCATCAGCACCTTCCTGGTCGATGCGGGCGGACGTGTTCTGATCGAGCGTGTCATCACGACTTATCAGACCAATTCTTTCGGCGTTGAGGATATCAGTTACCTGGACCTGGAAACCAAGTGGACGGTGGACTATATCCGCTATGCCGTGCGAGCCCGCATCGCACTCCGTTTTCCCCGCTACAAGCTGGCAAATGACGGCACCAACTTTGCTCCCGGCCAGGCAATTGTCACACCGCGCGTGATACGGGCCGAGCTGCTCGGTTTATTCCGCGAGCTTGAGCAGTCCGGCCTGGTGGAAAACTTCGACCAGTTCAAAGCGGACTTGCTGGTGGTGCGTTCCAACAGCGATCCGAACAGGATCAACGCGGTCATTCCTCCGGATATCGTCAACCAGTTCCGCGTGTTTGCAGCTGCGGTTCAGTTCCGGCTGTAATAAAGAGCAGTTAAACCAGGACAACTTTTAACGGGAGAGTTAGATGGCGAATCAAATTACCGGTCGAGTATTTGTCAGCATCAACGGCAAACGCCTGGCATCCAAAGAGGGTGGGAAGCTCGGCTTTGGAACAGTCGAGCGAGAGGCAGTGCTGGGCGATAGCGGCGTGCTGGGCTACAGCGAAAAGTCGACCGTACCATATGTCGAGTGCACCATCGCGCACAAGAGCGATACGTCGCTCAAAGAGTTGCAGGACACCACCGACGCATCCATTACGTTCGAGGCGGATACCGGCAAAGTATACATGTTGCGTAATGCCTGGAATGCAAAAGCGATCGAGTTGGACAAAGGTGAGGTCGCATTGCGTTTCGAAGGCATGAGCGCGGAGGAAGCGTAAATCCATGGAAACCACAGGCGGAAAATTCAAGCACGGCTTCAAGATCGGCGAGAAGGTCTACACCGATTTCGTGATGCGTGAAATAACGGTGCAGGATATGACCGATGCCGAGGTGGCGGCCACCCGGCAAGGCGGCGGCGTGCACACACCGATAACATTCAATGCGCATGTGATGGTGCGGCAACTGCAGGCTGTCTCCAACAAGGATGGCGAAGTCTACGAAGGGCCATTCACTTTCGCCATGCTGCAACGGCTGAAGCCCGCCGATTACTGGGAGCTGCGCAGGACGCAGCAGGAGTTGGATGAGCTGGGGGAAGCCGGGTAGCGCAGCAAAAGGGAATGCTGGATAGCATTTTTTTGCTTGCGCTAAAAACCGGCTGGTCCTATCGGGAAATCAAGGCTCTCCCAGTATTCGAATTTAATCATTTTCTATCGCATCTGACAAAAACCAAGAATGGCTAATCGCGATCTCACCCTGGCAATGAAACTGCATGCGGACGCAACCCGGTTTGTCACCGGGTTGACTTCGGCTGGAGGCGGGGTACGCAGATTCACGGGCGGGGTCAAGCGTGAGTTCGAAGCGCTGAAGGGCGCGCTGAGCAGTGTCGAGGGCAGACTGGCGTCGATTGGTGTGTCCGTTGGCACTGTGGCCACGATAATGCAATCGGCGCGCATGGACAAGAGCCTGACGCAAATTGGCCAGACGGCAGGCGCAAGCCGGGCTGATGTGGCAGGGTTGCGCAGTGAGCTGTTCCGCATGTCCAGGGATACCGGGCAGGACGTGGATGATCTGCAGCAAGGGTTCAATAACGCGGTGCAGTCCGGGTTGCAATTCAAAGAGGCTCTGCCGGTGATCGATGCCACCAATAAGGCGGTCGCGGTAACCGGCGCAAAGGCGGACATTCTAACCGGTGCGCTGACTGTTGCGGCCACCGCGTTCGAATTCGACCTATCGAAACCAGAAATGGCGGTAACCCTACTCGATAAGATGACTGTGGCGGGTCGGCTGGGCAACGCAGAGCTGGAAAATCTCTCAAGTATATTCGGTCGGGTTGGCCCGAACGCGGCCGCGGCTGGTTTTGGGTTCGACCAGACGCTGGCGTTTGTAGAAGGTTTATCGCAAATCGAGCGCCAACCGGAGCGCTTGGCCACGTTAGCGGATAGCACGATCCGCTTGTTTACTAACTTGCGCTACATGAAGGATGCGCAGAAAGCGACCGGCGTGAAGTTCTTCGATGCCTCTGGTAGCCGTCGCGATGCGGTCACAGTGCTGAAAGATATCAAGGTTCAATACGACAAGCTTGGTACAGAGCGGGATCGTGCGCTGTTTGTGCAGAAAGCGTTTGGACAGGCGGATCTCGACACCATCAAGGGCATGCGTGTGCTCCTATCCGGCGACATGCTGAACATGGTCAGTAACTTCTCAGGTGAGATTGCTGCCGCAGGTGGTGCGATCGGACGAGATCTGCCGGCGGCGATCAGCAACTCGGTCGACCAGGTGGGGAGGCTCAAGGCTGCGTTGCGCCAGGCAGCGGATAGTTTCGTGCAGCCTATCAACGAGACGCTTTCCAGATCCGTCAAGCGCGCTATGGACAGCAAGGCGGATGGCGGCATGGGGCTCGACGGCAAGGATATGATCCTCGGCGGCGGCGCGGCACTGCTCGCGACCTTAGGCTTGGCGCGCTACGGCGGAAAGGCGGTCGGTGCACTTGCCAAGCGGTTTGGCGGAACGGCTGCTGGCGTGGCCGAAGGCAAGGCGCTGGAAGCAGCTGCCGGCGTGACGCCAGTGTATGTGGTCAATATGCCAGAGGGAGGCGTAGCGGGGGCAGCCGGAAGCCTGCTTGGCGGAGTGACCGGTCTGGGCAGCTTGGCCGGAGGCGCGATGTTGGCCAAGGCAGGGCTTGCCGCTGCGGCAGTAGGTGCGGCCGGCTACGGGGTTTACAAGGTAGCCGAGGGCACCGCAATCGGTGACAGAATCGGCGCGACCTTCGATAAGGTAATGGCGTTCTTTGGTAGCCAGCAAGCTGAACAGGCGATCGCGCTTGAACAGAAGCTGCAATCCACTGATATCGGCGGCACGATCAATATCAAGATTGACTCTGAAGGCCGTGCCGCCGTGATAAGCACATCTTCAAGTAACAAAAACGTGCGCTTCAATGTAGATGCCGGCATGACAATGGCGGGGGCGTACTAATGGCCGGCTGGCGCGATCAGCTCCAGGCCGCGACCTTCCGAGGGGTGCCGTTTCATGTGCGCTCGGGTGACGGCACGATCGGGCGCCGCACGGTCTCGCATGAGTATCCAGGGAAGGACGTCCCATACGTCGAGGATCTGGGTCGCCGCGCGCGTGAATTCACGCTGGAGGCATTTGTGCTGGGCGCGGATGTCATGCGCGATCGCGATGCGCTGATCGCCGCCCTTGAGGAGCCAGGCACCGGCGAGCTGGTGCATCCCTATAAGGGCCGCATGAAGGTGGCGGTACCGAACGGGCGCTGGTCGCAGTCTCTCGATCAAGGGGGCATTGTCCGCTTTTCGATCACGTTTCAGGAATCGAGGGACGTGGTGCAGCCGACGGTGCGCGCCGATACCCAGGCAGGTGTGGAGGTTGCCGCCGATAACGCCGAGAGTGCGGTGATTTCTGAGTTTGAGGAGGCGTTTACCGTCGACGGTCAGCCCGATTTTGTGAGTACTGCGGCGCTGGCCAACGTCGCAACGGCGTTGGATGAAATCAAGGCTTCAGCAAATGGCGTTCTGCAAAATTCCGCGACCATGCCCCAGTTTCTGCGCGATCTCGCCGCGATCAGCACTACCAGCGCCAGCCTGATACGGTTTCCAAATAGCCTGGCGGGAAGTCTGTTCTCGCAGGTGCGCAGCCTGCGCGCGATCGCGCTTTCGCCGGCAGCGGCGTTTCACTCTCTATCCGGGTTGTTTGACTTCGGGACTACTGGTTTTTCACCGCTCACCGGTACCACGGCCGCCTATCAGCAACGCGCTGCAAACCAGCAGGCCGTGATCAACCTTACCCGCAATGCGGCGCTGATCGAGGCATCCCGCGCCAGCAGCCAAACGGAGTTTGCCAGCTACGATGACGCGATTGATGCCCGCGTTGTCTTGGCCGATCAGCTGGAAGCCGCCGCCGAGACCGCCCCGGACGCTACTTACGCTACCCTGATTGACCTGAGGGTGGCAGTGGTACGCGATATCACCACCCGTGGCGCCGATCTGTCGCGCATTGTGCAATTCACGCCTAACACGACACTGCCTGCCCTGGTGGTGGCGCATCAGCTATATGGCGATGCTGAGCGGGAGACTGAGATCGTGGCGCGCAACCGCATCCGCCACCCTGGCTTTATTACCGGCGGACAGCCGCTTAAGGTGCTGACATGAGCAAGGTTGAGCTCCGGGTTAATGGTGCTTTCTATGGCGGGTGGAAAACCATCCGCATCGAGCGCGGTATCGAGCAGATTGCCGGCACATTCGAGCTGAGCGTGACCGATCGCTGGGCGGAACAATCAGCGGTGCGGCAAATAAATCCAGGCCAACCATGCGAAGTGAGAATTGACGAAGCCGTGGTAATTACCGGTTACGTCGACACAGTGGCGCCGCAATACGATAAGCAGCAGCACACCATTACTGTGAGCGGCCGTGACAAGACTGGAGATCTGGTTGACTGCTCAGCGATTCACAAGAGCGGACAGTGGTCCGGCCGCAAGCTGGACCAGATCGCCGCCGATCTCTGCCAGCCGTTCGGGATTACGGTTTTTCGCAATACAGACGTCGGGAGTGCTTTCAATCCCCCATTTTCAATAGAAGAAAGCGAGACGGTATTCAACTGCCTGGAGCGCGCTGCCCGGATGAAAGCAGTGCTGCTGGTATCCGACGGCCTGGGTAACCTGGTGCTTACTCGTGCCGGCTCCGGCGCTTCGGTGGCAGTGCTGACCGAAGGCGAAAATATTCTCGCCGGCAAGGGAGAATACTCGTGGATAGACCGGCACAGCCGCTATGTCGTCAAGGGCCAAGGTGTGGGCACCGATGATTTTAACGGCCCGCAGGTCGCGCATCAGCAAGCTGAATCGATAGACTCAACAATTACCCGCTACCGGCCATTGACGGTGCTGGCCGAAGACCAGGGCACAGGTGCTACCCTTTCCCAGCGGGCGCAATGGGAGCGCAACGTGCGTATGGGACGCGGCAATCGCGCCACGATTACCGTGCAAGGCTGGGCGCACGACGGCAATTTGTGGAAGCCGAACACAATGGTGCATTTGCGATCGCCCATGCTTTATGCAGACCATGATTTGCTGATCGCCTCGGTGGTTTTTCTCCTTGATGAGCAGGGTACCCGCACGGAGCTGCAGCTCGTGCGCCGCGAAGCCTTTGACCTGGTAGCCGGAGTTAGCCTGACCGGCAAGCAGAATAAAGCCAAAAAGGCAAAAAGCGATGATTGGAGTATCGGGTTTTGATGCGCGCTATTAATAAGCTGCTGGCGCCACTGACCCGCCGGGTACGGCTGATGGTCGGGCGCGGGGTGCTTTCCCTGGTAAACGATGGGCTCAAGATGCAGGGCGTGCAGGTTCAATTGCTCGCTGATGAAGTGCGGGATCTGGAGCGTTTCCAGGACTACGGCTTTACCTCTGTACCTCATGTCGGGGCGGAAGTTGCGGCGGTATTTGTCGACGGCAACCGGGATCACGGCATTGCCATCCGCATCGATGACCGGCGCTACCGCGTCAAGGGACTGAAGTCCGGCGAGGTGGCCATCTATACGGATGAGGGTGACAAGGTTGTAATGAAGCGTGGACGTATTATCGAGATAACTGCGGGCACGAAAGTGCGCATGGTGACACCGCTTCTCGAAGTGACGGGCGAGATCAAGGGTCTTCAGCCGTGAGCGATATTCGCACATTATTCTTCGGGTTCGAGCGGGGCGCGGATTATGCGCTCGATGCCCTTGGCCTGACGTCAGACGATGGGCTGGAAACCGCCGTAATCCTCTCGCTTTTCACAGACCGCCAGGCTGAGCCGGCGGACATCATCCCGGATGGCACAACTGACCAGCGCGGCTGGTGGGCGGATGCTTTTGCCGATGTGCCGGCGGACAAGATAGGCAGCCGATTATGGTTGCTCCATCGGGAAAAACAACTCCAGTCCGTGGTGAACCGCGCACGTGAGTATGCCCAGGAGTCGCTCGACTGGCTGGTGGATGATGGCGTGGCCAAGGCAGTGACTGTCACTGCAGAAGTCGTGCGCACGGGTGTGTTAGGTCTATCCATCGAGATTGTCCGGCCCGATAGCACTGTTGCTAAATTCCGTTTTGATAATTTCTGGAAGGCTGCGTAAATGCCATTTTCCCGCCCTACACTTGCCGATCTGATAGAGCGTTCGATTTCCGATATCGAAGCGCGCCTGCCAGGCGTGGACGCCCGCCTGCGCCGATCCAACCTCAACGTTCTCTCGCGGGTGCATGCCGGAGCAATTCATGGCCTGTATGGCTATCTTGACTGGCTGTCCAAACAGGTGATTTACGACACCGCCGAAGCGGAAATCCTCGACCGCTGGGCAACGATCTGGCTGGCACAGCCGCGCAAGGCCGCCGTATCGGCCATTGGCGATATAACTTTTACCGGTACCGATGGCGCGGTGATACCGACGGGAACTCTGCTGCAGCGCGCCGACGGCGCGGCATTCACCACCAATGCCGCTGCTACCATTTCCGCAGGCACCGCCACCGCCGCAGTCACGGCTTCGCTTGCCGGTACCGCTGGCAATACGGATGCCGCCGCGACGTTAAATATGGTGGTGCCGATTGCCGGGGTTAACGCCGCCGCCACCGTTGCTGTGGGCGGACTTTCCCAAGGCTCCGACACTGAGGCGGATGCCAATCTGCGCGCCAGGCTGATAGCGCGCATCCGGCAGCCGCCGCACGGCGGCGCGGATTATGACTATATCGCCTGGGCGCTTGAAGTCGCTGGCGTAACCCGTGCATGGGTGTATCCGAAGGAGCTCGGCCTTGGCACCGTTACGGTGCGCTTCGTGCGCGATGATGATGCAAGCATCATTCCAGACGCCGCCGAGGTGACAGCGGTGCAAGACTATATCGACGCTCGCCGTCCGGTAACAGCTGTGGTAACGGTGGTCGCGCCGGTAGCGGCGGCGCTGAATTTTACCATCTCGGCAGTTACGTCAGTCCGGGACGCGATCGCTGCTGCGCTTACTGACATGCTGCTCCGTGAGGCCGAGCCGGGCGGCACCATCCTTCTCTCGCGCATTCACCAGGCTATCAGCGTCGCGGCGGGAGACAACGATTACACGTTGAATGTGCCGAGTGCGGACGTAACGCATACCGCAGGCAAATTGGCGACGATGGGGACCATCACATGGGCATAACGGCTGACGATTATCTGAGCCAGTTGCAATCGTTGCTACCGCAGGGGCAGGCATGGCCGCGCGAACCGGACGCCACGCTTACCCAGTTGATGGCAGCGCTGGCCGAGGAATTTGCCCGTTTTGATGCCCGCACCCAGAGGCTGTTCGACGAAGCCGACCCGCGCACCACGGTCGAGCTATTAGCCGACTGGGAGCGGGTGGCGGGACTGCCGGAAGCCTGCCTGGCTGCAATCGCCCAGACGACGGGAGAGCGTCGCTCTGCGCTGCTCTCCAAACTGATCGGCGTGGGTGGACAGAGCAGGCAGTATTTTATTGGTATTGCGGCCGCGCTCGGATATACGGTCACCCTAACCGAGTTTCGGCCATTCCAAGTTAATTCAGAAGTAAACGATGCCCTCCGGGGCGAGCAATGGCGGTTTGCCTGGCAGGTCAATTCCGCATTGATTACGGTGCGCGCCTCCACCGTGGCCGCAGCGGTTAATGATCCGCTTCGGTCGTGGGGGAATGCGGCGCTGGAGTGTGTTATTTCAAAATACAGCCCGGCACATACGAAAGTTTTATTCGCTTACACATAGAAAGAAGAGGAACAGCATGGACAATAGAAAGTTTCAGACCGCCGCTTCCGCCAGCCCGCCGCCCGCCGAGGCAGCCCCATCGACCGGGTACCCGACCGATGGCAACCCGTCCCTCGCACTGCCGGCCACCGTGCCGGGCGCCGCGTGGTTCCACCAGATTGGCGAGGAGCTGCGAAACCTGCTGACACAGGCGTCCATCATACCCAGCGCTGCCGATCTTACGCAGCTGCATGCGGCCATAAAAACATTGTTCAGCAACGCGACGATCACCAGCGCCGGTGCCGCGCCGACCTTTACCCTGACACCGTCACCAGCGATTGCCGCGTACGTCGCCGGGCAGCGGTATCGGATCAATTTTCATGCTACCGGAACCACGGGTAGCAACACGCTGAACGTGTCTGCGCTGGGTGTCAAGAACCTGAAACAGTACGATGCCTTCGGTGCGAAAGTGCCAGCGATGGTCGTGTCTGGACAATTGACAGATGTCGAGTATGACGGCGTGGATATGGTGATCCTTGACCCATTGATGGTTGACTTTTCGAGGAAGCCTATCTCTGCAAATGATTATCAGCTGCTACCGAGTGGATCTATTATTCAATGGGGAATCAATGCGCAAAACATAACCGCTGGAATAGAGAGCGCAGCCGTTATGTTTCCGATCACTTTCCCGAATGCCATTTTTGGTATTTTTATTTGTCATATCGGCGCGATAGAGACTGTAAATGTAATCATTTCCAACACAACTCCACATACCACATCGAAGTTTCACTGGAAATCGAATCATACCGGAAGCCAATCTCATTTCTGGTTCGCCATAGGACGCTAATAAGGATAACTGCCATGTTCTACTCACCATCAACCTTCGGTTTTTACCACCCTTCTATACACGGCGACAACATTCCTGTTGATGCCGTCGAAATCACTATTGATGAGCATGCCGCACTGCTCTATGGCCAGTCCCAAGGCAAACGTATCGTTGCAGACCAGTTGGGCCGCCCGGTTCTCGCCGATCCCCTGCCGCCGACCGCTACCGTGATGATTGCCGCCGCGCTGGCACGCATCAATGCTGCCTATGAAGGGGCAGTAGCGTCAATGACAGCGGGCTACCCGGAAGATGAGGTAAGAAGCTGGACAAAGCAGGAAACGGAAGCCAGGGAGTGGCTTAAGGACCCGGCCACGGCAACGCCATGGATTGATGGGGCGGTCTTGGCACGTGGCATAGCGAAGGCCGATCTCGTTACCAAAATTATCGAGAATGCTAACCTTTTTGCGCCCATGCACGGTGAGCTGACCGGGAAAAGGCAGAAACTCCGGGATCAAATAGGGGCACTCGGAGCAAGTCCTACGCAGCAGCAGCTGGACGCAATTCGGTGGTGACTGCAATGAAAGTAAAGAAGAGAGAGCGGCCGAAATCATGCTGTAACATGGTCCCGGCCGCCGTAACCCACAGGACACACCTGTGAGCCACAGCCAAGGCTCCCTGCCAGTCGACCGGCAACGGGAGTCTAGCATAACCATGAGAGAGGCTCACAATGCACAACCCTATTATTCCGTGGATCGGCGGTAAACGCCGCCTGGCAAACAAGATCATGCCGCTTTTCCCAGCCCATGAATGCTATGTCGAACCGTTTGCCGGCGCGGCCGCGTTGTATTTCCGGAAGGCGCCGGCACAGGTCGAAGTGCTCAACGACATCAATGGCGAGTTGGTGAATTTATACCGAGTGGTCAAGCATCATATGGAAGAGCTTGCCAAGCAATTCAAGTGGGCGTTAACCAGCAGACAAATATTCAAGTGGCTGCAGGCAACACCAGAGGAAACGCTGACCGATATCCAACGTGCGGCCAAGTTCTATTACCTGCAAAAACTGGCATTCGGCGGCCGAGTGGAAGGCCAGACCTTTGGCACAGCCACTACCTCACCGCCCAGACTTAACTTGCTACGGCTTGAGGAGGATCTGAGCCAGGCTCACCTGCGCTTGGCCAGAACCTACATCGAACATCTGGATTGGCAGGAATGCATCAGCAAGTACGACCGGCCGCACACTCTTTTTTATCTCGATCCGCCGTACTGGGGGACCGAGGGATATGGCGTCGGGTTCGGTCTGGAGCAATATGATGAGATGGCGAAACTGGCCAAGACGATAAAGGGAAACATGATCATCAGCGTCAACGATATCCCTGAGATGCGAAACGCCTTCGCTGGACTGACGATGGAGTCAGTCGATATCAACTACACGGTCGGTGGAGCGCAGAGGTGCGGGAAGCGTGCCGAGCTGATCATCAGGAGTTGGTGAGCATCGGCATGTTAAGTTTTCTGACCATTCTGTATGGTGTGATTTATTAACACCGGCGCAGGAGGAGGTGGATGGCCGTTAAAATGGCGGAAACGTTTCCGCCCTCAGTCCCAAATTACGCGCAAAATAGTCTCAAGCAAAACGCGCGTTTACAGCCCAACAAAAAGAAAAGGCTCACGATAGCAATCGTAAGCCTTTGTAAAATTGGTGGGTCTGGCTGGACTCGAACCAGCGACCAAGGGATTATGAGTTACTCTTTCTGCTGGTTGAATATAAATGAAATCAATAATATCAGATACTTACAAGATGCGACAAAAGCAATAAACCGCTAAAAGTGCTATTGGATGGCAAAATAATCCGCACCAACATTTGTCATAAGTTAATTTGGCACAATTCCACCAGATTAAACCAGTGCTATACTCCCCTAATGGTCCCGTCCATCCTCTTCTTCATAGCCCGATGCTGACATTCTTAGCCGCCCTTCTCGGTATCGCCATGGTCCTTGTCATGACCCCGGCCCTTATCGGCGCGATTCTGAAACACAGTGACGCGCTCCCAATTGTCGGGATCATGTTTGCGGCAATAATAATCTTCGGCGTTATCTGGTAGCCTCGACATAGCGCTTATTGAAGTCGGACATTAGCACCCTTTTCCGCTCCGCCAGTTCTTTCAATTTTTCCCGCTTATCATCCGGATTCGATTTCTCGATCGCGCGTTCACGTTTCCGCATGTTTTCCAGAATGTTCGATACGAACTTTGCCCGACCGGAGAGTTTAAGTTCCCCATATTCATCACGCAGCGCAGCCCGCTTTTCTGGATCGCCGCGGAAGTTCTTTAACTCCTCTTCCGCCAGGTTCACGCTTTTGAGGTTCTGGTAGAACTTGCGCTCAGTCTGGTATTCCGGTTTCGCGCTCAGAAAGATATTAGCGAACGGAACTTCCTTTGCCTGAATCTCTTCATCCTGGGCGGCTTTTATCGGCAGGCTGAATGCTTGCAGATAAGTGCGCCCAGCGCCGCCGGCAAGCGATGAAACCGCAAAGTCCAATAGCGCGGGGTTGGTATCTATGAATCCAGGCCGAACCTCATTCCCCCCCGTTGCATCGTTCAGAAACTCAGTCAGCCATTTAGCCGGCGCGCTGGTTGATTTAAACCCCATTTGATATTCAGGCTTCGGCACACCAAAGGGCGATTGCTCGCGCCTCATCGGATTGCCAGCGAAGTTCTTGTTTTCGCCCCACTGCACAAGAGGATCGCCGATGGTCGGCGCAATTAATTGTGTTACTGAACCTGCCTGCCCTACCGGGCTGAACGCATCGAAGAATACGGCTGCGAGCTCAACCGCGCTATTTGCAGGACTATAGTTCTCCCTGAACATACCCTCGCTCATCTTCCGGCCAACCGAGGCAAAGAAGTTGTAACCGTAAGGCATGGGAACAGTTACCGGCCTGCTGCCCGCCATAAAGACAAAGTTCATGGCTTTTGTATGTTCGGGCAATTGGTCGTAATCGTTCTCACCATCGTCGTCATCGTCACCCGCCATTGAACGAGCAAGAATATCCATAAGGAAGCCGGAAGCGACTATGCCGCCCACGATCTTCTGAACTTGCTTATTGCCCAATGCTTGGATGAGCCTTGCCGTGCCCTGAATGGATGCGTTCATGAACATGTACCACATATTCAGTTCCGTGCTCTTGGCGCCCTTCAGATTAAAGTTAACCGTGAGCCCCTTGGCAACTGAGCTGCTTTTACCCTCCGATAACCCGCGCTTGCGCGCATTCACGTAAACCGCCAGGCGGATTCCATTCTCGACGGCACTATTCGCGTCTTCGATCAATTCCCACCAGTCCTTCGCAAGCCGCCGGGTAAAATTCCACTTGCCCGGCCCCATGACCTCAAGTTGATTCCTGAGCTTATCTGCCCGCTCGCCAATGTCCCGGTAGTTGTCCATCCAGCCAACTTGCCCGCCGGAATCCCTGAATTCCCGGGCATCTTTCGCCCACTGAGAATTCATGTTGCCGCGGGTTAATTGCCACATGCCCCGGATAGCCTTTGGCACATCCGCAAATACCTGTCTTTTCATCCCCGCAAGTTCGGTATCTGACAAATTGACATAAGCCGTCTGCAGGTCGCGTAAGAAGTTACGAGCAACAAACACCGGGTTTGCCGTGGTATTCATCGTTGCCAGAAAGCGCGTGAATTTACCGACTGCCTGAGTCACTTCCCCGAGTTGCTGAGTGCTCAGATTCTTGATGGATGAGGCAAGCCGCATTGCTGCCGGATTCTGTTTATTGAATTCGATGGTATGCTCTTCGCCGTCGATCTTGAACGTCAACACTTCATCGCGCTGCTTATACAAGGGATCAACACGCTCGACTACAAGTCCTGTTACCGGATCCATTTCGCGCTTGGTATCCTGATCATCCACCTTCCACAGCTCCGGATCCGGGTGCGCCATAACGAATTCAAATAAAGCATTGTCCACTCTGGATTTCTCGGCCCGAATAATTGCAGTTTCATGCTGCGCAACCACATGAGCGAGAATGTCCGTTACCGCCCTATTCGATCCGGTAGCCCGCTTGCTTTCCTTGCCTCGGATATTAAAGCCCCGGCCTACAGGCGGATTCGTGTTTCCACCAACTTCATCGCGATGTAAAGGAACATAGTGATCGTACTTCGCCTCCCATGCGGCGATCATCTCGGGAGTCTCCAAACCGGCATCCACGATCACTTTTCTGGTTGCAGTAGTTATCTCATCAACCATGGATGAAGCGCGCTGCAGGGCCTCTAATTTGCCCGTTTCCTTGACTTTCTGGATTACTGCTTTTGCCGCGGCGTCACTCATTCCAGACAATGCCGTATTGTCGCCATCGAACGGTTTCATATTTTGCAACCGCTTCAATTGCTCAATTGACTGCACGTAATCCTGAACGGCTTTTTTCTTCCGCAGCTCAGATACTTCTCTATCCAACAGAATCTCGTCGGTGGGATCGACAAGACCATCCTCAACGTCAGATTGCGCCTGTCTCAACTCGCGCCGCTTCTGGATGAACTCGACAACATTTTTATCCTTGGCCAGCCTGTCACGAGTCGCCGCAAGTTTCTTGATGCGCTCATCCAACTCCTGAACGGTCGGGTTGATGTCCTTCATGGCCGCATTGCGGGATGGAGCGTGCATCGCGTGCAGGAACTCTTCAACCTCCTCATATTTCAGATTACCGTCATGGATAGCCTGAATAAGCGGATCACGCATATCATCATGGAAGTCATCGGTGCGCGCGCGAACACGGCCAGGATAGTTAATCTCAGCAAGCGATGCGTCCATATCCTCATTCACCGGCCCCGCTTCTTTCTGAATATCCCGAAGATCCATGAACCGATCCTGGAAGTTGAATATCAGAGAGTCAACGATACGGCTGGTTCTGGAGGGGCCGGATGAGGCGTTATTGTCGGGCCGGGATGGTTTGCGGCTGAACATCGTTCCGCTCGACGCTTCCCTATAAGCCTCAGCCTGCTTGTCATCAAACAGCGATACCTCGTTCTCCGCCATTCCAACAACTTCCGCCCCAGCCACCAACTGTTCAACCATCTCATCAGTAAAGGTGAGATTAAATCTCTCCGCGATCCATTGCTTGATGAAGCGCACGAGTTTCTTCCAGCCGTTAAGCGCCTTTGCCCGGTCAATCGACATATCGGCAAGAACTTCCTCGACGGCCGTTTCCTTGGACATGTCTTTGTGCAATCGCATCATCCGGTCCGCGGCATCGCGTACACGCTTATTCGTCGCGTAGATTTGCCGCATGATCGGATCAATACCGGGACCAAACATCTTCCTAAACCCACGGTGACGCGCCTCATGCATTGTCACCAGGAAAACCTCGAACGCATCATTCAGTTGGTCGGCGACGAGCCATATTTCGTCTGGGGCAGGAATGTAAACGCCACGCACACCCCCTGCATTTTGAGACTTGATCTGCTCCTTAACGGCTTTCGGCAAGTCGCTTTGGGTGGCGGCAATATTGATCTTCTTGAACCCGGCTTGTTGCAGGGGCTCAATGAGTTTCTCGACGCCGGAAACAGAAAGGCCACCGCGATGGGTGGCCTGTTTGGATTTGGTGGATGCTGCTTTTAGGCGCTTACGGGTTTCGGCGATTCTTTCACGGTTGAATTTAATGCCTTCATCTGCTATATTAGAATTACTTTGGCCGCGAGCGATGGGGTCGTCCTGACTGGAACTTGCTTCAGGATTGGCAGCGTATGCGGGCTGTTTTCCAGTGACAGCGAGTGTGGGTTCGCTCCCACTCCAAAGCACCTTCATCCCTTTCTGTAGTTGCTTCTCAAGATAATCTCGGCTGGTTGGAAACGCCGTGTTTATCCGGTAATAGTCTCCGTTCTCGCTCGGCTCAAGCTGCACAAACATCACATCTTTCCGGCCATTCTCTACAGCAACAAGTAGCTGACGGCCGCTAGCATGAAGAATTTCATTGAAGTTCTTCGCTACATGCGCGACAAAAGATTCAACTGATTCAAACCCGGCGTTCCTAATCTGTTTTCCATGGTTGGCCTCTATATGCACGAGGCCATGCCCTGAGCCATCAGGCTTGTGTACCCCATGCGCGAGGCGAATGGGCGCGGCCTGGCGCTTAATCTTGCTCCCCACTTCCTTGTTTATATGACCAAAGTCAATCCCGCCGTCTGGGGTCTCTACAAAATCCGCCGGTTGTGGCGCGCGACTGAATTTTGGCGCATCAGTAGTTGATTCCTTCGCCTTCACCGCCTCCGCAATCTGCCGCAAAATCTTCGCCGCTTCAGCATCAGCCTTCTCGAACGCCTTGGCTTGCAGGCTGAAATACCTTCCCTCTACTTTCGCATCCGTGCGCTTGCCTTCCATCACTTCCTTGGCGCGTTCAATTGCTTTGGACAAGTCCTTGCCACCTTGTCTGGCAGCGGCCCGGCGCTTGATAAGGGATTCTACGTGTGAGCGGACGGGGTGGGCGGCTTGTGTCCCTGCGGATGCGCGCTCAACTACCGAATCCTTTTTGTTTGGAAGGGTGTTATGTACACGCGATCGCTCAACATTAGCCCAGCCGCCATCTTTATCCTTCGCGACCTTTCGAACGGTCACAGACCAATTGCCATCATTCCAATCGAACGACTCTACCCGGTCATACGTCCCCCAGTAGTTGCTGCGGATGATACTGCCGGGACGAAAATGCTCCTCCAGTTCGGCGCGCAAACTGGACTTCTTCGGTTTTGGCGTCTTCTTTGCAGGCTGGACGGCTTGCTTTCCCTCTGCTACGCTTTCATTCCCTGCGGGAGATTTCGCCTCGCGTGACTTGCTTTCGATTGAGGGCTTGGGCGCGGGGCGGGTCTCCCTGGCAGGACCAGATTGCGATATGGGATTCGTCGTACCGTTCGTAACTGACTGATCTATATTCGATGTCGGAATCACGACATCGGCCTGAGTTTTAACTCCCTCGAATTCGGGGGAATTAGCTGCCCGCTCCGCCATCGCCTCTGCAACCGGCCTGACCTCAACAGTTCCATTCTCCCCCGCCACAGCAGCCGCAGCCCGTTCAACTCCCGGCCTTCCATCGGTCGCCACGTCCTGAATAACCGTTCCGTTCGCATCCCGCGCAGTGACAACCTGATCCGTTTCCGGCTTCTCATCAATCCCATACCCCAGCGCCTCGCCCATGCGATTATCGAGCGCAGCTTGCAGGGTAGCGTCATCGCGATATAGAAGAGTTCCCCGGCCCGGTATCTCTGCGGCCTGTACGCCTTCCGGTAGAGTGTCAGGCATAGGCTCGCCGGGAGTCAGCAACACGCCAGGCTTACGGCCTTCAGCAAGCGCGTCCATTTGCGCGTTGAGCGTTTCAATGCGCTCGGGAGTTGGCGCGTCAACCATATTCCCGACGTCAGGAACATGGTCAGGCTCTTCATCGAAAACATCATCCTGAATCGCATCAGGAGCCGCCTGCTGGCTTTGCCGAATCTCGTCAGCCTTATCCTTGCCCGTAGAAATAATGCGGTCTACGGCCTCAGAAGTGGACTCAGGGGCGTTCGCAATTTCAGGATCAATGCCTTCCGTTGCCCGGCGGCTCAATTCAGCCTGTGCCGCAGCTTTTGCACGCTCTCCGCCACGGGCAGCGGTGTATTTCAGGACGGAATTGGAAACTTCTGTTATTGGTTTGCCGAGAATGGTTGCTGTGTGATCAGCATCTTCTTGTGCCGGGTTTCCGCGGAATACTGCGCCAGTTCCGCCGCCCATTACCCCGCCGCCAATAGCGCCCATGGCGCCGCCGAACAGCGTTTCATCTATATTCTCTGGCGTGGTCGGATTGTCAAATGCAGCAAGTTGCTCGACTGGATTCTGAACTAGCTCTTCCGTGCCTTCCGCCATCATGCCTTTGCCGATGCCCTTGCCGATCGATCCTTTCAGGGTAGTGGCCGCAAACTTCTCGGCCAACTTCGCCCTACCCTCTTTCGTCATCGCGGCAAGCGCCCAATTCTGCGGACCAAAGCGGGATTCGATAGCGCCCACGGTTGCGGCACCAAGCGCGGCAACAGCCTTCGCTTTCGCGGAATCCTGATTATTCGGATCGCTCAGAATCTGCTTGTCACGAATACCGCCGAAGGAAGGTAGCGCGGCAATAGCGGCAGGCCCGAGCCATGACACAACCTGCCCGGCGGCGGCAACCAGCGGCGCAGCGGGACCGGCCAATGGGGATAATGCGGTAATGCCCTGGCCTACTGCTCGGGCTCCAACAATACCGGCCATGGATGAGGCTGCGTTGCCCGAAGCTTCAGCCACGGCGGTACCGGGCTTGTCGGCAATATCATCAAGGCTATTTACCGCCGTGGGATTGGCGTCGATGATTCCCTGCCCTGCACGTTTAAGAGCATTGTCTTGATCGACTCCGGGGATGAAGTCGGCGGCGACTTGACCGGCGCCCTTGATGCCGGCGCCAGCGGCGCGCGCAGCCGATGCAACAAATCCGCCTTCCTCTTCCGGTTCTGTGTTGGCCAATGCGCCTGCTACAGCCTGTTTATTGCCTTGCGCCTTTGTATCATTCGCGGCCGCATTGCGAGTTCGCGCAACAATCCCTGTATCCGGTTCGCTCGATCCTTGCGGCGTTTCGGAAGCCATCCGATTGTAGAAGTCCCGGCGTACCGGAGCGCCTTTGACTTGAGGCGCGGCAAGTCCAGCGGTTTCAGCAGACCGTTCCTCTGCTTGCTCCGCAATACTCTTCTTGGGCGCGAACATGGAGAGGCCGGCGTCGATGGCGCTCGATACAGCAGACTTGCCCTTCACCATCAGCGAAGCGTCAGGATTAAGGTGCGCTTCATTCTTCTGGATAGCGGCGGCGATGTCCGCATCGGACATATCGGCAGGGAATTCCAGCACGTTACCCCAGGCTTCTACACGTTGAACCATTAATCAAAACCTCCGGTGCGAGGATTGTATTTTCGGACTGCGCCAGCCTTCGGCGCGGGCGAACCTTGACCTGATTGCGCAAGGAAAGCATCAACATCTTTGGCTGATTCTGCGGTAGACATGCCAGCTTTCACATTCGCCTCTATGAGCGACATCCTCCATGCTTCGGATGACTTGTCGCCATTCGTCTTAACTTGCCGCCATCCTTCTGCCGGGCTGTCAACGATCCCCTTCTCAACAAGATACTCAACCATCTGGGCGTCAGAAGGGAGTTTTCCGCCGCGCCCCCCGAGCGCACCAGAATTACGCTCTTCCCTGATGCTCTTCGTCTCTTCGCCCAACTTGCCAACCTGAGCGTTTCTGACTCTCACGCTTGCATCGTTATCACGTACGCTGGAGTCATAATTCCGAACCTGAGCATCTGACACGCTCCGCTTCCCTTCCGATTCGCTACGGTCCATCTGGTGCTTGAGAAATTTATCGACATCAAGTGTGGTTTGCAGCAGGTCGCCAATGTCCATAACCTTTTCGCCCGCACCGGAAATATTAATCTTCCACATACGCGGATTATTCGGGTCCGCAGGCGTAGGTCTATCTTCCAGTTTGATCCCGCCCTTTGCCAACGAGTCAATGGCCTCGTCCACTTGGCCGCGCATCAGTTGCATACCGCCTTCTATCAATCCTTGTTTCTTTGCTGTGTAGGCGCGCTCAAGGAACGGCTTGAACCTGTCACCCATGCCGTGCGCTTCAGCAATTGCACTCAACCGGTTCAGCTTGTCCGGGTTGCTGAGAAGATCAGTGCCTAGCATTTGCCGGGTTAATTCCTGAGTCATATTCGCCGGATCGATTTCTTGCTGCTGTTGCGGCTGTTGTTGCTGTTGTGGACGCGACGCCTGGGCGAGTCCGCCAACTTGATAAGCGGCCGCATCGTTACCAGCGAACGCCTCGTCTGGAATCTGCACTACACCGCCTTCCGCAAATCGCTTGAGCGATACGAGTCCGCCCTGAGCAAAGCCGGGCATGCGCTTGAACCCCGGGTCCATCATTACGGGTTGTTGTGGAGCAGCGGCATTCATGGGCTGACCGCTTCCATCGGTACGAAAGGTCATCAATTCTGCACTGGTCGCCTTTTTCCATTCCGCTTCACTGGCAGCCGCTTTATCCCGGTCTGCTTTCTTCCACTCATGTTCTGCGGCGTCACGATCAGCAAATCCCTGGCGCAAATCCATCAAGCCTTTCTGATTCATAAGGCCGACACCAGAAGTAATCCCTTGTGCCAAACCGCCCGCGAATCCACCTGAAGCCATTACGCACCCCCTTTGTTCAGCATTGCCAGTCCACCTGCATTAATGCGATGAATAAAATCTTCCCCGACCAGATTCACGGCTTCCTCATTCAGCACCGCCTCGCCGTTTGATAACCTGATGGGCTGCTTGCCCTCGATGCTTGCCGGGATGGAATCGCTCGTACCCGTGCCCGGCCCCGAGATCATCCCGCCTTCCGCATAACCCTTACGCTTCAATGAGCCAAGCCCGCCGCTGTACCGCCCCGGCGTCAGCCTGTACGCTGCATTGTGGCGAACCATGCCACCCTTGCGCATAGCCATCAAAGCCATGCTGCCGCCCATGCCGGCGAGTTGCCCCAAACCAGCAAGTCTTTCTTGATTCGCTTGCCATGACTGAAGTTGAGCATTGTGCTGTCCAAGCATGAGATTGCCCCCAGCCGTATTTCCGGACTGCGCCCCGCCGAACCAGTTTTGCGCCGAGTTCATCCCGGCGTTGTGTATCCCGGCGCCGCTCGCCATATTTCCGGTTGCCGAGTTGCCGGCGTTCAAAGCCGCGGCATCAGCGGCTAATCCAGTGTTCGGCATATTCCGGCCAAAGTTGGCAACACTTTGCCGTTGCGACATTCCGAGTAATTCCGTATCGCGCCGAGCCTTGTTCATTGCTCCCGCAGTATCTTTTGCCTGACCAAGGCTGGCCTCCTTCTGTAGCGCCTGAAATCGGCCTGAATTGGGATTGACGCCCATGCGTCCCATTGCGCGTTCGTTCTGCTCGCGCGCGCCTTGATAGCCGAGCCCCACGTCGGCGGCAGCTTCAGCCGCCATGCGGCTTTTGCGTTCGTCAGAATCGAAGTTATTCGCATCCTGGACCATTTTCTCTTCAACTGGAGCAAAGAGGTCACGGTAGATTTGCCATTGTGATTCGGCGCGGCCAGCATTCGCATCGCCCGCAGCGATTTGCTGATTGACGATTTTCTCAATGAGAGGATCTTGCTTCGCCGCCCGGTCTTTTTCCCAGGCAAGTTGCTCTCGGGCAACGGCAGCCTGTTCCTTTCCGAGCTCAACGTTTGATTTAGCGGCCTGGCCAATTGCAGGATCCGGCTCAGGCACGTCAGGTGCGCAGTAGCAAATATTCGGATTCAGGAACTCGATGTCACGCAGCCTTGCCAATCTACGCTTTCTCATCTCACGCATTTGCAACCTCCAATATTTTAGAGAGCCCGTTTTCTGTGTGTCTGTAACCGATCATCTGGAAAAATCTACCGGCCTTGTTGATTACCTTCACGCTCACGTTAATCTCGCGAACGCCTATCTGTTGCAGCGCCCTTTCCCCGTATTCGATGAAGCGCATCGCCGTGCGCCCCTTTCGCGCTTCCGGCATTAGGAAAAGAGTATCCTCTCGTGAAAAGAGCGTTTGGGTATGCATCGACTTGCTTACATAAACCGAGAAATTCCCGAGCAATCTTCCTTCTTTTCGCAGCGTGAACACAACTGCGCGCCCAGCCCGCTCATGGCGGAAGAAAGTCTCATAGTCCGGATTGAATTCAATCGAATGACGGTGCTGTTCCGTCTGCTTCCAGTGCTCGACATGAAGAGGTTTCATTTCCTCCAGAATATCCTCAAGTTTTTCGTGCGCAAACACGAACTCGCCGCACTGCTGCGGCTTGATCCGGTCCAGCACATCAAAAGAAACAAGTGTCGGAATTTGGTCGGCGGCGAGCATCAAATCTGCTGCCAGATCAGGTGTTAGAGATTGCCCGATATTCGCTTTAAGAATCTCTACTAAATGATGATTCAATCGGCTCTCCTTGCGATAACATATTGTAACATAATAGTAATTCCTTAACTATCGAATCTATTGATAAGACTTTCGAGCGAGCTTCTTACGCTATTGACATATGAATAAAGCGCCTCGCATTCGGCTTTTGTCGGAATGGTGGAGAAGGTCAATTCCTCAAATTTAGGTACAGTGATTTTGTTACCGCGACGCCCTGTGAGAATTTCCAAAAGGGTTTTGAGCCACGGCGCGGTTCCGACTGGAATGCCAGGTTTCTTGATTGCCGTCGATACCGCCATCGATGACAGGAACGCATCGGCAACGATTCCTTTGTCAACCGCTTTGCCCGCGAAGCTACCCCTCCGGCGTATTCCATATCCACCGGAACCTAACCTTGATTTAGATGCCATGACTATTAGTCTGATCGCCGCCAAGATACCGTGCGGCTTTCATCAGGACACTCGCATCTTCGTCGAAACCGCCAAGCCCTGTATTGCATCCATGACACAACAAGCCACGCACTACTCCTGTGGCGTGATCGTGGTCAACATGAAGCTTCTTGCCTACACCATTTTCAGGTGGCTTGCGACAAATGGCACATAATCCATTCTGCGCAGCCGCCAAGGCATCGTATTGATCCACAGTCAGTCCGTAGCGACGCAAGTTATACCTTCGCTCGCGTTCTCTAAATGCTGCTTTGTCTTTTGCCTTTTCTCTTTCCCGGTATTCCGCCTGCGCTTTAGCCGAATACTCTTTGTATTCAACAGTGCCGCGGATTTTCTTTTCACAATCTATGCATCGCAAACGGCGCCCACGTGCCGTCTTGGCTTTCCAAAACTGCTCGGGCGTTTTTTTTAGCTTGCATGTTCCACAATCAAGTAATGGCAAAGCGATCTCCGGAAGTCGGGCTTGTGGTCAAAGCTGTTACTGTGATCGTCGGCGTGGCAGATGCCGTGCTGGCGGTAATGTCCGTGCTTTGGCCGCGTAGCGCTGCGGTCGTCGTATCGTCCGCGAAGGTAAGTAAGCGACCTTTGAACTGATCGGCAACCGATGCGGCGGGAGTTACTGATGATGTGACAATACTGGTTGTGGTTGATCCAGACCCCACCGTCCCGATCACATTACCCTTGACCGCCCGTTCGAATGCATTGAGCGTTGTTGTGGAGTTATTAATCGCTGACAGATTGCCGTCCATGCGCCCACCAACAAGGGCAGCGGGTAAGCGGGTTTGAATATCGTTTGTATCTGCCTGGATGCTTGCGGTCTCAGCCTTGATTGCCGCAATCTCCGTATCCAGCAGATCATCAATCGCATTGACGCTGGCCTGAGTTGCGAGTGCCGTTAAGCCCGCGCCCGCCGCGCCGATTACAGCGGTGTCCACTAGGATCGCGTCAACGACTGTCTTGATCGCTGCCACTTCGGTATCAATCAAGTCGTCAACCGTGTCAACGCTCGTCTGTGAAGCTCTGCTGGATATAGTGGCATTGATGTTATCGCCCATGATCTTGCCAGCCGTGCCAGCGCCATACGCACCAGGTAAGGCAGTTGCCCAAGGATCACCAGCGGAACCTGATGCATTCAGAGCATACCCTGTGCTGCCAGCGGTCAAGTGGCCGGACAGAACCTCATCCCATACCGCATCAGCAATCCCGGCTTCGGTCAGGCTTCCTCCGCCTACCGTGCTCACCTGCGCATCAAGGTTCGTTTCGATCAGCAGGCCATAACTGCCGGCGCTACCGTAGGTAGCTGTCGCCGCATCCCATACCGCCGTAGCTACTACGGAAGCGCCCATGTCAACCAGGCCGCCAGCAGTGATGGACATTGCGCTGAAATTCGTCGGGAATGCCTGGGTAAGCGAATATCCGGTTTTACCAACGTTCCAGTCGCCCTTGCCGTTAAGCGCACCAGCGGCGATGCCGGCAGCCGTAATCCACCCAGCAGTAATGGACGGAAGATTGGTTAGATTTGTTACGGTCGTGATCGTGCCGGCAGTAATATTCGTCGGGCTCGCCACGCTTGAGGGGAAGGTAACGCCAGCCGCCGCAGTAATCGTTTGTCCAGCCAATTGAATGGCGGACACGTCCAGATAATCTGTTCCCAGCACCAGCGCATCGTAAACATTAGCGGGCAGAACCATGAATTCACGGCGAACCGCGAGCGCGCCCGCTACATGGACGTTTATTTCCAGTTTTCCAAGGGTATTGGTATCTGTCGCATCGAGCACGGTGTAGTAGCGCCCATTGGCGATGTGGGTAGCTCCACCTGAATTTTTGCTCGATTCTGTCGTACCGCCTTCTTTCCATAGCTTAATATCAGTGTTGGCAATGGTGAGCGCGGTTTCGGCGCTGTCCCCATCTAGCTTATCTAAAAACGGCCCCAGTAAAACCTCTTGACTTGCCGTTGACTGTCTTAACCAAAGCATGGCAACTCCTCGCAAACTATAGTATTATTCGTATTTCCATTATCGATGAATGAGCCACGCATATGAGCTTTAAATTTGTTGAAGATAAATGTAGGTGTGGATGCGGAACTGCACTTGGATGGGTGAGTAAATCTACCTATTACCGTCTCATTGGTGGTTACGGGAATGCGGGGTGGATAAAGGGACATCGCGGCAACGGCTCCCTTAATTGCAACTGGAAAGGCGGGGTAGCTCATCCTGCAAACGGATACAGACTTATCAAGAGACCGGGCCACCCCAATGCAAGAAAGAGCGGGTACATTCTCGAACACAGGGCGGTTGCATCCGAGAAACTTGGGAGACCGCTTACCCCAAACGAAATTGTTCATCACGTTAATCATGTGAAGCTGGACAATTCGACAACTAATCTGGAAGTCATAACGCCGCGCGACCATATAAAAGAACATGACCCAAATCAATTTAAGAGGGTTGAGAAGAAGCCTAAAACATGCATAAGTTGTGGAAAGAAGTTCATAAAACCGATAATTGGAAACCATAAACGAGCGAAGTTCTGTTCTATGAAATGCCGCAACAGCAAAGGCAGTACCGCTGTCAGGCGTAAGATTACGCTCGCGGATGAAGCGGAGATTCTTCGCCTTCGTGGCAACACGCCACGGAAGGAGATCGCCAAACGCTTTGGGCTCACTGAAGGCGGCATAAAAGGTGTGTATAAGCGCAACATCCATTACATGATCCCCTGATTGCGATAGTGATTAACAAATACTGGAATTGCCGCTCCCCCGCCGCCGCCCCCAGCCTCGTCCGCGCTGAAGTTGTCTATATGAAGCTGCTCGGCATTTATGGCGGTGCCGTATGCATTATTAAATGCCCGTATACCTGCTTTTCCTGCGGAAGTAATTCCTGTATCAGTAGCCTCAATCGTCGCCACGCTATCCACGTATAGCTTAATCGCGCTGCCCGACATATCGAGCTTGAGATTGTATGTATTGCCCGGAGTCAGCGTGGCAGCTACGGCGCTTCCGAGTTGCGTCGCCGCGCCAGAAACGAACCTATACATTTGCCAGCCGGCGCCGATTGAGTGCCTGGCGTGGTAGAACGTATTTACGGAGGTTGAGGCCCTTCCTACCACCCCGACGAGATTATTTGTGGCTGTGTAAGACGCTACGTAGATGTCGATTGATACGCTATAGTCGGCTGTCGCCGGGGTAGCGGAGTGGCAATAGGCAGAACTTGCCGCCCCAACAGGGTCTAGCTGACATCGATTATTCGCAATAAGAACATTATTGGAATAACTCGGATGCCTGCTCCAGTTCGCGCTATAGACCTGTAGCGTGTCTCCTGTGGTGCCAGTGAAACTATCTGATGCGAACTGAGCCATTACGCTACATCAAAGTTATTTTCGTCGAACGCTGCTTCAAGTTTCTGACCTATGCCGCGAATAACATCTCGGTAGCCATCGGAGCCGCTAACGAAATCAGTGTTAATCCCCCGCCTAACAAGAGCTTCGTTCATCCTGGATTTTGTAACGTTGTTGATCGCGTTGACTTTGCCGTCTAGCGGAAAATCAGGGAGCGCGTCAACACCTTTTGCGTCGATAACCTTTGCATGATTGTCCGTGTTAACCAACACCAGCGTCCAAGTATGTAGCGGATGCCCGGTTACAGGATCGGACGGGATGCTGCCTACCCATGACACGCCAAGATCAGCGATGACGGGACGGAATGGGCCGGTTGTGGGCGTGGGCGGCACGTCCTGTCCGTCACCGATGATGTCGCAAATGTAGTATTTTTTAGCCATTTTCATTTCTCCATAAAAAAGCCGCCCAAATGAGCGGCCAGTTTCTTTTAAATCAATGTAACTACGCCTGCTTTAATCCATCCATCGTTTCAGCCAGAACAACCCCTGTCACTTTCACATTACCCGACAGCACAACCTCAACGTTATCCGCCTTGTACCCACCCGGCAGCCTGAAAGCGCGTGTATTTGTCACCTGTTTCGTATGCTTCAACTGACCATCGGCCCATAGCTGAAACTGCAAGGAATCTATCGATAAAGGCGGCAAGGCCTCCATCGCATCCCCGCCAATTTCATACTCACCAAGGTACTGGTCAGCCAGCCCGTCATTCGTCTCGCCGCTTGTCATCAGCGCTTGATTTGCGGCAATGATTGCGTCCTGCGATGAAGAAGCGCCTGACTGCTCCGCTTCTGTCATATCGAAATCAGCATCGATCTTTGCCGCGCCATAGTTGATAGGTGGGGCCGTGATGAACTTCTTGCTCTTCCACTCGTAGGATAGTTTCGTCCCTACATCGCCTTCCCAGTGGTAGATTTTCTTGTCAGCCGCGACGTAGAGCTTCCCGGTCCAAGGGTCAGCCCATATCGCCGTGATTTTCTGATTAACCTTGATGAAAGACGCTGACTCAGCCTTGTCGATGACAAACATTAGAGAACTGTCGTCAACGGTATACCCGCAGTAATAGCGGTTGTCGGCAGATGCCGCGATGAAGGTATCAGGATTGAGTTCCGCCCATTCCTTCTGAGTGAATAGGTCTTTGGTCACAATATCCGTACTCACTCCGGCGATCACCAGCCCTTGCGGCGCAGGATAGCCCACGCCGAAGGCAAAGCTCGCAACACCGCGTTTCGCCATGCACGGCCATGCAACACCCATCTTCTCCATGCCGCCGCCCATCGTCACGGGCTCAACGCCGGTAATGGTGAAGGGATTGCCTTTCGTCATTCCAACAAGGGTCGTGCCGATGACGCCTATCGCCACAATGTCCTGATCGTAAGTTTGCCGGTAAGCAGTCGGCCAGGCATAGGGTTTGAATGGTTCCGAGAAGCAAATCTCGTTGCCGAAGAATCCGCAGGCTATGCCGTTCGCCATGATGATGATGCCCTTCATATCTGCAGGCGGCATAAGCCAAGTCGTTGAGGGCAACACTTCGCCTAATGCGACAGTTTCATCACTGGCTGTATCGTCATACGTCGTGGTAATCGCGGATATGGTTACAACGTAGTGATATTCAGTGCCGGAAGAGGTCGTGAGCGTACGGTAGATGCGCTTGTTCATCGACGCGGTATTGTGGGGCGCTTGCCGCATCCACGTGCCGCCGGAGGTATAAGTCTGGGTCGTGGATAAAATGATCGTGACTTTATTCGTAGCCGAATCGACGCTCTCAAGCGTGAAGGTTTCGTTTATATCCGTCATGCCAGCTACTGCGGCGAATGTCAGTGTTTCGCCTTCGCGCAACCCAAATACTGTATCAAGGGTGATCTCAACGTAACCCGCAGAAGGCGTATCCTTGACCGCAGCGGTTACAGTTCCAGAGTTCGGAGGCGCAGTATCCAGACCTGTTAATGCCCAGGTCGCGCCCGATTCCTTGCCGGTAGCAAGGGTCGATGCCGGAGAAGGCGCTGATTCCTCGCCCCAGGGCGTAACGAAGGTATAAACGTATGCCCTGGTGACATCAGCGCCAGTGCCGCCAGTTGCAGATACAGATGCGGCGGTAACCGGTGGGGATACGCCCAGCACGAAACAACCAGAAGGATACGGTCCCACCCCAGCGGTTGCTGTGTCGTAATTCGATACCCTTGGTTCGCCGTCTCCGGTGTAATAGAAGCGCCGATCGACATTGTCCGCAATAGGCGAGCGCGCAACGTCCACATCCTTATCCCAGGCCAACCACTTCTCGTTACCGTCCTTCTCCATGCGGAACATCGATTTAATATCATTGTCGATTACCGGAGCAGCGATGAGCAGCGGACCATTGCGCGGACGCAAGTCACCGGACGTGAGGATGCAGTTCGTCGCAATCTGGGCCTGACTAGGGCCAAGCAACTGCTTCGCCAGTCGGGGGACAAGACCGGAGAAACCGGCAATTCGGAAAGCAGCCATCTGTTATTTACCTTCCAGCCAGTCAAAGAACGAAACGATGCTGAACGCAATCACCCCGGCGATCACCGATACGGAAATCAGCCCAGTTAGGATGTCCGAAGTGAAATACTCCATGACTTGATTCATTTATCTTATGCCTAATAGATTGTTTAAGCCATTCCGCATAAATAGACGATAGGCAACAAAAAAGCCGCTATTGCGGCCTATGTCTACCCCTCAACTCACTGATTTAAATCGATTGTAGGGCTTCTACGCTTGTCTAGTTTTTAAGCAGTTTCGACCGCATAAATCTGTTTGCCAGGTTTCGCCCGGCGATGTCCACCTTTTAGCCCTAGCGAGCGCAGGTAAGCATAAAAGTGCTTGAACTCGGCCAATGTTGGTCGTTGGCCACACAATCCCATAAACTCATAGACTCCGTTTTCCACGTAGACTGTTACGACACAGTTGTAAGGCCCAGGGATTGCATTGGCATCATCATGCACGCGCACCAGTCCGACATTCGGGGTAATCCAGTTAAGCGTTGCTCGCCCGTTACGGTAGTCGTAGTGGTAGGTCACGCCAGCCCCATGTACAACTTGTATTCAGTTTCGCGTCGGATGGTTAGGCCCTTGAGTGGCTTGCCGTTGAACTTATTCCAGCGCAAGATTTCTTTGCCCGCGCCCTCATAGTCGCCCGAATTAAGCTTGCGAACGAGTGTTGATCCGCAGAAGGCTGACACGCCTATGTTGTATGTAAGGCTGACCAGCGCATCATACTCATGCTGATAGAGCGAGACCTTAACGCAGCGCTTCACTCCCGCGGCATAAACATCCTCAACCTCATCCATAAGCCTTATAAGGCTGCGAACAGGGTCAGTCTTATCACCCATCTTGACGCCCGCAGTAGTTCCGAAACCAATAGTAGGTACATCACCGGAAACGGGAACATACGCTTCCTCCTCATAACCCTCATGCACGGCAAGCCCAACAAGGGTAGATGCCGTCAGTACCAAGGCAGCGATAGCAGAGCGGGCCTGATTTACGGATGGCTTAATCATTGCGTTCCTCCATTCTTGGCCGCATCGAGCGCAGCTTTAATCTGTGCCACGGCTATTCCCTGATCGGTAGGCCGCGCAAGAAACGCACCGATAGCACCGATCAGATACCCGAGGTACTTCAGCACCGGAGCAGCAAGCTCGAGTGCTTCGGGGGTTATGCCAAAAACGCCGGTCGGCAAAAGATGAACTGATTCCGACGCGCTAATGATAAGCGCAGCAATGGCCGCAAGCCTTACGCTCCAGGCCTTGGTCATGATTACTTTCCAGTTCTCGACTAGCTTCATTTCTTGGTTTCCAATTCAATCAATCCTTGTAGGGTGTGCGCGGCCTTCTCGATGTCCTGAAAGCCGCCCTTGCTCTGCTCCCGCGCAAGATAAGCGATGGCCGTGCCTTTCATGTAACCCCTAAACTCTTCCGGCGTCAGCCAGGCACGCAATACCTCCCACGGCTGAAACGCGCCCATATCCTTGTAATGGCTGCCGCCTATCTGCACATTTAGCGCCGACTCTTTTTTATTCTCATCGGCAAATTCACTTGGGTATTCCATCAGCTATATGCCTTTTTTAAGAACGCGAGACTCACGCTCATAATGTCGTACCTGCCCGCGTCAACTTCATGCTTCACTATGATTCCCCGCTTATGATCATCGCCCTGCGGCCCAAGATAACTTTCGTCATGTGAGTAACAAGTCGCGCAAAACAAAGCCGTCTGTTGTGTCTTCTTGTGGATAGCAATATCCATATGCTGAACATGCCCCATCGTTGCAGAGCACTGCCGCTCACGCAGCAAAGCCGCTGCGGAACTCACCGGCCTGCCCATGACGCCAGACGTGAAGAAGTGAGAATATTCAACGCCGTCCTTCTTGATCACTTTCAGGAACGGGTGAAAATTCCAGCCATACTCTTCAATACCCAAATCCAGACGGTCAATCTTCCCGCTGTATTCCGGATTGTTATCGGCAACCCGCGTGATGCGTTGCTCGTGATTGCCTTCCGTAAACTCCATTTCCGGCCTGTATTGCTCATGCCTGGGCGCGGTTCGGTTGTAGTCATGAATAGGCTTTAGCAGCCGCTCCATCGCATCCCGCCCCGCTTTCACATCCTTGACATACCGCCGCCCCTCGAATGGCAGCTTGCCTTTGTCGTACATGGACAGGCTCGGCATATCCCAGAAGTCGCCAATGTTGATAATTACATCTGGCTTCTTCTCAACGATGTAATTCCCGATCCATTCCCAATGGTCGGTATTCACGCCTTCCTTGACTTGCCCATCAGGGATAACAAGGTGCATCTTGCCGATCCGCTGCCTCGAATGGATCCTTGGCGCTTCTTTCCTGAACGTCGGCTGCAATCCTCTGATTCTCGCGGTGGCGACCCGGCTTTCAAGTGTTCCTTTCGGTATCCCGCATCCTGCTTTTGCTGCTAAAAAAGGACTCCCGTATTCCTCGATCAGATTCAACGCCTGGATCAGCATCGAATCCGGCAGTCTTGGAGTTGGCATTTATTTAACCGGCTCTCTAGTAACGGTGCGCAAATACCAGTTCACAGCGTTGTTCCCGGCGCACACCAGCAACAGGACGATGTAAGCCCAGCCGGGCACGAGCTCTTTAAGGAACCCGGTAAAGAACTCCACCCCCGCGATGCACGTAGACAGGACTCCCAATATCCCGTTGTACCAAAGCGTCTTGCTCTTCTTCTTTGGCTTTGATTCGGGGCCCTGATCTTGATATTGATTTTTCTCGGTTCTCGTGGTCATCCCCACACTCCTTATTGCAGTACGCGCCAATGGACTTTTCGCCGCAGTTCAGACAGTGTCCGTCTTGCTCCGGTACCGGCTTTCTGTGGCGCAATGCCGCATCTCTGTGTATCGCCTCTTGCTGCTCAGCCTTCTCCGCTTCGTCCATGATTTAGCGCTTCAAACTCAACAGGCAATCAAACTTCAAGTGCACCGACTCCTCTGCGTCGCCGGCATCGATGTCTGCGCACGGCTTACTCTTTCCGTTACGAATCACGGTTACTTTCTCTTTCGGCTCTTCCCGTGTCGCGCGGACTTCAATCATTGGTGACATCGATGCGAGTTCAGGAATTGGTGTTTGCGGCGGGACGCTGCAGCCTGCGAGAACACACAGAATGAATAAATATTTCATCATCTCCTCCCGTGCGGCCACTGCTCAATCAGCCGATCCATTTTTGAATTGAGTAGTTGCATGGATTCACGCTGCTCAACTCTTGTGGATTTGAGTTCTTCACTCAGCCGTTCATTGGTTCGTTCTTGATACATTTCGCCGCGCTTTAAACTGGCGATGTCGTTTTGTACGGCGTTATATGTCGCTACACCCGAGGCAAGCAGGCCAGCAACAGCAATAATTCCGCTGAACGACAAAGCGTAGGTAGACGGCCCTCTTGGACGCGGCTTTTCGTCATCACAGTTCATGATTAGGAAATGGCCCACAGAAATATGATCATCACTACGGCCGCGCCCAACAGCATTACCGCAGTCCACTTCGATGCTTTCAGCCTGTCCAGCAGAGAATCCGCTCCCTTGTCGGCCTCTGCATTCATCTTCTCCGCGTACTCCTTGAGCTTCTGGCGCTGGAACATCGTCATCTGAATCTCCATAAAAAAAGCCGCTCATTGGCGGCAGTAGTTTCGTTACAGTGCTTTGTTTCTTAACGGAAATAATAATACCAAATATCGAATATGAGACAGACCAGGAACCAGAAGAACAAATCAATGCGGCCGATCAGCAGCACGCTCCACTTCTTTTGCTCAAGCTCGCGGATGGTTGCGACTGCCATCACAAGGATCGTCGCGCCCCATGCCGGTACAGGCTGAGTGAAAGCGATCAGCAGGCATAGGCCGTAGAGCATATGGGCAGCCTGATCCAAACATCCTGTCCAGAATGTTTTGACGCGCGGCGGGTTGCAGGTGCAGACGGTCATAATGCGTGTTTCGGCAATTGATCGACGGTGAGGGAGTAAGGGTTGCTCCGGTCCAGATTGTGAGAGTAAGGATTTAGTGGGGTGCGGCACTCAACCGGCAGTCGCAACAACTGTTGTGTCTGCTCACCCTGTTTCACCATTTCATTCCGGAACGATTCGGTGGCCGCAACCCCTTTGCGCGACTCATTGGCTGTGTTGATCATGAGCATTGGCATCCAGGCAATGGCGCAGGCAAAACTATCGGTTTCCTGCCCGGTGTTGTTGTCCACGCCACGAATTTGCACGTACCATGGGCAGCGATGCAACTCCTGCTCCCCATCCTTATTGACCTTGACCTCTTCGCACTTTGCCCCAAGTGGGCACTCCGCTTCTTTTACTTTCATTAGTTTTTGCTCGCTATGATCATGTCAATGTATTGCACAGCCATGCTAATGGACGTGCCGGTGAATGTGTGGGTGTGGGAGCCGCCTCCTCCGGCGCTGTCGCTCGTAACCACCGCGCTAGACCCGTCGGAATTTCCTTTTCCTGGACTGCTTCCACCCCCGCTTAATCCGTAATGAGTGGTTGTGTGCGTATGCGCTGGTATCTGCGCTATAGTCAACGTAGTGCCCCCAACCGTGCCGGATACAGGGCGTACTCCGAACGTATCGGTAAAGGTGTTGGTTCCGCCCGACCCTCCACCTGCCCCACTTACAATTCTTAGCGCCTTGTTGTTATGTGTTGTTACCTGCGTCCACCCGGTGGGCGCGGCGGCTTGGAAAAAAAACATAACCGTGCCCGTAGGTATAATCTCAGCGCTTGTAGCCACGCCCAACGTTGCCCGCATTGCTGCCGCGTCCGCATCGTCCAGAAGAGCGCGCGCAGCGGCCGTCAAATCAGCTACAGAAGCAGTCCCCGATCCAGTAAAGTAAGGTAATTTGTCAGCGGCAGAAGCGAGTCCGCCTAAAGCAATCAGATTCGCATTCGACAGCGATTCTTCCAACGCGATATTGCAGAGCCCGGCAACGAAATAATCCCCCGCACTCCACGTTCGCGCAGTCGTTCCATCCAGCCCGCGCCCACCTACGGCAATGGTCATTGCATCGGTCGAACGAGCCTCAATCTTCACTACCTCACGGTTACCGGAAGCGTCTTTGAAGATTCCGTAGAAGTAGTCTCCGGCGGCTAAGCTAGGAAAGAGCAGACCTTTGCCGGCTTCGACTGTGAAACTTAGACCGGTTGTGCCGCTGGGTGCTGAGCCTACGATTGCTTTACCGAAATTGGAAAACTTAAGTCCCATGTATTAACCCCTTCTCAAGATCGATGTTTGCAGCGGCGATCTTGTGTAATTTCTGGCCGCGCGCATCCCGGCAGCAGCCGTCTTAATCGTGAATTGCTGCGCGTGATAGGCAGCAAGCTGCGCGCTACTGTACGGCTTCTTGGGCGATAGCATCAGCCTCGACAGAGCCCCATGAACAATCGCCTCGCGGTATTCGTTGAACAGCAGATCATCAACGCCTGTTGCGTCAACCGAAGGTTTGAGCGCGACAATCATGGTCAGCGTTCCGGAAACGTCAGGCTCAGGCACGAGCGTGAGCGATGTAGCGCCTCCCATGATGTATTCTGGCGTACCGGTTTCGTTGCGCCAGTCGGCAATGTGAATTCCAGACTCGCCGGTTATCCGTAACTCGTCGTCATCGAACTGTGCGTAAGTGATCGTGTGGATTACGGCTTGAGCAGGAGGAACAAATGCATATGAGGCGGTACCGCTCGTTACCGCTATGTCGCCGTGGGTTGCTTTGTATGCTAGAGACTGCTCGCAGAACGTGATCGCGGATTGGCGTAGGGCTATGTCAGCGGCGGCAAACGGACAGCCAGGGACGTCAGGAATAATCAGATCGTAGAATTCGCTCCATAACTTCATATCAATCCACCTGACCCTTAAATGATCCCACTATCAAGGCAGCGATTAACAAAAACCAGCCCCACCCATCCACTTGCTTATAAATCAGGAATGCCGCCATACCCATGATTGATACAGGCACAGAGCAGATAACAATGGTCTGGATCAATTCCTTCATACTGGTGCCTCCGCTCCGAATAGTTGAGCGAATGCTGCAGCTCTGCCTGAGTTTGTGTGCTCATCGTCTGCGAGTTCAGCCCTTGCTACGACATAATCTGCAAGCGTCTGAACATACTCAGCATCCAGCGGAAACGCATCTCCCAGCAAAGCCTCTCCGGTTGGGAGGCTCGAATACTGCCCCACGAACAAATCCGGCCTGCGCTTGGTGACAGCAAGAACGCCATGATTGGCGTAAGCAAGCAAATTAACGTCCGTGTACCGGGCTTTATCGGAATCGTTGAGCGGGATCCTGGCCAGGTCCACCACGCTTTGGTAGGTGAACGCCATCAGTTATCCGTCTCATGTTTACCGAACAGCGCAATGACTCTGTGCCGGATCGTTTCTTCGTTCTTGCGCTTATCCAGCCGCTCGTTGTATTTCGTTTCAGCGAATTTGATCAGAGCGTCCTTGTCCATGGCATGGAAGTCGACTACAGGAAGTGGCTCTTCCACAGCCTTTTCTTCAGTCGACAGGCCTATTTCTTCGGCTTGCGTCGACGTAGTGTCGACATCTTTTTTTTCTGTGTTATCAGGCTCTTGATTTGAGTCGACGTTATCCACCGGCGTCCATGTGTCGACGTAGACCAACAGTCTTTCAGCAACCTCTGCGCTTACATTGCGCACTTGCCCGGGCTCCCAACGCAGCCCTACGCCGCGTATGCTGTCTACCTTTACGCCTTGGGCTATATATTTAACTTGTGGCATTTGCACTCCAAAAAAAGGGCAACCCCGAAGAGTTGCCCCACCGCTTCAAAGGAAACTTACTTGACGCCGGTCGCTTCGCCGGTTGCTATTGCCGTAACCTTGCCCGATGCGAACGTTGCGGCGGCGGCTGTCAGAGTCACTGTTACCCACACATCCTTTTCGAACTTCACCGGCTGGAAATTCATCGACGTGCGAGCGGCGCTCCGCAGGATCGTGCTGCCAGCAGCGACGAAATAATCATCGTCAGCGGTAGGCCCATCAGTCGAATTCACCGGCTCGTAGCCGATCTTGCAGGCCATAAGAGGCGTTGCGTTGCTGTCCAGGTCATCATTCACGATTTCCAGGCCAGTCAAAGTCATTCCAGCAGGAATGCGAAGTGGTTTGTACACATCAGCCAATGCGCCAGCGGTCGGCGTAACCGAGCCCCAGGCCAGTGCCATGTTTCCATACCCGCCCATGTGCATGGGTTTGGTATTCAAGTCTGTTGCGCTAAATGTAGCCATTGATAAAACTCCTTGCGAATTAAGGGACTAGCGGGCTATGAAAGCCCCGCTTATGTCATTTCAGGTTAGAGAGGGACGGCCGAGTCAACCGCTATCACGCCGAAGTCTGTCGGAACCTTGGAACCGGTGCCGTCGTCGATGGAGAAGCGGGTTTTCATGTGGCCGCAAACCTTCTCGCCCATGACTTCCAGATTGCTCTCGAAGTTGTACCAGTGCTCTTTCCAGCCGAACTGCATGCCGCTGGTCTTGGTCTTGCCGTAGGCGATACCCAAGGCTTGCGCGCCAAGCAACAGGCCGCGCTCTACCCCGTAACCGGCGCCGATAGAAGCATTCACAGTCTGATCGGTTTCAGTGGCGGTTGCGGCATTGGCCGAAGTGATGATCTTCGTGGACTCGCTCGGGGCAAAGCGCACGGCACGCTCGTTCTTCACCACCAGGATGCCGTTCCACATTCCAACTTCGCCGGCAAACAGCGGATGGCGAGTGTCGAAATAAGCGGCACGGTTCACGGCGTTTTGCTGGAAAGCGCGGAGAGACCCTTCGCTCAGCAGAATCGAGTATTGATTCGGCGTTGCGAGGAATACCCACATTTTCGAGGTTTGCGAGGCCTTGTCACCGGCGAGTTTGATGGATTGCAGAGGCTGATCCATATCGTCGATGAGCTTGCGCAATCCGTCCAGGTGAGCAAGCTTCAGCGCATCGGTAGATACGATGGAGCCCAATTGCTGGCCACCTTGCGTAAGGTTCGCGCCGTTCACCACATAATGCCGGTTGTAGGTAGGGGCCTTAACCGAGTTAACCATGATCGAGCCGAAGTTCGATGCGCTTTGGAGAGGGATAACCCAATCCGTACCAATTTGCGATCCCCGGGCACCAGCCAGATGCACGAGCACTTGCTGGGAGTTCAGCCGCGGAAAATAACCAGACAACTGAGCAAGAGCAATCTCGCGCAGATTGTGCTTCGTGCGTTGCTGCGACATCGAGCCGCCAGCGTCAATGACCTTGCTGGACAAGTCGATCTTGATTTCCATCGAAGAAAACGAGAGCGCGCTGCCGCGGCCTTCGCGGTTTACATCTCCCATCAGGGGTTCGCCGCTGATCGTATCAACCAAGTCGAGAGATACAACGTCGCCTGCGCTCTTCATCAGGTTGTCGATGCGCACGATCGGCATGCCGGCATGAGTCTGCCCGGCTACCATTTCCATCCCTGAGCTCGGTTCAATCGCCCCGACCAACTGATCGATCGCGGTGGAGCCTTTCAGCGTATTGGCAAACAGCGCCGCGCTATAGTGTTTTACTGCTAACGAACTTCCGCTCGCTACGTTTGTTTCAGCCATTTCAAATTTCCTTAATCAAATTCGGCTCTCAGGGCGCGCGCTTTATGTTCCGGCATGCTGGTGAGCTTCTTGACGAGTTCCAGAGGACTCAGGTTCTCAAGTTGCTCACTTTCGGATGCAGGATTTGCGCCGCCTTGAATATCCGATAGGGTTGTGGGTTTCTTCGCCGGTGCAGCGTCAAGCTTGGCTTTCGCCTTGACTTTGATCTGCTCCGGCTCATCTGCTTTTTTCGGTGCGGAGGCGTCAGGCATAATGGCGCGCACCCGGCGGGCGACTTCCTCGAATCGTTCAGCGTATGGCTTGCTCGCCCACTTGCTGGCGGTTCTCAGAATCTCGTCCTGCTTAAGCGCTTCGTCCCAGGCTTCCGGATCGTTGCTCTCCCAATGTGTCAAGTCAGGGTTATTGTCCTTGGCTTCGGCAACCTGTTCGGCAACGCTCAATTGCTTCACGCGCTCGGATTCCTCCTTTTCGCGTTTCAACTCTTGCAGCGTCTTTTCCAGCTTTTCGCCTTGCTCTCGGCTTCCTTTGAGAACTGAGGTAATCACTTCGTGGAGTTCCGGCATGTTTTCCTTGATGTTCTCAAGGTGCGCGGCTATGGCATCATCTACCTTCGCCTCATCCTTGCCAGTCTTGGCCTCATCCTTAGCCTTCAGCAGTTCGTCCAGTTTGCCTTTGGCATCCTCGAGTTCCTGCCTGAGCGTAGAATTCTCCACCCGCAATTCCTTGTGCTTCTCGTAGGGAATAATCCCTTTGCCGCTCTTGTTCAGAACGACCGGCACATCTTCGCCCGCGCCGTTAGCCGCGCTATCCACTTCCTGTTCGGGCTCATCCTTTGCCGCTTGCTTGCCTAGAATCTCCTCGATTTTGCTGGGGTCGTTCTCCAGTTCCTCGATTTGTTCCGGCGTGAGATTTGCTATTTGCTCATCCGTAAGTTGATCTACTTCCATTGCCTTCATCTCCACTTCTTAACGCAGTGAGCGCGCCCTTTCGGGGTTAATAAAAGACTGCGGTATCGCCGTTAGCGCGTGAAACTATCAACAGTTATTCGAAGATTTCGAGTAACTGAAGTTGATACCCATTAAAAAAGCCGCCCGAGTTTCCAGGGGCGGCTTAGTGTGTTGATATTTAAGTAATTCTTATCCGATAATAGCCATAGCGTTTTTGGCTGCGGCCCACCAATTACCCGACGCTCCGCCCCAATTGAGCCAAACTGTAATGTCAGCTCCGCGCAGAGCCGTAGTTCTTGCGTTTTCCAGCATCCTTTCGGTTACGCCCGAATCATCCTCCCCGACGCTCATGTAATCGACGCACATGATCGTTTTGGCGGCCATCGGGAAGGCTGTCGCAACCGGCGGTATTCCTGACTGCATATCAGGTATTCGGTGCGTGTCAGAGAGACCGGCATACATTCCCTGCCCGATAGACCAGTTAAGCTCGGCCACGACCTCCGCGTCTTCGCTCCCATCGCAATAGTTATAGAAGGGATAAATCTCCTTACCGGGGAAGCAGCTCTGAATGTGTAAGCACATCTCGCGATGAGCGTCTCTAATCTGCCCTGTCGTCAACCCGGCAACAGGCCATAGCTCGCCAAATCCCCATGCGGATTCGTCAGGGCCAATACCCTGAAGGGCCGAGTGGTTTCCGACTGCTGCCGCCATCGCTGTAATCAACGCTTTGTAACGCGCCATTACATTCGGATTGTCTAGCCGCGGAGACCATGCGCTGAATCTGTTTATCCGTAATCCACCTGTTGTTGCATCACCCCCGTAGGTGACTTCATCGTTCAGAATATACGCTGGCAAAGGCTTCGGCTTGGCGGCGGAAACGGTTTTCGTGAAGATTCGAACGATTACCTTTTTTCCGTATGTAGCCGCGTAATTAAGGGTCGTCGTTAACGCCGAGAAGTCGTAAACGCCTTCCGCTGTCTCCATCGCTACCCACGAGCAGGGATATAAAATGCCTTCCGTATCCAAGACGCACTGATGATGCCAACTCAGAGATGAGCTCATCGCAACGTCGTAAGAATCCGGGAGCATCCAGTTTTCGTGATGGCCAGCGAAAGGCGCTACCGGAGCGAGATTGACGACCAACAAACTCATATCGATTCGAGAATCACTGAGTAACTGATCAAGTCAAAGGAATCCAAGGCGCTCGCGGTCGCCACGCCGATTGAAACTGTCATAGCCGCGTCAGTATTGATATTGGTAGTTAGATCAGACGCTGCACCAGTCGTTTGCTGCTGTGGAGCAAGCCACGCGGTAGTACATGCTGTGGTCGCAGTTGCAACAACCAGCTCTGCATCTGCCCTGTTCTGCTGTAGGTTCGTGGCCGTTAGGCTCAGGAAATACGCCCTTGGGTCAGCGGAAGTCCCGGCAGTGCCGATATAGATAGTCGCCGTGGCTGCAGCTGTTGCTCCGCGGCGATAGAATAAAGCGCGCAGCCGAAGCGCTGAATGCCCTGGGATAAGCATCTTGGCAGGGATGACAAGAGAGCCGAATCCACCGCTCAGGTTGAATAGAGCATCGGCTGATCCTGTAATGGTGGCTACTGGAGCCGCTATCGATCCCTGCTTGCCGGCCAGTTTTACTTGACCATTAAGCGGCATCCATCCCGCCGAGGTCGCCTTCCAGAAAGATCCCGCTTCACCCCCAACATCTGAGATATTGATGACCGTACCGACCGCAGTAACGGAGTAATTCGGGCGCGTATTCCAAGTGTAAGTCAGTACTAGAGGTAGAGATTCCGCCTCTGCCGCAGATACAAGTTGCGACTCGATCTCAGAGGAAAAATTAACGACATCGCCGGCGCCATAACGAACGCCCGCTACTGTTTTTGCTTCCAATAATCGAATCATGTCTGTCCTTCGTATTTTTGTTTAAATATGCGCGCTATCTATATGCTTTGACACTATTTCCTCTGCTTTAAGCCTGGAGTTAATGTCCAGTTCCCGCGCTTTCAGTTCCGCGTCAACGTCGATCTTCTTATCCTTGAGTTCAAGATCCTGTTCTTTGATGTCCAACTCGCGGGATCTGTCGGATAGTTGCTGCTGAGTCTTGGTCAACTCGCCCCGCAATCCTTGGATAACTTGATCCCGCTGCTGTATCTCAACCTGCGCCTGCTGCTGCATGGCCTGCATTTGCTGATCAGACTCAGCGATGCCCGCTACTTGCCGCAGTTGATCAGCAAGCTCATGACGATTCGGCACATCGGACAGTTCGAGCATTACCGGATAGAGCACAGCCTGGAACTGAGGCGGCGCTGCCTGCACGATCTGACTCATCGCCTGCAGTTGTTGCGCCCTGAACGTCGGAGTAGCGGGAATGTCCTCAAGCACGACCTTGACCGCCGCGCTCGCGATGTCGTTCTCTACCGTTCCATCGTCCAACTTGCGATTAAAGTAGATGGTCTTTTGCTTTGCTCCCTGCTTAACAGCGATAGCCGTAGGCCTGCCGATCATCTCTTGCTTGATTAATGCCAGCAGTTGCTCGCCTACCATCCGCCGGGCATAACGGAAATTGTCGTTCGGCTCAGCCAGTACCGTGGATCCCTGCTCGACCAAATTATTGATTGCAACGCCGCTGGTCGCCGAAGAATCAGCCCCGAGCATGGCGCGGTAGATGCCGCCAACCTCTTCAATCCGTTTCTTGCGCTCTTGGACCAATTGGAACACTTGAGCCGCAAGAGCGTGTTCCCGGGTGACTCTAAAGCCGTTCGCGTTGCGCCGTTGCGAATTCAACACAGTCATCGACCTCAGACTGCTCATGTTCTGCGCGACTTCCTGATACGTGTTTTGAGACAGGTCCAGCGCGTCGTTATCGACCTCTACCTTGACCGAATTCAGGACTTCATAAAGCAGAATATCCAGATCAATGATCTGATCCTGCGGCCCGCGCATATCGCGAATCAGGCCGTAAGGTGTGCGGCTTCTGTCTTTACGGAAGCACCAGAAAGGCACGTAGGGGAAATTGCTGTGTGGGAGAGGCGTAGGCACGTCCATCAATTTATGTGGCCCGAGCCATATTGAGACACGCAATCTCGACAGCAGCGCCTTCTGGACCTGCACGAGCCCTTGAGCGACCGCCGCCTGGTGATATGGATTCTCCTCAACGTACTCTATGGACTTGCCGTCAGGAAGCGCCAGAACGTGCGCATCTTCGTAATGCCGGTACCAGAGCTCAGACAAGCGCACCATGCCAGAAGATTGATTCAGGTAATCCTCTTGATTCCTTCCCCAGGTCTGCTCGATCTCGTACGCCCGAGCCATGTTCGTATCGCCACCGTCGTAAACGTCCAACGTGTTCCAGCGATTCCACGAGTTCCCGATCAACTGAGATTCTTCCGGAAACATGCGCAACGCCTGTTCTCGGTCTACCCATTTATCACGGCGCAAGTAACGCGCATCGGACAAGTCGGGTTCCCTGGCCGTCCAGTCCCAATGGATCTCGTTTCTATGTACTTCGCGGACCCGATACGGGTACTTCAGCGGATCGAATTCGCGTGATACTTCAACCCAGCCGATACCGGAGCGAATCATGCTGGAATAGGCGTCGGACATTGCCCGATCAGCGCGGCTCTCGCTTTCTACTTCTTTGATCTTCGCGGACAGACCCTCGGCTATCTCGGCCTGCTGTTCATCGTCGGAGGTTACTTTATAATCGGTGCGTGAGCGCGCTTCAAGGCCCAGGACGGCGTTTATCGTCGGCTTGATCAGGTTGCTATCTTGCGGCGGAATTCCGGCATCCTTGAGGCGCTGGTTAACCTCGACGCTCGTCTGGGCGCCATCGTAGTAATCGCAATCGGTATCGGAGTCGAGGCGCCACTTTGGAGAGTTTCTGATGTCGCGGCATATCTTGTCGTATGCGGAAACATCAATATCCTTGGTGATCGGGGCTTCAGTTGTCATTAGCTAAGGAACCAGTCGAACAGTTTTTTGGATGCATCATCGGACAGCCTCGCGGAATCTTCCATTCCATACCCTGACACCCTTACGTATTCGCCGAGCATTGTCGCTGAGGCATATAGCGAGCTTCTTTTCGCCGATCCGCCATTCAAGGACCAACTCAAGGATCTCGCTTGTGGTTACCCGGACCGGTTCTGCGCGCCCCTGAAACATTGAGTGCGCGTTAGCGCTCAACTCGATCGCTCGCCGAACTATGGCAACAGGAAACTTGATCACGCCCTCCATCCTGGCATCCTGATACCGCGAGCGCTCGATGCCGGCTTATCCTCTTCAATCGCCACAGCGAAATATCTGAAAGCGTCGGCCGCGTGACTGTGGTAGTCATGCAATGGCCTTCCGCTAAACTGCTTGGTATCTTTGTCAACTTCGAACCGGTAATGTCTCAACGATTGCAATCCTTCAGCACATTTCTGCTCATCAAAATAACAGCGATTGAACACGGTTCTGGCGGCGTTGATGCCGTCGAAGATGGAAAGATTCGGCACTATCTGAACTTTCCGTCCGGCTGATACCATCAACTCCTCCACGCTTCGCCCTGTTGAGAGTGTCTTTGCGCGGGCATCGTGGGGTAAATAATCGGTCCCATATATGTACCCTTTGTTTTGCAACACGCCGATGTAGTGATTCAATGGCATCTGGTTATTACTGTAATAATCTATGAGCCTCAGTTCGGCGCCGATGCTCTGCGCGAACCAAATGCTGGTGTTGTCTGCGAAACCAAGATCCCAGAACGTTTGTACTTGCTTGGCCGCGTCATATGGAGCCCTGCCAATCCGCCCCTCTTCCTGGGCCTGCCTCAATTCCTTCGCGTAAATCGCCCCATCGAGCGTTACCCTGCAGTTTCCTTCCCAAATATTCTGATAAGCATCCGGATCACGCGCCTTCAGCTCATCCTTTTCCTTCTGCAGCGTCTCAGGAAACCATGGGTTATCGTCCCAATTGATCTTGACCACGACAGCGTCACTCGGCGGCTTTGCGACAAAACGTTGGTAAGTCTCGTCTGAATCCAACTCAGGGTTGAACGTCAACCATATCTCTGAGCCATTCTTCCGGATGGTGGGGATCAATACTTCCCAGGATGTTTTCGAAACGGTCTGCGCTTCCTCAACCCAGACTCGATCCACGCCTTCAAATGACTTGATCTTGGTAACGTTGTTTCTCAGGCCGGCGAATACGAACTCACTGCCGTTGGCTCCCTTGATAGTGGCGTTCTGTATCTCGTAAAACGAATCCAGGCCAAGAGAGGCGATCTGCGACTGCAATAAGTGATGCACTGACTCAACTATGGAGTTCTGAAACTCACGAGCGCACAGTATGCGAAGCGGTGAAGCGGCGGCTTGGATCAATAATGCTCTTGCGACTCCCCACGACTTCGCGCCACCACGACCACCGTAGAGAACCTTGTATCTAGCCGGGTGAAACAGGAACTCAAGTTTCTCGGGGAATTCGGCTCTATGGGAGGTCATATTTCGTATGAGTCGCAACCATTCCCACAATCAGACTGAAACACACAAGCAACCTGGACAGCCTCGATTGCAGATTTGCCGAGATGCATTGCGGCCAACGCAAAGTCCCTGCCTGACCCCGCAGCCCAAAACTTATCCTCAACGGCGATTGGGTATGGTGTCCGTTCGTAGCTGCGCACACCGTTCGCATCAGCCACAACAACTGTCGCCCAATCATCTTTGTCTCTCTGGCTACCTGGAAACGTTTCTGGATTGCATCCATTACGAACCCACTCGACCATCAGCAGGCCTTGGTCAAGGTTTCCAGCAATCGCCACAACGGAGTCACCAACTCGGTAGATTTTGGTTACGGTGCGAGCAAGGCCGGAATTAATAGACCTTTTGTCGGCCGCTAGAGTGCGGCCGTCCCAGGCAATGACTGTCATTTACTCTGACACATCGGGCAAACAAGGCGGGGCTAAACGCAGCACCACATGACAGTTAATCGTGGCCGCGAGCCACAACCGCAGGGTTTCGCAATAAACCTTACGAAACGGAACCTTGTAATAACCCTTCATTTTTCACTCCTTTTTAATGTCATTTCCCACTTCTGAAAATATAACCCCGCTAATTTCGATACCAACTCAGAAAAAAGGATGATGGTTTCCCACTTCACCCTATACCTGAGTATCAACCGGCTAATTTAAATCGCTCATATCGCCTCTACGATTGAGGTTTTTGAGCGGGGATGAAGGAAATCTCGATTTTCGATAGAATCGGCTTGTCGGGATCACCGCCTTCAAGGGCGGTAGTTGTACGATCCCCATATTTCTTTGGAGACAATCTTGCGGCGACCCACTTACGCGCATCGACTCTCAGCCTGGAGCGGGCGATAGCTTCGTGGTTCGTTACCTCGCGTCCGTCCTCGGCAACAATGACATCGTTTGCGGCGTCATCAGCAATATCAATGATGGCTTCAAAATGAACATCAGCCGAGAGCTCCTTGGCCTTTATGTATTGCTGCATAAATTCTTGATCAGAATCAAGCCAGTTCCATAAAGCGCGCTGGCTGATACCGAGTTCTATGCACATCGACCTTGCGGACTTACCGAGAGCGATGCCTTCAAAGATAGCGGAGCGTAAAGCGGGTGTCTTGATCGATGGCGCTCCCGCCTTTCTTTTGACGGTGCCGGGCTTGCGCTTTTCCGTCGGTTTCTTTTCCCCAGTCACGGCAACGCGTGCAGTAAAGCCGAGCCGTTACGCACGCACTCAATCCTCACAAGGCGCGGCGGGGTAACTGGCTGCATGTTGAACGAACGCTCCAGCGGTTCCCCGCAACACGCGCACATGCCATTCTGTGAGTCAAACAACTCTTGCCGCTTCCGGTCATTGGCTTCGCATCTTTCGAAATCTGCTAGCGCAAAATCATCGGCAACGAAACTGAACGGATCACCGCACCATCTGCCATCCGCAGGCTCTGACTTAAGCAAATCCTCTTCTGTTGCGTACGGGCGCGTTGAAAAGACAACGCCATCTGAGGTCCGCCATGCGCGCTTCCAAAGGATTACGCCGCTACTTTGCGCCATTACTTATCTCCTAACGAATGATTACAGCCTCGTACCGCAGCCCTGAGCATCACTTCACAGGCAGAACGCTCTTCGATCTCCGACCGCAACGCCCTATTGATCGTCAAGGCGTCGTCTTTGATGGATACCTTGTCTACCGCATAAGCATCCTTGCACTCAGCGGGAAGCGTGACTTCACACGGTACAGGCACGAGCTTTTCAACTACGTGCGTTTCGACAACCGGTTTACCTGCGCATCCCACTAGCGCCAGCACCAGGATTAAGCTACTCGGCCGCACGGCGACCTCCCACATATTCCCGCTGCTCCCTCTCTACTGCCTGGCACTGAGTCTCACCTGGGCGAACGGGCAACCCGTTACGAAGCTCCGCGGCCAAGTCTGAATGCTTCTTGGCAGATACCTGAGCCAACTTCATCGCCGCCTGAGCTTCGAGTTCTTTGGCTTCCAGCGCGTCGGTGACTTCTTTTACCCCAGCCTGAACCGTACCAATGTCGGTAGCGCATTTATCGTTCGATGCTCGCAGCACTACATTCTCTGATCCGAGCCGCTGCACCTCCTTGCCAGAGCGCCAATCGCTAACGACGAAGCCGCCACCGAAAGATAGCGCAGCAAAGACAGCGATGATGATTGCAGTGATAGCGGGACTCGCAAACATTGTTTCTACAGCTCGCTACGATGGATTAAGGACTGGATGCGGTCCAGGCTTGAGTCGATGGAATTAATACGCTGATTGAGTTGTTCAAGAAACTCTGGCATAGGGGGCAACGCTGGCTCCGAGCCGTTAACGCTGCCGCTGGATACAGAATCAGGCCGAAGCACGCCAGCGAAAGCTTTCTCCAAACTGGCAGCGAGCATTTCAAGCCGCTGCGCCTGATGATCTAGACTCTCCAATACGCGTCCGCTGCACTTTTCCCGCATTACGGCCTCTTCGTTAAGACCGCTATCCACCCGAATCTTCGCTGCACGCAGACCCACCATTCCGCCGCTGGAGTTCATTTTGTTTTCGCCCATAAAAAAAGCCCGCCGAAATTGGCAGGCCAGAAATGTAAAAACCCACCGGGTTAGGGGTGGGTTAGGTTTCGGAGTGAATATTTCGCACTCTATATAAATACTTCTATCACGTTCCCGAGAAAAAGCAAGCCTTATTCGTTTAAATTTGACCCGTAACTAACTGAACCTATATGATGCCCCTCTTTTATGGAGAAGCAACAAATGGATATTGATCCACTGCCGATTGGCGACATCCTTCCATGCATCGATATAAATGACGCAGGGTGGGGTGGTTCAGACGTCCGGAAACTTCTGTGCCCAGTTTGCAGTGGCTCATATAATCATATGGAACCTTCGTATTTAAAGGATGGAGGTGACAACTACGATGCCAAATGGGGCGGAAGAGGAGATCTCACTGTTGTCCCGATGTGGGGTGAATGTGGTTCGAAGTGGGAGGTATGTATTGGCTTCCATAAAGGCGAGAGTTTTATGTTCACCCGAGTCTCTCAGTCATGCAAGGATCAAAAAAACCCTTAAGAGCGCACCGTTCCTTCGATTAGATCGCTACGCATAATTCCATTCGCGCGCAATCAACCCGTGCGACTCTAAATCTTCTGCCATATCAGCCATGGCGCGACTGTGGATCACGTCAAGCATGTTATAAACCCCACGTCGAATAGCAACCACCATGTCATTCCCGCACGCGAGGTCATATCTGATGGATTTGTGGCTAATGGTTTTTCCAAAGTAACACAACAACAGTTTATACGCCCCTCGCCTGCCGTGAATCCCGGTACCCAGCGCCTGGAATATCCTGTTCATCATCACAGTGACATCTTCCGGCTTCGTCATGCCCCCGAACCTCGCCGCGATGTACTCCCGGTAAGCCGGATCCTCTAACCGCTCTGCTATGCCGATTATCGCCGCGGCTTGAGCGTGTTGCTCATGCACCGATAAGTGCGACAGCAACAGATTCTGACCGGATCGCCGCGGAGTACCGCACATTGCGTTGACGCTCGATAGCTTTACGATCGGCGTTGCAGAAACCTGATATGCCCAGGCAAGGGCGCTGTGAGCGCTATGAAACATTGCGTAATCCTCCACGTTTGGCGATGCGTACGAGTTCCCGCAAATGAATTGACCGGCTTTGGCTGTAGTAACGATCCTTGCGCTGCCGTTTTGGTTGCGGTTTGGGTGCGGGCTGGTCCTGGCGGTTTGATCGGGCAATAAGGCCATCACAAATCTCTTCTGGCGATCTGTACATCCAAGATGGGAGAATGGCCGTTTTCATTTCCGCTCTATCTCCCTGATAATTAATCCAGTGCACGCAAGGATTACGGGCACCAATGTCGCCGGCTGATCGCCAAGCGACTCGACCACAATAAATAGCAGCGCAGACAAACTCATCCAGGACGAAGTTCTCATCGTTTACGCATCCTGTTAATCACCCGCGACCGCTGAGCCATGCGCTTGATGGAGCGCTCTTGATTGCGTTTGGGTGATCCGGATGGGTTGGCTCTTCTCTGCTCGCCATGTTGTGGCATTGAAGACATAGCAAAAGCGATCGCGTTTAAGACACTTCTTAAGCTCATTTCACCACCTTCAATTTTCCGCTCTCCCATAGATAGTTCTGCGTCTTAACGAAAGCGCGTAGCCAAGTTGCCTGCTTGTCTTCCCGGTCCATATAATCAAGCATCTTGTGAGCCGTGTTGCAGAGGAACGCTACAGCCCAATCGTTGCTTTTATGCCCATGCCCGCGTCCGAATATCTGACTATCGCTATGCGCCGGATCGCATCCTTGCCAGCCGTGACACTCATGCGGGAAGTCGGCGAAGCATGGGGCTTTGTGGGCAAGGTCAAGGAACGATCGGTTGCGATAGGTCATCGCTTTCCCATTAATGCGGGATCTGTTGTGTCCACTATTAACCTTTCGGCCTGCTTATCTAAAGCCATTTTCATAAAGCGCATTTCTCTTTTGGCGATAACAAGTCTCTCAGCAAGGACTCTTGGATCTCTTGTTTCCTCCAGAATGTCATTGATTGCACGCTCTCTATCCTCTGCCGCATTACCCATGCCCTAGCCTCCTTTGATGGTGGCGCGTAGGTACCTCGCCAAGCTGAATCGATTCCAATGTTTTGTGCGATGTTGGTGCTATCAGCCGATGCGAACGGCAAGCGACTGAAAACGTCAGGGTTGAGCATCCTCAAGCCGTGCAATTTGCAGATCGGCAAACCGGATCGGTCGCAAATAGCATTCATCGCCTCAGCCATGCGATCCCACCAACGCGCATTTCCTACCGCTGCAAACTCGCCACTGCTCCCGATGCAAACGCGCGGGAAAGTATTTGCCAATCTGACTAGCCTCTCTATGGATTCGTGCATGTGCCAAACAGGGGCGCCAATCCAGGGCGCGGTAGTGCGCCAGGGCCACTCTTCTAGCAACTCATCGTTAGCCGCTTCGTCGCCGTCGATAACGTCGGGGATTACGGCAAAGTCGAATGTCGGGACTCGATGCAATCCGCCAACCCATGCGTAATACCTACTCCAGTCTGTAACGGGCTTCCCGCTTTTCCACGCGCTGAAAGCCCCATTGTCTACAGCAAAGGATTGGCAAATTTCGAGAGCTAAACTGAGTTGTTCGGGCGAGCGAAAGGAGATGAAAGCATGGCCGGCATTAATCGCCGCAACGGCAGCTGTAGCGCCCTGATTCGTGATCGGCAGCCCGTGGTAATGAATCACGCATACCTCCTATTCATCATTTCCTCATCCTCTGGCCGCTCCGGTTCGCTCCATTGCACACCATGCTCGCTACCATAGGCAGCAACGTACTCGATCAGGCTGGCCATGCGCTTTACAGACATCTGCGCCGAGCTTTCCCGGATATTGGCAAACTCTCCTTCCAGCCCAGGCACGATGTCAGCGCCCAACCCTGTCGCTATGGCGTGGCCAGAAATAAACAGCACCTTCCACTGATCCTTGGTGAGCGTCCTGCCCATGTATTTCAGTTGGCGCGCCACATCGCCGCACATCGCGTGGAAACGCCCGCTCTGAATTTCCTTGCGCGTCTTTGGTTTAATCTGGCACATGAAATCCGCTGGAGCCCGATCTATGCACTGATGAGCGAATTGCTTTTGCTTGAGGCCGACTAGAAAGATGGTTTGTTTGTCGTTCACTTTTGCGCCTCGTCAAGAAACTTCCTGAGCTCGTCTCTCGCGGCCTTCAAACTATTAAACGAGGACATCGGCCTATCCGCGAACATCTCGAGCCATTTATGAGCATCCTCAGCGGCAGCCAGAAGGTTCAGGGGATTACCCTCTCCGTCCCATTCGGCTTTCACGCCTCCAACTCCTTCACAACTCGCAACACGTCATCCAGCGACTCGACTATTACAGCCTCTCCTCGCCAAGCATCCAAGAACACTCTCTCCAGTGGCGTAAGTTGCCTAGCGCTGGGCGGCTTGCTGCCATCCTTGACTTCTACAATCACTGTCTTTCTGTTCTTTGCCACAACCAAATCCAAGCATCCCTTTAGCTGGCTAATGATCAGCACAGAACAGCCCATCTTGCGGAATGCTTCGACTATCTCGGGTTGATTGGCGTCTACCTTGGCGGCGCGGCGGAAGGTCATTTCAGCTTGCACTCGTACAATTTGCCGTTGAGCTTGACTGCGCCGTAATTCTCACAGTCGGCAGATGTAGCGGATTTGTCTGCCACGACGCCAGCGCCGAATGCCAAGAAAAATACCGCGACCGAAAGCAGTATCACCATCATCCCTTTCGCAAAATCAGACACTCTCAACCTCCTTCATTATTTTGCGCATAGCATTCACGTCATCGATCAACTCATTCGCCTTTGCTTTCCCGCGATGTTTCAGGACGCCTTCGTAATAGGTTTGGCGGCGGGTATCATCCATTTTCATAACGTATCGGGCCTCGCATTCGCGGCGGTGTTGTTCGGAGTCATTCACGACTCACTCAATTCCGGCTCTTTCTGCGAGCAGACGGAATGCTGTTGCTGCGCATAAGGGAACTTGCCCGTTGCCGAGGGATCGAATTCTGTCCATCCGATGGGCCACCCCATGAACCACTCGGCCCACGTTGGGTTCAGCGGGCCACCTATCACTTGTGGCAGCACTTCTCCCTGCTTGCCACCCGTTCTTTCCATCCTGCTTTTCCCCGGATAACGGTAGTCCCTGGCACAAATTGTGGGATAGAGCTTTACTTGCGCGCTCAGCTTCGGCTCTCCCCTGCTGTTCCATTTGCCGTTCACCCTGTCGTGCGCATCGTCCGCCGTTAGCGTTTGCCACAATCCAGATTCGCTCTCGCAAGTGGGGTGCACCAACATCGGCTGCGGATAACACTCCCCATTCCGCATCAAACCCCATCGCGGCAAGGTCAGCGAGCACCCGGTCAAGTCCTCGATTAACGAGAGCTGGGCTGTTTTCAATGAACGCGAAACGGGGTCGTACTTCGCCAATGATCCGCGCCATTTCCGACCACAATCCGCTTCGCTCTCCTGTGATTCCGGCGCCCTTTCCTGCAACGCTAATGTCCTGGCAGGGAAAGCCTCCAGATACGACATCAACAATTCCGCGCCACGGCTTTCCGTCAAAAGATTCAACGTCAGACCAAATTGGGAAAGGCGCGAGAATTCCATCGTTTTGTCGTTGCGCCAGAACTTGTGCTGCGTAGGCATCACGTTCAACTGCGCAGACTGTTCGCCATCCGAGGAGCTTGCCGCCGAGTATTCCGCCACCAGCGCCTGCGAAAAGAGCCAGCTCATTCACCCAACGCTCCGCAGTTGCTTCATTTCCGGTTGCTCGACCGCATCACTCAGCCGCTTGAATCCAATCGAAGGTTTATCCGTCCCGCCGTTGAGCACTTGCCGAGCCTTCAATTCGTTGCCAATCAGCACCGGTGCATCAGCCTTGAATCCCTGTTTCTCGTTGTGCGCAGTTGCGATTCCCATCAGCTTTGCCGGATATTCCGGGATCTCGCTGCGCACCCGAAAGCCGCGGTAACGGTTCTCGAATTCCTTTGCAACGAACGGCCATTCATCCTCGTTTTTTGTCCCGAATCCGATCCAGCCGCCCATGTCCTGGATTACTCGATGGATGAGAGGATCATCGAAAACCACATCAGCATATGTGCCGACGTGCCGCACTGCTTTATCGACCTTCGCCCAGGCACGTAAGGCCGAATCTTGAGTTGAGCCTTGCAGCATGCGGATGATGTCGGCGGGCTTTGGCGCGTACTGTCCAGCGTCGGGATTTGCAAGGTGGCGATTGAATGCATCGACTACTGCCGCCAAGTCATAACCCTTCAGCGCGTTCCACCAGACATCGAGCGCGAAGGTGGAAACGCCTTTTCCGTAGAAACCCATCACGCCGGAAATACCTTCGTGGAATTTAGAAAAGTCATCAGTTTGCATGCTGTCTCTCCCTCAGTTCTGGCGGCATCCAGCCGGCTGTTGCTGCGCGGTTTGATTCTTCGAGTGCTTCTTGTTTGTTGGGTAAGCGGCCATGGTGGAGAACGAGTTTTGCGGCCTCTTCGCGCTGGCGTTTGACGGTTCCGAGTACGTAGGCAAACTTTGCGTTGCCCTTGGATGCAGCGTTCCTGGCTGCGTAGGCAAACTCATCTTCCGTTGCCCCGGCTTCCAGCAATGCCAGCAGTGTTGGATGATGCGGATTGCAGCCATGGATGCCGTTGCTCATCATGGTTTTGCAACAAGCTCCGGCTAATCCTGGTTTGATTGGAATCACACGCGCTTGATCGGCAAGTTCTACGTACTCAGGATGAGTAATAGACTCTGTGTGTATTACCTCTGGTTTTAATGGTTCTTGGTTTACGGTTCTTGGTTCTTGGTTTTGGTTAGTTGAACATTCGTTGAACGGCTGTTGAACATCTGTTACCCCCCTATTCAACGGCTGTTGAGAAATAGGCGTTTTGTTCGCCCTTTTTGCAGCGCTTGCGCGGCCCGCCGCAGATTTCGACTCGATATTGCTGTGATACTTCTCGATTTCTTTCTCACAGCGTTCCTGATACCAGCCATGTTCTGTTTCTGTGAAAAACTCGGTCAACACCTGTTGAACGGCTGTTACTTCTTCGTCTGTTCTTGCTATAACTTTCCTGCACAAAGCCTTCATATCGGCGGTAAGCGGACCCTCGGTGTCGTAATAAAGCTCGATTAGGTCACGATAGATACTCCGCTCTGTGCGAGTTAAATGCCTTGTGGCGCTATTGAAGTCGCCGATGTGATGTGGGTAGTAGTTCACGCTATCGCCTCCTCTTGCTCGAATGCGAACAGGGAGTCTTGCTGCGCTATCGACTTCATGTTCTTAACTGCTAGGTTAAAGTAGCTGCGCTTGAGTTCGGCGCCAACAAACCTGCGGCCCATCTTTACAGCGGTGTATCCCTCGCTACCGATGCCAGTGAATGGCGAGAAAACCAGATCTCCCGGTTTGCTCCATAACTCCATAGCTCGCTCAATTACATCAAGTTGTAATGGGCAAATATGCCGCTCGTCCTCGTTCTCCCTTGCGGATTGGTATTGCAGGGTCCGAGTTGGGTTAATGTCGAACCAGACCGGCGAGGCGTATCGCTGCCAAAGCTCTACAGGGAATATCTTTTGCTCTTCTTCCGCGTAGTCCAGTAGCTCCTTTTCACATACCTCAAGAACTTCATCCTCATCCCTGTAGTGGCGTATCGGATCTGAGTTAACGCCCGGCTTACGGAACGTCACGAGGTAATCAGGAACTCCCTGCCGGCTCATGCTCGAGTCCTTGCGGATCGTCTTATGCAACAACCCGAGAGCTTTAGTACGCTGCATTGCGGTTACAGGGTCCTTCCAGATGCAGACTTCGGAGTGATATATCCATCCGTGAGCACGGAATAGCCGGATAATGTCGCCCCTGAAATCATCAATACCGATGTACCCATGATGCTGCTTGCTGGTCGGGAGATTCATGCAATGCACTGAACACAAGCGCCCCGGCATGGTCACTCTATGCAACTCCTCGACCAAGTAGCCGAAGTGCTCCATAAACTGTTCTTTGGTCTTGCAATTACCCATGTCCCGATCAGAGTTTGAGTAGGTGTACAGGCTGGCAAAGGGAGGACTGAATACAGAAAACCCTATCGAGTCGCTTTCCAATTCGCTTGCCACTTCTACGCAGTCGCCCAGGTGTATCGTCCAATCTTTCCCGGTTGCTAAATCCCGCCGGTATTCCGATTTATCTGCTGTCATGCCGAATACGCTCCTTTGCATGAATTCCTTCATATGCTCCACCATGCGGGCACTCATTTCGTTGTGCTGCTGTTCTTTGCGCTTGATGTTTTCCAGGATTGGAAGCTCTGCCTGAGACAGGAAAATGTGAACGTTGACCGGTTTTGTTTGCCCGAAGCGATAGCACCGGCGGATAGCCTGATACATGGACTCGAATGAGTTATCCAGACCAGCGAAGGCCATGTTATAGCAGTGCTGCCAGTTCATTCCAAAGCCGCACAGGGACGGTTTGCTGATCAGGTCTCGATGATCGCCAGTCGTAAATCCCTCCATCGCTGACTCTTTGTGTTCGATGGAATCGGAACCAGACACCGTTACCGCGCTCGGGATCAGCTTGCCTAGCGCCTCGCTCTCGGCGTTCAGATGACACCAAACGAGCCAAGGATCGGAAGAGTTATTAACCAGAGACGCAACGGAGCTAACCCGCTCATCCATGCTTTCGCGCTTGGCTGCCCGCTGCTCGCTCAGCCCCATTGCGGGCTTGTAGAACAATTGCCCTTCTGCAGCCTTTTCTGTCTCGATGATGTGCTCATGGATAACAAGGGGCGGCAGGTCGTATGCGCCGTCGTCAAATCCAATGTCCGACGGCATGCGAATAACAACAGCCCAGGTAGATAACCACTCCCAGAACTTAACCTCGCCATGGCCCTTGAGACGCCATTTAGTGGTATCGCCGCCGTCATGGGTAAAGAACATGGCAAGCATTTCTTCTCGGCTCATGACACCCACAAACTCAGCTTGATTGCCAAGTTCCATGAAGTCGTTAGGGGAAGGCGTCGCGGTGCAGGAAAGACGATAAGGCACGAGCTTTGATGCTTCCAGGATCGCGCTGCGAGTCTTGCCATCGTGCGATTTGAGGATGCTTGATTCGTCAAGCACCAGGCCAACGAATAACGATAGATCGAACCGATCCAACATCTCGTAATTCGTAATGATGATTCCGGAGGGGTTTTTGGGCTGGCTGCGGTGGTAGGAAACTTCGATCCCAAACTTGGCAGCCTCCCGGACGGTTTGAAGTGCCACAGAAAGAGGCGCGACTATGATTACCGGCCTTCCCGTTTGATCAACCACCAGGCGCGACCATTCACATTCCATAAAGGTCTTGCCGAGCCCGGTATCGGCAAATATTGCCGCCCTGCCCCGACCAACTGCCCAGCGAACCAGAACCTTCTGGAAGTCGAACAGATTGGGGTTGATGGCTGCCAGCGATATATCGTGGCCGGTTGCAATCTCTCGTATCTTCTTGCTTGAGAGAAAGTGTTGGTAGTTCATTGCAGCGCCACCCTCACCGGATGAATGCTGATACCGCTTATGCTGCATTTGCGCGTCGTCTCAAGTCGCTCCAGGCGCCCTGCTGCAACGAGTGCGTTCACTCGGGCAGATACCGTGCTCAAGTCAATTTCGCCGTGATAGCGGCGGTAAAGGCTCTGTATTTCCTTGAGGCTGATATTGCCGCCGAGCCAGCCGTGATAGCGAGTTACGATGTCGCAGATACGATCCGCCTGAGTCGCCAGATGCTTGACCGGCAATGCGCGGTAAGCGGCTATCGAACTGTCTTGCACGGCCGTTTTCATACCCGCTGATCCTTGATAAGCCGCGCGAGCTTGTACAGGATTTGTGCACTCTCTGGTGTATCAACACCGAGCGATTCGGCCGATAATTTGCTCATCTCGACCTTGCGGCGATCCTGACGGATGAGCTCTCTGATATATGCGCTTTGCGAAACACCCCGGCCTTCAGCCTCGTCGCGGCTCCAGGTGAATTCATCCGGAGTTAAAAGGGTAGATACCCGCACGGTGTGGTTTTCACGAAGGCTGAACAGTGTGTTTTCGTCCAGTTTGTCGCCGTCGATTTCGATGGTCATGATTCAATCCTTAAAAAGAGCCCCCTCCGAAGAGGGGGATAAAACCACCCGGCACAAGAGGGGGGGAAACGGCCGGGCAGAACAGAATGGTGGGAGGTTTCTGCCGTGGTAGAGTTTGGGTTCCATAACAATCACAAGATAAGCATCCATGTACTCAGAAATCTCTGCCGCGCTTCAGAGCGTCAAAACGTTAATCGACCTGGCCAAGAGCGCCAGTTCTTTCTCCCAACAATTCGAACTGCAAGTAGCTGTCCGTGCAGTCGAGGAAAAGCTTTCTCAAGCTATCGCTGCGAATCTGGCTAGCACCGAGAAGCAAGCGCTTTTGCTGGAACGTATACGCATGCTCGAAGAAGAAAAACTGCAACTTGAGAACTGGGAAAGAACAGCGGCCGATTACTCGTTGCAGCAGATCGGCACTGGTATTTTTGCTTATGTTTATAAGCCGGCTGTGGAGACGCCCAAGGAGCGGCACTGGGCTTGCGCAAAGTGCTTTCATGACCGCAAGCTGCTTGTCCTTCAACGCGAGCACCGGATAGGGTACGTTTGCCACGGTTGCGGGTCGAAAATCTCTGCCTTGAAGAACGGACAGATAGCAACGATAGATTCGGCTTATGGGTAATCGACTCACGCAACCTCCTTTGATTTGGAGGGGGCGCGGAAGACCTCGGGGCGAATTACTTTTAAATACATGAGCCGGGCATTAGGGATGCCATCTTCGCGCCAACCTGACACTGAAGGCGGTTTGACATTACATAGGCGCGCTACGGCATTGGTTCCACCAAGTGCATCAATGATTTCATTAGCAAGATTTTCTTTGTCCATAGGCAATACTATAAGGCATACCTAATAGCCTTGTCAAGGCATACCTAACGGACAAACTGTTAGCATAATAAAAATGAAAAAATGGAATGACAGGCTTGATTACGCGCTCAAAGTCCGAAATAAAACACCGGCTGAGTTGGCGCGCGCTACCGGAACAAAACCGCCTTCTGTAAAGGAATGGTTAGATGGAATAACCAAAAATATTGGCGCTGGGAATGCGGTAAAGGCGTGCGGTTTTTTAAAAATTAATATTGATTGGCTGCTGCACGGAAAGCTTCCAAGCGGACTAGAAGATTCAAGCAAAGCGGCTGATGTCCAAGTTGTCGAAGAGAGCGAGACGGAGCTTTCCGGCGAGCAAAAGCAGATACTTTCTCTGATAGCCGGCATCGACAAAGAAACTCGGAGCGCAGTTTTAACGATTCTTTCAAAGCTAATACCAGAGAGGCGAAAGGAAAATACCTTGCCCAACGAAGGCCGCAGATTGGGTGAAATTAATTACAGAGATAGCGTGACCAAAGGGCGATTGCTAAACCATGGCCATAAGATCAACGAAAAAAGGAAGAGAGGGACATGACCGGACCTTTTAGACTCGTCACTAAAACAATCTCGCACGACACGGTAGGGGCGCTTCAAACTCTGCTAGATGAGGCCGAAAAAGGCGACTTAATTGGTATTGCCTTCGCGGTCATGTACAGCAAAGGTGGATATATAACCGATGCAGCTGGCGAAGCGTACGAAAGCCCGACCTTTGCGCGCGGCATGGTCAAGGCTCTGGACGATCGGTTACGGGAAATTTTGCGCGAGCTAAGTAGTACCAAAGTCCAATAGCAGCGCAAGGCGCATTCGGCAACAATTCCAAAGGCGTACACGACAGCGTTTAATGCCGTCCCTCTGGGAAAGAAAAATGACGAGATTGTTGCTGGTTTTATGTTTATTTATCTTTGCCTCCTCAGTTTTTTCCGCAAATGAAAGTCTTCACCCTGCTATCGAAGCGCAGCAATCGCATGAGTGCCAAAAGTCGATTAAATCCCACGAATCCAAGGAAGTACTCGCGGGACGTGGATGCTGCTCCCATCATAGCGGAGTTTGTGGGTGCTCAGGCGGCAGGGCTACTTGCTGCGATGGATCGCTGAGTCCAACATGTGGATGCCACAAGGACGAGCGGACCGGTACTCCTAATTAAACGCTCTATGAAAAACGTATTTCTTCTGATAATTTTGACGACCTTTTTGGTCGGTTGCGCTGGGACAATGCTGCCCGGCCGCATACACGTTTCCCCTGACGACAAGGTTATGGAATTTAGCATCGAAAAAAGTAGCGGCAGGGGAAAGATGCAGGCGTTCGATAAACAGACTGGGGAAAAATTCACAGGAAATTACTCCGCCTATTACAGCGGCCAGAACGCACGGGGGGAAGGCATGCTGATAGGAGACAGAGGCAAGAAGATCAAGTTACGCCTTTTAATAGAGCCAGGAATCAGACCAACGGGACGCGGAACCGGATCGGATGGATCAGGTAAGCGTTATGATATTGTCTTTTGAGGGGAGCGTTTAATTGAAGCGCATTGTTCAATTAGGGCTTTTTATTCTAGCAACCGCCTTTGTTACTCCAACGTGGAGCGGGGGCGGGTTTGCGGGCGGCTTGGCCGAAGGCTTGCAACGAGGAATGCAGTTAAATATGCAGCGTCAATTTCTCGAATTGCAACAGCAGCGATCTTCGAAACAGGAGGGCAGCGATGAAGATTGGCTTGAGCAGGTGCATCAGACCGAAAGCAAGCAGCCGGACGCTAGGGTAAGAATCATGAAGGCAATGGCTACGACTGACCTGCTTGATGATCCCGAAAAACTGTCGAAGATGGCGGCTATCTCAGCAGATCATGGAATGATGAATGAAGCAATAAAGTTTTCCGAGCTTGCGAGCCAAGCCAAACAACGTGCCCAGGTTGAGGTCATGCAAAACCTTATGATGGGCAATGTAGAGCGCGCAATGGATATGGCTAGAAGAGGCGGCACGCCCTTCGCGGACCGTCCTGATAAAGTTCACCCCGCCAATCCGAACGATTACCAGTGGCGCGTTCTGTACGAAGGGTCACCAGAAACGGTAATCAACGTGCAGAGTTTGTATGAAACGTACGCACGCACAGCTCCAGTTAAGGATGTAGCTGGAGTCATGCAGAGCTTTCAGGGTGATCAGGAACGAAATGCTCGCATGGAGCTGATGGAAGAACAAAAACGCGCATTGGAGGAACAACGCAGACGGGGTTCAACATCGGAACTCAGGGACGCGCTTCTAATAAATGAAATGCTCGCGCCGAGGCATTGAAGGCGCCAAGGGCCAGGGTATTATCTAAACGAGAAACACAAGGAGAACAATCGTGAAAACTATCGTCGCCGCCCTTCTCGCCTTTTCCCTGCCCGGCATTGCTCAGGCCCAAGGATGGACAAACCCCTACTCGGATACGGCCGAGCAGTTGGAGACGAAAGAGCGTAAGTTGCGCATGGAGCTCATGGAAAAGCAAAGTAAGGCTCTTGACGAGCAGCGGCGAATGATGCGCAGCCAGGATCTGAGAAACGACCTGCAATCCCTGGAGATGCTGGGCGATAGGTCTGGAGGTATCAGACCTATTCCGCCTATCGGCTATTAACCCCCTCTTTCCGTCGAATGCTCACGGCTCTCTTTTTGGCGACCGTGATAGGCATATCCGACGGAGACACCTTAACGGTCCTGAACGAGAGTAAACAACAGATCAAGATCCGTCTCGCCGAGATTGATGCCCCCGAGAAGCGGCAGCCTTTTGGTGCGCGTTCCAAACAATCCCTTTCTGATCTATGCTTCGGCAAGAAAGCCCAGGTAATACCCCAAGCAAAGGATCGATATAAGCGCATAGTCGCGCGCATCAAATGCGATGGGACCGATGCAAACGCAGAGCAAGTTGGTCGGGGCATGGCTTGGGTCTACCGCCGCTATGCGAAGGATCACGATCTGTATGTGCTGGAGCATAACGCCAAAGTAGAGAAACGCGGACTATGGTCAGAGCCCTCCCCTATCGCTCCTTGGAATTTTCGAGATAACCGTCGAAAGAATGTGCGGACGCTTTGAACAGTCGGGAACGCGGAAATATTACGCTCGCCACATTGATCCAGACGCGCCTTCACGAGAATGGGTTGGAGGCGACACTATTCCTCAATATAACGTCAGCCCAGGGCAAGCGCTTCTAGTCCTCCACATGCTGGATGGCACGCTTCATTCTGACCGTATCACCTGGGGCTATAGAACACCGCAAGAGGCAGCAGAAAAGAAAAAACCTTGGATCAACGCCAGGATTGAGAAAGCGCTAACTGGGCGCTATTTTCGCCACATGTTCAGGGAAGGCCGAGTGATTATCCCTGCCGGCGGATGGTATGAGTGGACCGTTGAAAATGGCAAGAAGCAGCCGTGGTACATCACGCGGAACGTGGATAAACCAATCTTCATGGCAGGGGTAACGAACTTCCGGCTGTACAGTCAGCAAGCTGTTGAGGTGGGATGCGTCATTGTCACAGAGGATAGTGGCGGCAGCATGGTGGATATTCATGATCGCAGGCCTGTTGTGCTGGGACCGGATGATGCCTTTCGTTGGATGGACCTTGAAACGCCGGTTGAGGAAGCGGCGCATATAGCCCAGAGCAGATCCTTGCCAACGGAAGAATTTATGTGGTGGCGTGTGAGTACGCAGGTGAACCGGGCCGATCCTGCGAATAATGGACGGCATTTGCTCGAGCCAGCGCCTCTTAGTTAACGTCCCAGACATCAAAATCAACAGATTTTGGTACTCTTCGCGCAATAAAAAGCCCCAGCGTTTGTACATGCGGCATCTCTGCATGAATTACTTTTTGGACTGCCTTGAAATGCGAGCCCGTTGTTAACACATCATCAATTATTAGCGCGACAGTCGGTATTGGATTAACAATACTTTGATCAATCCGGTAATTTTCAGCTAACTCATCTGGCGGCGGCCGGCCGGTAGTTTGGTCGTGCGAGGGTGATTTCGATTCAAGCTGTATGACAAGCTCGCGGATGTCGCTTTTGTAGCCAGCGCACATACTCTGGAGCATACGAAGCAGACGGTCATCGTATAAGGGATCTGTTTTCTTCTTGGACGGGGGGATGGGGACGAAGGTAACTGATTCAAAAGCGTTCGGTGACAATGCGGCTCTAAAGATTTGGGCCGCCTTAGCTATGGCCTGTTCCTTGTAACGCCACTCGGGACGCCCTTTCCTGTCAACTTCTTTCTTAAAATTGATTATGAGTTGATTTGTTTCGCTATAGGCAAACCCTTCCCCGGCTGTGTATTCGCCATGGAAATAACATTTGTCCCCGGGCAGTAAATAGTGATGGTCACGACGGATTAAATCATCGACCTCGATAATTCTCTTATTCAAGCGCCCCTGCTATATCATCGTAAGATCGGACCCTAATAGCTCCGATTTTTTCAAATCTTTCAGGCCATGAGAGATTTGGATTTTGGAAGCAGCTATCCAATATGAATAGCTTGCGCCCTTGTTTCAGGGCCGCTCGCGCTTGAGTAAGAGTTCCGGATGTCTCCCCCGCTTCAATAATAATTGTAGCGTCCGTTAAGGCGGACATCGTGATATTCCTCTCTGGAAAAAACAAACGATTTCCGCGATAGGTTTGCTGCGAGTAGCGCAATATCGGGACCTGGCTTATCAGCAAGTAGTTCTCTGCGATATGCTCTTGAAGGTCAACGTTCTCTGCGGGGTATGACTCTGTGACGGGCGTGCCAATGACAGCGACAGTCTTGCCACCGGAATCTATCGCTGCTTTATGCGCCGCAGAGTCAACTCCCTTGGCCAAACCAGAAACGACGGTGAAGCCATCTCGAATCAATAGCTTTACGATTTTCTTCGTCCTGCGTAAACCCTCTTCACTCGGGTTTCTCGTCCCGACAACGGCTACCGATTTCTTTGAGTTGACCAAGTCCCACCAACCGCGAAAGTAAAAGAACTCGATCGGATTCGCTGCATCTCGTAGCTTAAGTGGGTATTCCTCGGATCCGTGTACACGAATACCTAAATCTTTTATTCCCGCTTTCTCAATAACCCTTAGTACCTTCGGAAGAACGTCTTCGATCTCATGCTCGGTTACCAATTCAGAAGGCACTAGATCGGGGTTATCTCGAAAGCATTGCGCCAGGGTCTTGAAGGAAGAATTTTCGTGCGCCCAGAGCGCCTCGTAGCCCCCCATTTCGCGAATTGGCGATATAGGTGGTTTATTTAGGATGTGCTTTAGGTCAGTCATGTCTCTCACAATTATATCCCTTAACAGCCTCATCCCCTAACTGGTTTACCTTCTAGCTTAGAGGCCCAGACTTTCCCTGGCCCGCCCAACCCCCTCTAATCATCATGGGGCTATTGTATCAAAATAATTAGGTGGTCCTTATTTTTATCTTGACTTAACGTTAGGCATACCTTATAGTTCTCCCATGCCGAACAAAACGGCAACGAACAAATGAATTGCCTTCCATGAGTCGTCGAGCGCGGGAAGGAGCGGAGCAGCAAGCTTCGTCGAGCGTGGGAGACGTTAATCACATGAGGCCTTTAGATAGGCCAAGTCCGGTATCCCTTGAGCAAGGTGACAGCCTGGAAAGACAGGTAAAGATTAAACGATCAGCGGCTAAACGTACTACGCCAGTGATGAAAGATAGCCTTTAGGCGACAGCACAAATCTGGTGCGTGACAGCCGGGAGAGTCCGGCAAGAATTTAACAAGGAGGCGGACGTGAACGTATACGCAGAAGCGGTAAAAGCAGGCGGGGATTATTGGAGCAATTACGTTCCTGAAACGCTATCCATACCCAATGCCATGAATCGAGTAACCCCGGCTCACGCGGACGACCTCCGCATGTACATGGCCGAGAAATATCCAGAAACAAGACGCGCATTTCAGACGATTACCCTCGGCCCACTGTAAGGAGAAACAGCATGGATTGGATCATTTACTGGTTATTTGCATCAGTGATTCTCGGCCCCTTAGCTGGCCAGTTCATCGCAGCTCAGGATCAGGAAGATTAAGTTCACCGCGGTGCTAGGTGCTGGTATTTACACCAAAGTCCGGTTCGATTCCGGCTCGCGGCTCATACGCATGGTTATTGAAGGGGAATATCTGTTACGTGGCCCGGTAGCTGCCGGGAGGGTCGGAGTAGCTTCTGAACGTGGCGGGTCTATTCAGTACCCAGCCGTATGAGTGTGAATGCGCAGGCTGATGCGCCGCAGTTGTAGCGCCTGATACCGAAGACTAACAACCTGGGTACGAGAAATGCAGGATGCCGGAGTTCAGTACCGGCCACACTCACCAGTTACTACAGGAGGGGAAGATGGCAACACGAGTTTTTCATATGAATGGAATCGATGATGAGGAAAGGCTGCGCGAATTTTTGCGCGACATTCATCCTCGTGGCCTCTCGATTGTTTCAGACGGCGACGCGGAAGTGTGGCTTCTCAAGCCTACGATCAAGGGCGGCAGAACCATTGGGAGAATTATTGTTAAGGACGACTCCTTCTCTGATTTGGTTATGGATACATGGCGTCAGGTTATGAAAGAAATCAGTGAGGCGGACAAAAGACGTGCCGCAGAAATGGACGAGGCTCAACCATGAGCGCCCTAGAAGCCCTCAACTGGCACAGCGCATTAGTAGAGCGCCGCCCTGCCCCGCTTGAGATGACAGCGGAACAGATTAGATCATTCCTGGATGAGCACGAAGTCGGCGTGTCTTGGACGCCAGCATCAAGACAGACATTGCGCGTTGTCACGCTTACATCGGATTCGTTCCCCACAACAAAAGGCATCACGCTGCATCAAGCGGTGTGCAGAGCAGAGGCGAAGTTTAAGGAGATAGACGGTGAATAACGATAAGAGCAAGCCCTTTGATTTAGAAGCAGCGAAGGCCGGGAATCCCGTGGAGTATTGCAACAAAGGCGGCGTCTGGACTGAGGCCGAGTTTGTTGCTGTAAATAGAGCTGGCCGGCTTGTGGTTGTTTTTAAGTCTCCAGACACAAATACGTGGATGCCGATATTTGCAGAAGAAGATGATCTCCGCATGGCCGCAAAAAAGGTAACTGTGCGGTATCGAGCTTATCTGTGGAAAGACAAAGATGGGTCTATCAGGCCTGGGATCACCGATCCAAAGAAGATGCCATACGCGAACCCTGAGATGGGAGAAGAATTCATAGAGTGGATTCACCGCGACTGGCAAGAAGCCGAGATCACACCGCCAGAGTCTACCTGATCCTCCCTAACCATCCCCCGGCATGGGTGTAGACAGCCGGGACTAATTTTAGAAGGAAATCATTATGAATGCATCGATTCAAATATTAACCCCTGATCGCCAAACCTTTATTGGAGGTTCCGATGTCGCGGCCATTCTGGGCATATCAAAATGGAAATCGCCCTTCCAGCTTTATCACGAAAAGATCGGTGCGTATGTCGAAGAGTCCAACCCACTCCGCGACAAGGTGCTAAATCGCGGGAAAAGGTGGGAGCCGGTTGTCGTTGAAATGCTGATAGATGAACTCGAATCACAGGGTCGCGAAGTAAAGATTATTGGGCGCAATGCCCGATACCAAGATCCCCAACACCCATTTCTAGCAGCAGAAATTGACCTTGAATTACTGATTGACGGCGAAGAGGTAAACGGCGAAATAAAGACCGTTCACCCTTTCGCGGCCAAGGACTGGGGTGAAGAGGGAACCGATGAAATCCCGGTTTATTACACCGCCCAGGTGATGCACGGCTTGATGATCAAGCCCCGCCGCCGTGCAATTGTCGCCGCGCTAATAGGGGCGGACGATCTACGGCTGCACGAAGTTGTCCGCGATGATGATCTTATCACCGGAATAAGGGCAAAGGAAATCGAGTTTTGGCAACGGGTTCAAGATCGGGTCGCGCCCGAGCCGACAGAGGCAGCGGATGTGAAGTGGCTTTATGGGAAAGACCTTGGAACGGTAGCGGAAGCAGATGATGGTCTAGCTCTGCTATGCCAGGCGCTTAAAGACAAAAAGACATCCTTTAAGACTCTTGAAGAGGAAATCGAGGAGCTATCAACGAGCATAAAGATACGGATTGGCAATGCGGCAACCTTGCTGTATCGAGATCGCCCCATAGCAACGTGGAAAACACAACAAACCAACCGACTCGATACGAAAGCACTTGAAACGGCTCATCCTGAAATAGCCGTAGCGTTTAGAAAAACAACCGAATCTCGCGTTCTGAGACTCAAATAAAACACACCGACAGGAGATAGGATTATGAGCACAAATGCCTTGAAATCGGCCGTTACCGGGCAAACCCCGGCGCCTAAATTCTCGGACTTGAAGCCGAAAGAGCAGATCGCCCACTTGTTGAAGGTGAAGCAAGGCGAGATAGCCAAAATGCTTCCGAAGCACCTGAACGCGGAGCGGCTTATGAAGGTTGCTCAAATTGCGGCAACCACTACCCCGGCACTTGCCAAGTGCGATGTGCCAAGCCTGGTAGGAGCCATAGGGCAATGCGCCCAGATGGGATTGGAGCCGAATACCGTACTCGGCCACGCCTATCTGGTGCCGTTTAACGTCAAACGTAAGGACGCAGACGGCAACGAAAAATGGGTAAACAGCGTTCAGGTAATCATCGGGTACAAGGGGCTAATAGACCTTGCGCGGCGCTCCGGCCAGATTGTGAGTATTGCGGCGCATGAGGTATGCGAGAACGATGAGTTTGAACTCGTGTATGGATTGGACGAAAAACTGAATCACACCCCGGCCATGGGCGAACGCGGAGAGATTGTTGGTTTTTATGCAATCGCCAAACTCAAAGACGGCGGACATGCGTTTGAGTTCATGAGCCGGTATCAGGTGGACGAGATTATGCGGTCCAGCCAAAGCAAGGGCAAGTATGGGCCATGGAAGGATCACTTCACCGAAATGGGCCGCAAGACCGTTATACGTCGCCTTGCCAAGTATCTTCCCTTATCCATTGAATTCCAGACAGCTGCCGCGCTTGATGGGATGGCCGAAGGCGGTAAAGACCAGCACAACGACAGCATTGACGGCGACTTCATGATCATGCCGGACGATGCGCCAGGAGTGGATACTGAAACCGGCGAATGGCAGCCCTCACCCGAAGAGCAAGAGCAAATTAAGCGGCGTGAGTTGGCAGAGGAAGGAAAATAACCATGGCATTCGAGCAGCGCCCCGGCAACGGGGTTTTATTCCGCAACACAAAAAAGGGTGATAACCCGAAAGCTCCAGACTATACCGGCAACGCGCTATCTCCATCCGGCGAGCATTTCTAGCTTTCGGCCTGGATCAAGGAAGGCGCAAAGGGCAAGTTTATGAGCATTGCGCTGAAGCCCAAGTTTGAGCCGAATCAGCAAGGCAAGGCCAAGACGAGCGATCCATTCCCGGCTGACGCTGGTGATTTGGGCGATTGCCCGTTCTGATGGAGACAGACGAAATGATCAACGACTTCAAAAACTACCAAGCTCGCCCCAAGATTAACAGGGATCGCGTCATAGCCTGCGTACTCTTTATCGCGCTCGTAATCGTCCTGTCCGTCCGATTAGAGCCAGCCAGCGCCGAGCCTCAGTTAGCAGTGATTACATACGACTGCGCCCCGGCAATGGAAATGGGTATGCCGATCCAGGAAGTGCGGCTATGAGCGAACCAATCCAAATAGCCCGCGCTCAGCGTCCTGGCGAACCCATCCCGCACTACTCAACCATGGCCCTCTTGTGCGGCTGTACTTTCCCTGCTCCCACGCCAGCGAAAAACGAAGTCCCAGAATGGGGTCGAATAATCGGAAGCCGCAAGGGTGCTGCTGTCTTGAAGCAAAGGCGTGATGAGCGTTTCGAGCCGCATCTACGCACGATCATCAAGATGCTTAAAGACGGTGAATCAGCAGCTGCGATTGGGCGCGCTATCGGAATGAGCGAAACTCCGATCCGGAATTACATTCGTGTTAAGAATTTGAGGGAGGTGGAAAGTGAGCGATAGAGAACAATTCGAGAAGTGGTCGGATGAGAACGTAGGGTTCTTAACCCCTTTCAACGCATGGCAAGCCCGCCAGCCCGAGATTGATGCGCTCCGGAAGCAATTGACGGAGTCGGTCGTACTTGATGGAGCATGGGAAACATCGAAAGTTCTGGCTGATAAGGTTTACGCACTACAGCAAGAAAACGCCGCGATCAAGGCCGAAGTAGATCGGTTGCGGAATAAGGTAGAAGCTCCCAGTTTTTTCCTGCTCGGACTGACAAGCTCCCCTAATGTCCCAGAGGTTTTCCGACAAGCCGCTCTTATGCATTACAAGTCACTTCACGCCGCAATGAAGGAGACGAAAACACCAAAGTTCGATAAAACTTTCTGCTCCAACTGCGGCGGCGAGTTCGGACCAGGGGATCACGGTTACTCATATTGCGAAAGCCACGAAGGTCAACGGAGGATAGGATGAAAATACCAGAAGGATGGCCGACCGATGAAATGACGCAGGCCGGGTTCTTAGTATTACCTGCGGGCTTCAACCGTATTGGCTACGATGCTTTGCGATCCGTACTCCAAGCCGCGCTCGAAGCCGCCCCGACACCGCCAACGCCAGAGGTTGAGCCGGTTGCGTGGATGCACAATGAGTCACGCCGGGTTGACGTAGTTCATGCCGAGGCAAAAGGATTGTGGCTAAAGGTTTCGCCGAAACGGGTCGAGCACTACACCATTCCGCTCTACACCCACCCCGCCAACGACGAACTGCTGAAGGCGTTGCGGCAATGTCAGAACGCCCTTGAACCCTACGATGACATAAAGCCGCGTGACTGGAAAACAGACAGGGAGAAACTTGCGGCAGCACATCAAGCCGCAAAAGCAATCCTCGCACGATACCAGGAGGGGAAGTGAAAGAGCGCCCAATTTTATTCAGCGCGCCGATGGTTCGGGCGTTGCTTGAAGGCCGCAAGACGCAGACGAGGCGGATTGTGAAAGGAGCAGCCCTGGAATGGCTCGCGCCTGGAATGTTCACGTGCGAGTGTGTGGCATCACCTGAGAATCACCTGTGCCCCCACGGACGGCCGGGCGACAGGTTATGGGTGAAAGAGACGTGGCAAGTATTTAGACCCGGTTCTGAAACACCGATTCTTGGCCGCATGAAAGAACAACCAGGCGGGATCGTCTGTATGAGCTACGCCGCATCTGAAGATGAGCGTGTAGCAGAATATCCTCACGCAAAGCGGTTTAATGGACCTTGGCGCCCATCGATCTTCATGCCGCGGTGGGCCAGCCGCATCCTGCTTGAAATTACCGACATTAGGGTCGAGCGTTTGCAGGATATAAGCGAAGAGGATGCGATTGCGGAAGGTGTTCAGATCACGGATGAATGGACTGGATGTGCCGAGGACTTGAACGGCAGTCACGTCCAGGCATACCGGCATTTATGGGAATCAATCAACGGCGCCGGTAGTTGGGACGCCAATCCGTGGGTATGGGTTGTGGAGTTTAAGAGGATTGAGTCATGAGCAAGATCAAGGTATCAACGCTCGATGGCGTTTCTTACTCATCGCTGAAGGCTGAAGCGAAGGCGCGGGAAGCAAATGGATAATATTAAATGGAACGAAGGCATGATCGGCAGAGAACTTGCCTTGAATTATTTCCAGCGGCGGCATTTGGTGGTTGTGCCTAATTGCGGCTGGACTGGCTATGAATGTGACCTGCTTGTTGTAACCAAAAATCTCCGCATTATCGACGTTGAGATAAAGATAAGCCGATCTGATCTCCGGGCTGATGTCAAAAAGGACAAATGGTGGAAGACTTATGCCATGGATCCGGTTGCAGGATTTCATCGTAGGTTAGATGAGCCGGAGCCGAAGACGTGGCCAGAAAAGGTGTGGAAGCATTACTACGCCGCGCCCCTTGAAATATGGGATGAGTCCCTGACAGAAAAAATTCCGGCCGCATCCGGCATCCTGCTGCTATACCGCGGACACCATGGAGAGGTTCGGTACGAATGCCGGAGACCAGCAAGGCCAAATCCTGACGCAGAAAAACTATCACCGGAAAGCGCCGTCGATATAGCAAGGCTAGCTAGCCTACGCATGTGGAACGCGTATCAATCTCTTCAAAATGAACGGGCTCGGGCGACATGAGACAGCACCATGATCTCAAATCCATTCCCGATCACTTTCAGCCGTCAACAGAAGGCCGGAAAACGTTCGAGATACGAAAGGATGACCGGAACTTCCAAGTCGGCGATACGGTAACGCTCCATGAATATTGCTATGACTATTACACCGGGCGCCAAGTCAGTGGCCGGATTAGCTACATTGACCGATTCGCTCAACAAGAGGGCTATGTTGTTTTCGCCCTGGAGTGGATCGGGATGTGGATTGTGCAATGAGGGGAAGTTGAAGTGAGCAAATATTCCACAGACTGGCGCAAAGTGATTTTAACGATCAATCGCTCACGGAAATGGCCTCGCAAGACTATAGCGGCGCAAGTTGGCGTATCTGAATCCACGATCCGCGACTGGCAGGCCGGAAAGAGCGAGCCGAGATATTCGTTGGGTATGGAGCTGTTGAGGATTGCGGGGGAATGAGCGACCTTACCGCGCCAGAGGCTGCAGCGTATCTTGGCCTACCTCTCCGTACCTTCTATTATTTCGTGCAGCAGGGGCGGATTCCTCGTATTATTTACGGGCCCCGCGTCACGCGCTACGAACAATCAGACCTCGATTCATTCAAAAAATCATGCCGATCAGATTCGACAAGAAAAATAAACGCTGGCGTTTCGAGTTCAACCGAATCGTCGGGAACGAAAGGGTCAGACGTTCTTGCCTCCTTCCGGCGAGCTGGAGTCAGGATCAAGCCCACGCCTACGACCGGCAGGAAAGCGGCCGTATTTACGCTGTCGCTAGTGGACTCGAAAAACCAAAGCCAGAGATAATTGAAGCGGTAAATTTATATCTCGATCACAGAATCCCGCGCCTGAAAAACGGCAAGAAAGCCGCACAAGATTTATTCCTTCTGTACCCTCTCATAAACGGGAAAAAGCTGGATGAACTTGGCAAAATCGCCAGGCAATACCAGAAAGATAATCCCGCTCTAGCCCCGGCCACTATACGCAACCGTTTATCTTATCTAAAAGCGGCAGTTCGATATGCCTACAAGCACCACGATCTAGGTGACCGCGACTATACCGATAAAATGATCATGCCAACCGTCAAAAATAAGCGGCAGGTTTATATCAATCAGGACGAGCTCCATAACAAGTTGCTGGCGAATTGCGATGATCCGGAAGCGGCCGCAATATTCAAACTCGCCTTTTATACCGGGCTGCGCTGGCGCTCCGAAATACTCACGCTCACGCCCGAGCAGGTAATCACGACTCACGAGCAAGCATGGATCAGCCTGCCTGACTCCAAGAACGGGACGCCGCACATGATACCTGTGCACCCTGACGCCATGGACGCGCTCGCGTTCATTCCTTTCAAGTGGGCTGAGACTTACTATTACAAGCGATTCTGGAAGGCGAGGAAGGCTGCGGGGCTGAATCATTTGCGGTTGCATGACGAGCGGCACTCTCTCGCGTCCGCCCTGCTATCGTATGGCGCCACCCTGGGAGAAGTGGGGGGCGTGTTAAATCATGACTCGGTGCAGTCTACAGAAAGGTACTCCCACCTGTATCCGGAGAGGATAAAAGAGCTAATCCTGAGATTGCCTTCGACAAAAAAATCCGCACCCGTGTAA